GATGGCTGCGTCGCGCGCATTTTCAGCGCAGGCTGCCCGGTCCCCGAGTTCTCGGTAGCCATCCAACCGCTGGTCGGCTGCATGCTCGACCATCCAGCGGTATTTCTCCTCGGCTATCCATGCCCGCTGCCATTGCTCCCCGGCCATACGACGGGCCTCGGCTAACAGATCCAGCAGACCCCATCGGGGCTTGAGCCGGTCGATCTCGTAGTGTGCCTCCGCCAACTGCCTCTCCGCCCGCTCGGCTTGGGAAGCCCAAGCGGTAATTGCACAGCTTATTTCTGATGTCGTAAATTCTAACGGGTCGCTGCTATCACAGCCACCACCATCGATACAGGTATCTAGGCAGCCATCCGGAAGACTGTTGCAAAGATGCTCATAAATAACACACTGCCAACGTGTCTGCTCGGACTCGACCGCATTATGCATTTCAGCCATCCGGGCAACCATGGATTCTTCTGGTGTACTGGATGCATCCCCTACTGCTGCCTTTTGCATCTTGGCCACCTCAGCCTCTGCCCGCTCAGCCCGCGCCCGTAGCTCCTGCTCCCGGCTCGGCAGCGAGCGGAGCCGACCGACGGCCGCCTCGAAGCGGAGCAGGTCGGCGGGCGAGACCGCCATCGGGAGGTCCGGGCACCCCTGGCAGTCGGGGGACGATGGGTCGGGCAGGCAGAGGGAGCATGGCGAGCGCATCAGGCACCTCCCGGCAGGAGATCACAGGTTAGCCTCGGATTGCGTCGATTGAACATTACACCTCCTACATACTGTTGCAGGTTCTTATATTTCGGATTATCTCTTCAGTAAGATCTGGAAGGTTCAACGCCTTCTTTATAAGACGCTCCATTGCTACCTTCCAGTCCCCATTATCATCATCTCCACTTATAAGAAAAGCACCAACATTCCTTTTTCGCTTTTCTTGGAAATGATAACACCACTCAGAACAGAGCGTAATTCTTACTCCATCTGGCATAGCCATATCATCATAGAGGCTTATATGACGTGAGAAGTAAACGCTTCTTTGAAGATACAGAGCATCTATGTCTGTTCTCTGCTTTCTTCTAAATTCTTCAATTACCTTTCTGAGCTGTACATCCGCCTCAACTTCCATACTATACAGTCGGTTCCATGCTCGAAGAATTGTATGTTCCTTCCATCTTTTGACGAAGACAATCTCTGTATCGTACTCCACATCGTACTCATACCCGCAGTCGGTCCATGTCTTCGAATACTCTGGCGGTCGAATTCTAACCAGAAACGGCTGATACGGAGCAATTCCTCTATGCAAAAGCCATATTACATCTCCATGGCTTTGCATCCACCCATCCTCATCTTCTTTGCAGCCAAAACACCACTCTTTCTCCAACATAGCACTTAGCGGATTCTCACTTCTTTCTATTGCCAACCACTTTGGGTCTTCACCGAACGAATCTTCTCCACACTCTTCAATTCCATGTCCTTCCATCCTCATCCAGACAAAACACTCGTGCTCAAAGAAATAATCAACTAGCTTTATTGGTCCCTCACTCTTAACAATCAGATGTTTCACAGTTCTGTCCCTACAGACTGGTTGGTCGAGTAGCTAGGACTGTTATGAATATGCAGCCTCCACATTGGCATCGATTTCCCTGCATTATACAGTGTTTACCTGGAAGATAGTCTGTCTACTCTGCTGTGTGGTATTTTTTTATCCTCACCCAGAAGTTCCCTGATAGGTGAAAGACACCTTCTGTGGATAGGACAAGGACCATACATCAACAGCTTTTCCATATGCTCTCTGGTACCATACCCTTTGTGGTAGCTGAACCCATACCTTGGCCATCTTTCCTCTGCTACCTCATGTATCCATTCCTCATATGTGTTTGTGGCTATGATCGATGCAGCAGCGATGTTCCAGCTTCTGCTCTCCCCCTTGGGATATGGATACTGCCTTACCTTTCTGAGCCCGGAGATAAAAAGCTCACCATCAACCAGAACTATAGGTCTCATGGTGACACCATCTATGGCGAGCTGGTCCAGCACTTGCTGAGCTGCTCTGCTTTTTACTCTGTCGCTGGCCCTCCTCATCCCAAGGGAATCTACCTCTAGGTGACTTATCAGACATGTCCCAATATATAATGCTTTCTCTTTTATCATTTCCCCCAGCCTGACTCTCTTATGTCCACTTACCTTTTTTGAGTCCTTGATACCATTCCCCAGGTTCATGGGATCCATTATGACTGCAGCCGCTGTCATAGGTCCGGCTAAAGATCCGACTCCTGCCTCATCTACTCCTATAATCAACTCTTCGGAATATAGTTCTTCCAGCTCTCCTATTATGTAGCTTGACACATCTTTCCTCTCTTTATATATTCACCACATGGAGAATGAAACATCACTCAGTGACAAAGATATATTGGATCAAGTAGAGGAGCGGATAAAGAAGTTTGAACACTTCTTTACCTCTGAGCTAAAAGAATCGTCCCTGACCCGCTATGAGCGAGCCATCCTGAAGACCTTCTTGGTCTTTCAGGCAAAGGGACGATTCTGAGATCATTGAAAACCTTCTACCCCTGCGGCCACTGCGGCCACTGTTATACAGTCCTCACCGGACTTATCCGGTAGGGACTGCAGTATTATTAAGAATTTCTCCGGATGGACTGTGATGATCCACTCCGGATCACCCCATCCTGCGTCGCCTCCGGATATATCAATTGCCTCATGGACATATCCGGCCCCGTCTGCAAAGATAGGTGGCTGGTTGGGGTCTGAAACCCTTTCCAGCTCCAGCTTTATTTTTGCCAGCATTTCAATCCCACCAATCTTTGGGGGGGATTTCAATGACCTTCTCCATCTCGGCAAGCTCTTCTGCCGAGATTTTGGAGAATTTCCTTCCCGGCATAGTATTTAAGGGAGATGGGTCTGTACCCCACCAGTCTCCCCACGCATCCGGGGTCCTCCACACCTCCCCCCGGATTTCATACTCCTCCCACGCCCACTGTTCCTCGGTCATGGTCGGAAGATCTTCATCTTCCGACCGGAACCATCTGGCGACTGTCTTTTTTGGCTCCATTATTCGTCTCCTAATTAAAGCTAAAGAGAAGAGTGCTTTCCTCTTCTCCTGTCATCAGAGGCCCAGCTTCTTTTTTCGGGCCTCTGACCTTTTTCTTATTTCCTCCGCCTCGGGGCCCCACTCGGGCCCCCTCCCCGCTGCCAGGTACATGAAACACTTGGCAGCGTCTGATTCATTCAAAAAGATCGGTACCTCCTCGTCCCCAAACGGGGAGAGAGCCCGAATCACCTCCTCCGGCTTTGGTATCAGCCGGGAAGAGGCGACCAGCGCTAGCCCTGATGTCAGGGCTGGCATGAAGACACCAAGTAGTAGGGAGAACATATCACCTCCTTTTCAGTGAATAGGTTTCTCCTTCAATATTCTTATACCTAATTCTGAGATGTATTTTGCTAGCTAAAGAGAAGAGGAAATCCTCTTCTCCCAACCATGTCCTCCCCTCAAACCACTTCCGTGCATCTTTACGCAGCATTCCGTCCCTTTCGGGCCGTTGCTCAATTACGAGCTTCCCAGATGCTGTGGTCGTTTCCACCACTGCGTGCAGCACGGCCACAAGGCCTGGATTACCTCAAACTCTGACATGGTTGTATTCCGTGCCATGTGATCACACTGTGCTCACTCTTTCACAGCCATACTCAGGCACAGGGCAGCTTCCGCTACCGTGTCCTGACCCACAAAATGCTCGGCGCTCAATCTGAGAGCACCGAACTCCTTTGGTAACTTTCCTGTCAGCAGAACTTCCTGTTCCACTGACTCCCTGTCAACACCCATCTTCCGGGCTACTGCGCCATACACGCAGAAGGCCCCAAAGCGGTGCTCGACTCCGAGCCTACCCAGGCGCTCGGAGAGCTGCTTCGCAGACCCCTCCCTGGGCCTGAACACCAGTGTGGTTCCCTCCAGGAACCACACGTCCAGCTCATGGAGGGGCATGTACTGCCTGTACCACCCCTCCACTGCACGGTCGTGCTCCCGGATGGCAGAGTAACCCTGCCGCATGATCTCTCTACATGCGGCAGCTACCGCTACCATCCCGCCACCATTTGGAGTACCCACCTCCATCCCTTCCGGGGCAGGTTTGTGGTACTCCTTGTCATCGGTGGTATACACCACCGATCCTCCACCCACGTACGGGTGGGAGGTCTCCAGAAGGGACCTTCTTCCCGCCAAAATTCCTGCACCGAAAGGTGCTCCGATCTTGTGTCCGGAGAAGGCCAGCATCTCGCAGTCCCTCAGCGAGCACTCGGCATGAGCCGCCCGCTGGGAGCAGTCGAAGAATAGGGGCACGTTGTGCCTTTGACAGACCTCATGGATTGCCCCTGCATCCACGATCTGTCCCGTGATGTTACTCGCCCCAGCTACGGCCACAAGGCGAATGTCACTGTTGGCGGAGAGTGCCAGATCAACACTCTCCGCTGTTATTTTGAAGTTGGGTGTTTCAAATCTTCTTACCCTGGCCACCCGGCGCCAGGGGAGGTCATTCGCTGAATGCTCGATGTCACTAACCAACACCGAGCCACCCCCCAGCTGGGGGGCCAATATCTGGGCCAACCTGTTGATGCCGTCTGTTGTGTTGGCCACCTGCACGACGGCATCTTCGTCGGTGGCCTTGAGGAACTGTTTTACCTCTTCCCGGGCTTCTTCATACGCCCGGGAAGATTCCTTGGACCTTTCTCCGGCTCCACGATGGATGGAGCCGTACATGACCATGAAGGCCATGACGGCTTCCATTACCGTGGGCCGGGGCTGTGCTGACGCAGCCGCATCAAAGAACATCTCTTCCTCCTCGGAAGTATAGACCACCCTGAATGCGGCGGGTCTGTACTTCCTTCCATACTTTTTCTGGGGAAGAGGAGGAGACAACCACCCCCAGCTGCCTCATCTGTCTAACAGATTCAGCAGCTTCCTCAGTAGTTACTCCTCGTATCCCGTTTGGGGCCTGGGCGATAGATTTCAAATCTACCAGCTCCAGGCCCGCCTCTATTGCCAGCTGCTTGGGAGAGCCGAGCAGCGTCTCATTATTTCCCGCCTCCCTGTAGACCGAGAGTGCAGCGGCGGGAATGTTAGAAGGGGCCCATGTTTCAAAGCATGGGTCGTAGCGGAACCCTTTTACTACGACCTGCCGAACCCCGGCTTCAGAGATTTGCTGGAATATCTCCGGGTCAGATACCCCCTCAATCCAGGGGTGTGCCGCAGCTATCGTGGGTATCCCCATCCCCTGAGCAGCTGCCGCCAGCTCGATCCTCTTCCTGCTGGTGATTTTCTCCAGGCTGTCCAGCCCGGTGATCGAAACCACCAGCAGCGCCTTCTCTTTGAGAGATGCCAGTCCTGCTAACGCATTGTGGCGTGGAAATTTGGTAGCCAGCATCAGCTTCCTGATCCGACTGCTGGCCACAGTCGAGATCAGCCAGGAGAGATCCTCCTGGAATATGGGCAGCAGGGGATCAGTGATCCCTTGGAACCCAAGGACGTCCCCTGCAAACATCCCAGGATTCACCCAATCCCGGAGGGCAGTTTCTCCGGGAAGTCGATTGATGAATGAACAGGACCGATTCACACCAATCCTGTTCCCAGCAGCCCATTGGGCTGCACGGGACCTGACCATGGTCGCCATGCAGTACTTGCACCCAATGGGACATCCCGTCTCAAACATGGGAGTACACCCATTCGAGCATGTCCTTTGGGAACATGCCGTACTCCCTATTTACGTTCTCAAAGTGCGGAGTGATGCAGTACCTGCACCCAAAGCACTTTGAGGTTTGTTTTGCCAGGGGCAGCCAGGTGTTGATGGCGTGAACCTCAACACCTTCTGGCCATCGCAGGTTAGGTGGGTTGACATGACCCACCTTCGGGTCTCCTCCGTCCACCACCCCCTGTGAGGACACCAGGACGCCTCCGAGAAGGAAGCGGCAGAAGGCCACATCCCCCAGAGTCATTCCCGGTGCTCGAAGATCGACCCTTGGCCGGTCGATCAGGAAGCAGCTTGTGCAGCAGCTGAGACACTCCAGCCGTCTGTCCGGCTGGACGCTGCACCGGGAGGCTCCGCCCGGCTGGAGGATGGGTTGGTAGCCCAGACGGGTTACCAGATCCATCCCCTCTCGGGAGGGTTGCGGTTCTTTGGCGTCGTAGCAGGTCGCCCGCAGTGGGCAGCTCAGGCAACCTGCCGTGTGGGGCGAGATCCAGTAGGGATTCCACGGGCGTGGAATCCCCAGAGCGTAGGCCGCCCCACAGGCCGTGCGCTCGAACAGTTGCAGCCCGTGAAGGCTGCACTGCTCCTGGCAGATCCTCCGAGCACTCGGCGGCATCTGCTTCACTCTGACGGAGGCACCGCCGACCCCCATCTTCTCAGCAATCGATTCCGGGGCACGAAACCCCGAAATGATCACCGTCCTCACCCCGGTGCCGGCCACCAGGGTGAACAGTCTCTCCAATCCGTCCACTCCGATCAGTGGACGGATGTAGGCGATGGTCGGGATGCCAGCCCCGACCAGGTTTCTCATGGTCTCCATTCGCCTATTGATGGGGACCGGCTCCAGCTGCCCTACACAGTTGGAGATGCTAATGAGGGCCACCAGGCCCTCGGGGCTTTCCTCTTTCAACTTGTGGGCCAGCACGGGACTGGCCCACCCCTTGGTGATGAGGGCCACGGGGCCCTTGTGCCCGTCCGCCTGTAGGCGGACGAGCTTTCCTATTGTGTTGGGGACCTGCTCCGGGTGGAGCGGATCCCCATAATAATTATTTATACTTACGGGTAACACCGTACCCTCCTTGTTTTTTTCACTTGGGCAGGACACACATCCCCCACGTCGCTGTGAGATGATGCCCTACCGGCGTTTGGTCCTCCTAGATTTCCTCCTCAATATTCTTATACCCAATCCAATAAGTATATTTTTACCAGGTAAAGAAAGCCCTTACGGGCTGTGCTCCCGGGATGGGAGACTTGATGGCTACTTGGGGAGATGTTCGTCGGGGAGATGCTCGGTGTCGGGCTGGACGAGTCGTCGCCGCTCCTCTGCCCCGCATACGGGGCAGATGTTCTCTTCACAGGCCGGGTCGTTCACGACCCGGCCTCCTTCCGCACCACAACGGGTGCAGAAGGAACCTCGCAGTATTCTATCTTCCCATATCATCATCATGTTCCTCCTATGTTGCCTCTCTATTATTCTTATACCAAAGCTTGAGGTCTCTCTTTCACTGGTATAAGCTGAGAGCTGGTAAAGTAGGGAGAGTACATGCCTATATCTTCTAACGACACCGCCCAGCTCATGCAGAACCAGCAGGCAATGTTCGGTAATGCTGCTGCTTACTCTCAACAGATAGGGGTGCAGGCCGGGATAGCAGATGGTTCTGCTACTCCACCGACATTTCCATCGGTAAGCATGACAGACCCCAGATCTGTATTTACCGGTCAGGTAGCGCCCGGAGCATTTGGAGCTGAGGCTGGTCAACACCTTATCGGAGCAGGCCAGGCTGGTCTGGGCGTAGCTGGCATGGGTCTCGGCTTCTTGGGCATGGCTGGTAAGACAGGTATGAATTGGGGTACTCCCATAATGGGTCACAGCTTGCTGGATCCTATAACAACGGTAGGGAAATCAATCACTCAAGGATTTTGGAGAGGTGCCGGAGTAACAGGTGCTCAAATAGCAACTCTTGGGGGAGGAGGAGGGGGTCTCCTATCAACTATTGGAGCTGTCCCTTCTTTAGGTGGAAGAGCTATAGCTGGAGGTCTTGCGGGGGGAATAGGAGCAGGTCTTTTAGCTGCAGCCCCATATGCAGCTATAGGAGCAGCTGTAGATTACGCCGGAAATCAAATGATGACCGGTGCCCAGCAGTTCTCATCTACCCAGGCCATGTTCGGTGGTGTTCAGCGATCAATGATGCCAGGAATGGTAGGTCCCGGAGCAATGGGGTTCAACCAGGGTGATATTGGCGGTATCACTAATATGATGCGGGGTATGGGAGGGGGTGGGGTAGATTTCAATGATCTACAGGGAACGATGGGCAGCCTGATTGGTGGTGGTCATTTTCGCATGACCCAGAGTGTTAAAGATTTCCGTAACAAGTTCAAGGAGACAGTGGAGACGCTGAAAGAGATCTCTCAGATATTCCATACTTCTCTCCAGGAAGCTGTCCCCCTGCTTGAACAGCACAAGCAGATGGGTATGTACACCTCCGGAGCTATCCGGTCTGGAATTCAATCCAATAGACTGACCGCCATGTCCGCTGGTATCAGCTCTCAGGGAATGATGAGCATGATGCAGGGAGGTGCCCAGATAGGAAGGGCCTTTGGTGCTACCGGTGCTCGTGGTGTTGGAGCAATGCGCGGTGCTGTAGGAATGATAGGTGCAGGCCAACAGATGGGTCTATTCTCCGAGGAGCAGATCTCTGAGGCCACGGGTGGGTTACTTGGGGAGGAAGCTGTAGCTGCCCTCTCTCAAAGTGTGATGGGAGCTGCTTATAGATCTGTCAGTAGTCGTCTTGGGTACAAGACCATGGGTGCCTTGATGAATGAGCAGGGCACTGGATTGGATCCGGAAGCAATGCAGTCTTATCTATCCGGATCGATGTCCAAAGCAGATATGCTCAAGAGGTTCAAATCCAGAACTAAAACCAGAAGGGGTAAGCATGCGCTGCGGGCAAATATAGAGGATCTCCGGGGAGAGTTTGTAGAGCAGGCAGGACCTCTAGCTGCCCTTGCCGGACAGGTACGTATGAAGGTTGGGGATAGGCTGGATAAGGAGCCCGATGAAAATATTCTGGAGATGATAGAAGAGCAGTACTCCGGTCTTTCCCGCAGGCAGTCAAAGCTGATCATGGATCTGGCCCGGAAGGGAGGGGAGATACATACCCAGTTGAAGCAGAAGGGTGCTCAGGCTGCAATAGCTCTTGAGAGAGAGTCATTCATAAAAGAGCACGCCTCATGGGATGCAGTAAAGAGGCGAATTGTAGATTCAACAACTGGACGTATAGGGAAAGCTCTCCAAGAAGCCGGATCGGATATCGGACGTTGGACTGCCGAAGTATCGGAAGATGTACTTTCCAGAGTGACCGGTACTGAGTCCTATAGAGTGACAGGTACAGATGTTGCCAATATGGGTGCAGCAGGCAGACGGGGAAATCTCGGGGTTCTTTCAGGTGACTTCAGAGGGGCAACAGGAGGGGTAACACCAGGAAGAGGTGGTGGCTTACTCGCTTTAGGAGGAGGTTTGGTCGGAGGGGCTGCAGGAACTGTAGTCAGTATGGGTTTGGGTACATATGGTGGTGCAAGGATGGGCTTTGCTGCCGGTGAGTGGCTCAATGAGACAATAGGTGGAAGTGAGCAGCAAGCATTGGCTTCCCAGTTCGGTGGTTTAGAGAGGGCTCGTGCTGTATTTGGTGGTCCTACTGAAGCACTGAGAAGCATGTCTGTAGAAGGCCGTTCTGAGATTGATAAACAATTTAGCCGTGACGTTTCTCAGCTGGGTGAAGCTGAGCTAGGTATGGGTATTGCTCGGGAAGGAGAGACTGGTGATGTGGGGAAAAGATTGGGGGCAATGGCATCAGCTCTTGCTGGCAAGGGTGGTCCTCTTGGATCTCTCATGACCGGTCCCGGTGCAGCCCAAAATGTAGTAGAGCTGATGAGACGGACTGGGGCAAGTACTGCTTATACTCCTGATATCGGTGCTGCTGCTAAGGTAGCTGGCTATGGTGGCTTCACTGGCAAGATGACTGAGGAGAGGAGACAGAAGGACCTTGCTACCTTTGTTGAAAGATTATCAAGTAAAAAGGTACTTGGTGTTTCTGGTAGAGAATTATCTGTCAGTAATGAAAACCAGCAGACTTTAGCTGTTTTACAGAAGGGTGATATTGGGAAGAAGATATTAGGCATGCTTGCCTCAGAAGATGAAAACGCTATAAAAAATCTGGCTACCATGACTCCTGCTCAGATGTCGAAATACTTTGGGACAGAGGTCAATGAGGGAGAAGCTGCAACTCTAAGGGTTATGGCAGAAAGAGCAAAAAGAGAGGGTATGGATTCTATTAGAAGTATGACCAGAGACCTTCCAGGTCTTACCAGCATTGCTATGTCCAAAGAGGGATTTGCTCAACATGCAGCTATGTGGGGCTCTGAGAAGAGACGTTTTATCTCTGAATTTGCTACCGGAGAGTTCGGAAAGACAGCCGAGCAGCTTATAAGTAGAGCTGCAGGGGATGAGGAAGCCTTTGTAGGGACAATAACCAGCCAGAGAGAAATTCTGGAGAAGCTGCTATCTGCAAGTGGAGCATCCAAAGAAAGCTTCATGAAGCTCTCCGGATTTGCTTCGAGTATGGGTCTGGGTCAAATGGGCTATGCTGTTCTCAGTATGGAGGAGAGGCTGGCCAAGGCTGGCGGGAAAGGGAAGGTAAGTGCAAAGGGTTTTGCACTTCAGATGAGAGATATCCTCCCAGGTGCCAGTGATGAGATGCTAAAGAAAGCCTATACTGGGGATACAGGAGATCTTCAGGAGGCTCTCACCAGGAGATTGGGAGAAGGTCCGGAGGCAGCTGCAGCTGCAGCAAAGATAGCCGGTGCAGCATCCGGTGGATATACCAAGGAGGAGAGGAGGGCTGTGGCTACCGAGCTTGCTATGGCGGGGTATAAAGGACCTGCTACAGGTAGTGGTAAGACAGGGGGCATAGGTGATGTGTTCAAGCAGGCTGATGAGTGGTCAAAGACTTTGATAGAGCACACCAGGTTGGTTCAAGGCTATGTCATGGAGCTGAAGGGGGAGAAGGGACCAACCAAGGAAGAAGGTTAAGGAGCCATCAATGTCCTCCAGAGGTGGTCAGTTCACTCTTCAAAACGGTTCTCGTAGCTATACTGTAAAGGTTCTCCAATCTGTTACTCCGGAAGAGCTGCTGGAGTGGATGTCCAAAGCCGAGATGTACTATATTCTCACTGAAGAGGAGAGTATGATGCAGCCACTTTCCCGGGACATAAAAGACCAGCTCATCAAGACCAACGTGAGTAGATAATGGCAGTAATACTTCTTGAAACCAATGCTTTTGCCGAGAAGTTCAAAGCTGCAAGCATGAGTGTAGCTCAAACAAGGTCTGGCTGGCCTTATGGTTCCTGGTGGAGAAACACAGGAAATCAGGTGAGACGGCCTTATTCCGGGCTTGACCTGAAAGAGGATACGGTAGCTCAGCTCATCATAATGGATGCCGGAGGAAAGGTTATCCAGCTTGCTTCCAACCAGGATGGTAAAAGCTCCAACCTATGGACCAACTTTACCCTACAGTCAGTTACAGAGAGCAGAGCCGAGAAGATGCAGCTGGTGGAGACGTTTGGAGAGTCATATGTCTTCTTCTATGGGGAGCAGCCAAGAGTGATAGCCTGCTCCGGGATGCTGGTAAACTCCAGAGATCACAATTGGAGAGCAGAGTTCTGGAGAAACTACGACCAGAATTTCCGGGGATCAAAGCTGGTAGAGAAGAATGCCATAGCCTATCTCATGTGGGATGACATCATCGTACAGGGATATATTATCGGAGCAAATGCTAGAGAATCGGCCACAGACCCTTATCAGATTCCCTTTGCCTTCAATATGCTGGTGCACAGGTATGAGAATATTGGACCGGTAGTATCCGCTACAGACGGAAAGGATCTGGTTCTCAACTCTCTTCTATTTGGTATGGCACTTCTTGGTGACAAGCAGCAGTTCATGATAGGAGATACCACAAGCATAGCTGAGTTCACCAAGGGTCAGCGTACTATAGCAAGAACATCCCTCATCCAGCTGCTGACACCAAGATATGGAGCAGGTGCAGCGGAGCAGGCCGATAAGATACTGGAAGCTGATTCTTTCAATGCTCTCAACACAAGACTGAAGAACCTTCAGTCGGAATCCGGAATGTCTTTCATGGATGCTCTCAAAGAATACTTCCTGAATCCCACCAAGATGTTCAATCTGGCCCAGAATGTTGCCAGTGGAAATGTAGCAGGTGTGGCTGCAGGCCTGGGTTATGGTGTATTTAACGCAGCTCAGAACAGCAATGCCCTGACTCCAGGCCAAAAAGGAGTAGCTGGGGCACTGGATCCCCTGGCAGTGGGTACAGTAGGGTTAGCCAGGCTATCAGATATGGGTGCCAGCGATGCAGAGTTGGGGAGGAGTGCCAGAGATATTTTTAGCCCAAGTGCATTTACTGTATCAGCGGTAAGCATAGGGCATGTGTATGGTGACAGCAATACCGTAGACATCCCTGGAAGCTTGGAGCCCTGATGTCCATAGGTCAGCAGCTACGCCTTCGCCTGTTTTTGGAGGGTCAGGAGGTTCCTGTTATTGCTGCCCAGGTCAGTGCCAGTGTTGGTAGCCCGGCAACAGCATCGATACAGGTTATCCCTACAGACAGGTTGATGGATCTGAAGCCCCGTACGCTGGTTCACTTGTTCTTCTATGACTACTATGAGACGGAGCATTCCTCTCAGGATGATCCTAATTCAGATAGACCTTCCGACGAGGTCAATCTATCCAGTGAGGAGCTTTCGGATAAATATAAGCTTCTCTTTACTGGAGAGATGGTAGGAATATCTTTTCTGCGGACTACAAGCTCAAGACAGGCTACGCTTCAGTGCGTGGATTTTACTTCTTATTGGGAGCATGCAAAGCAGTGCTTCTTCGATGAGGAGAAGGGTGGGTCTCAATCTCAGACAGCTTCTTTTGTAGGAGCAGGATCGTCCTCCTATGACAAGGATCAGACAAGTCCGGGAGGTCTGATAATCAAGCTTCTGAGCACAGCTCCAGCTACCTTTCCCGGAATGAAGGGAATGCTTGGTGGGCTCATCCACATGCTGGAGTCAGTAGGAGGGGTCTATAGTGGCTCTACTCAGTTCCGGGGAATAAACGACTTCTATTCACTGGCAGAGCTGCGTCTACATATTACCAGAATGATAGGTGCTCTGGAGGATGATACGACCAGCGCCAAGCTCATCAATCATGGAAAGTTTGGTACGTGGTTGAATAGAAAGATACAGAGCCTGGGTAATATAGCATCCTTCCAGGATATCCTGAGCGAGCTTCTGGGAAAGATATTCTATGTGACTGTCCCATGTCCTTGCGCTTACTACGTGAGCAAATCTTCGAAAAAGGATCATAGGGATATAAATGTAGATTTCTCTCCGGAATCCAAAGATAAGTTGGTCAAGGCCAGGGGAGCCGTTTTAGATGCCATTGAGGCAGCAAATAGAGCTGAGGTAGCGAGAGAAGCTCCTCTTATGGCAGGATTTGCTGCCCCTGCAGGGGCTGTTGGCCTTGCTGCAGGAGGTGTTCCCCTTGAGGCAGGAATGCTTTCCTTCGCTTCAGTGGCTGGTGACGCTGATTTTATGTCCTATATGAAGCAAACAAGAGATCTTCTTGATAAGGCTCTTGGTTTCATGAATAGTGTGGTAGAGAAGGATAAGAAATATATAGCAAAGACAATAGCTCTCTGCATCAGCATAAAGGGCCGTACAGTCAATATCATATCCCAGCTTCTACCTGCTCCTCCTGTCAACGCATCAACAACATTGGCGGAGAGTATGAAGCTGATAGAGCTGTTCGATGATCTGGATGCCAAAACAGGATTGATGGGCACGGGAATACATAAGAAGATTCGGAGAACTCTTATCAGACCCTCCCGCCTATTCAACACTTTCATCATTCCAGAATGCTGGTTTACCTCTCCTCCCCGAAGCAATGTAATCTTCCCAGACTTCTATGGTCAATTTAGCTACAACAGGTCCTACCTTCAGGAGATCACCAGGCTGCAGATAAGTACATCTACTGAGTTTCTAGCCAGACCTGGAGAGTGGCAGGATGGTGAAAAAAGGATGCGCCATCTTGGCTCAGATAAGAAAACCTACTATGCCCCCAAGATAGCAGCAGTGAAATCAGATACCTCAGCAGGCAGCGTCGCCAGATCTGTGAGAGTCATTCTTCCTCATGAGATATATACAGGGATAATTCCTGCTTTCGAGTCAATGGCAGATTTGGCTGGCCTTCATCTTCACGATAACAACGTCAGTGCGGAGACAAAGATAGACGTTGTACAGAGAATAGCCAACTACCTGTTCTTCCGTAGAAGATTTGCACCACGAAGTATATCGGGTGCGGGGAAATTTAATCCATTCCTGGTTCCTGGATTTACCTCCGTAGTGGTGGATAGATTTTTGACCAATGAGATGGCCCAGATCTACTCATCGGAGGGCATAGTAAAAGCAGAAGCAGCCCTCAACAAAGCTGGTATCAGACCTCCGGTACAGTACTTCGGGTATCTTCAAAGTGTTAGCCATTCAGTAAATCAGCAGGGCGGAGATACAAGCTTCTTCCTCTCCAGAAGTAGAACACACAATGAGAAGGTGGAGTTTCTGGATGTAGATAGTCAGGATGTAAAAAAACTAGCTAGTATGGTAAGGGATGTTTCACCAACAGGTTATATGAGTAAAGCTCTGATACACCTGGTATCTGTCAGCAGTGTAACCTACTATCTCCTGGCCAACAAAACAGAAGGAGCAGGAGAGCATAATGAGGAGGCCTGGGGTAACTTTAGGGAAAGTATGGCGAAGCTTCAGGGCCTATCCCCAACAGCTGAAGAGCTTGGAATGCGTCCTGAAACAGTAATAGCAGATATGGATAAAGCTGACGGGTACTTAAAACAGGCCAGGTCGGCATCAAAACTTTCTGAAGTAAAAAAAGAATTAGATCCAGTTATTCTTGATTGTGGAAAAGTTCTGGTGTTAGCTAGAACTCGTCAGCTAGAGGCAGTCAGTACCACAATAGGAAAGTTGATTGCCGATGTTAGGGCTGCTTCCGGCATTAGAACATCTGCTACCTATAATACAGAAAAGCAGGAGGTACCTCCGGAGGAGGCTATAATGCCTCCCTGGTTTGCACCTATCTTCCAGAATTCTCAGATAGGGGAGAAGGTATACAGACCTCTCCTCGGGATAGGTAGCATGACTGATTCTCTGGAGGTAAAATCTCTGGAGGAGCAGGCTGTGGATAAGGAATCCGACAAGCAGGAGCTTCTTAGGAAAGAGAAGGTAACAAAAGAGGGTACAACAGAAGCTATATCTTCCAGGATTGATCCTCTTACCTCCGCTCAGATAGCTCCGGATTTACAGGAAGGAGCGTCCATAGAGCAGGCTATAGATCATCTTGTTCGGGTATATGCCTATTTGAAGATGCAGGGGGATAATGTCTCCGTCAGCTCATTCATCAAAGAGTATCATAGGAGACCGATTGCTACTATGATTGACCTGCTGGATTCCGGTATTACCGAGACCAGCCCGGGAGAGCTGGGGTTGACCATAGCTGTTACAGGATGGGGATTTCACTCTGATGCTTTTGGGGATGTGGATTCCATGGAGGGCCTGTCCAACCGTCCCCTACCTCCTATAGGAAAAAGTGGTCCAATGCGCTCCATTGATGCCAATGTGGATCCTAGAAGATCCAGATACAAGCTGGTAGAGGAGTACATCTCGGAGCTTAGACAGAGCCGGGCACTGAGGGGATAATGACCAATCCTCTGGACAACTTTTTCAGCAGAGATAGCTCTCTGATCAATCATCTTTGCTACACCCACATGGAGAGCAAGCTGGGCGGAGTCCTGGCCAGGGCAGAGATGTCCAAGGTAGCTGGGGTGGAGTGGGTGAAGGGCCACTTCAGAGAGGGTAAGTTCGTCTCCAGCTATAGAAGGCAGTCGGAGAACAAGAGCAAAGAGTTTGCTCCCGGACTTCCGGTCAAAGGTAATATAACCTCCCTACCCAAGATAGAGGAGGGCTCTGGAAGAATATGGGAGCTGGCTGTACAGGATCATACTGCAGTAAAGGCTGGAAGACATCTAGATCTGAGGTTGGGGGATCCTAGAACAGGTGTAGCCCACTCCTGGGCAATTCCAAAAGCTATATTGCCTGCTCCCGGTGAACATCTTCTAGCTATCAGACAGGGTGATCATACTATCCCATACATGGATTATAAGGGTGTACTTGCAGAGGGGTATGGTAAGGGGACCGTAAAATTGCAGGAACGGGGAAGGACAGAGATAACCTACTCTGATCCGGATCTTATCAAATTCAATATCTACAGAGGTAAGGATTCCTCTGAGTACATTCTCCGAAGAACTGGTGGTCCTACGAAATGGCTTCTTCAGAATGTAACTGCTACCAGGGAGAGAAGGCCCGATCTCCCATCAAGTAAGCCTCCATATAAGGAGATGAAGCCAGAGAAGGTAGATTTTAATAGGGACAATGAGATTGTACAGGCCAAGGTAGATGGAGCACATGTTTTACTATCCCTGAAGCCTGGTAAGCAGACACGCATCTTCTCCTATCGTCCCACCGAGAGAGATACCGGAATCATAGAGTACACACACAAGGTACCGGGAATTATAGGACACAGGGCCTCCAAGGAAACCGGAGATACGATTCTTCGTGGTGAGGTCTATGCTGTAGATCGTAAGGGTCAGGCTATTCCGGCTCAAGATATAGGGGGAATGTTGAATGCCGGGGTGTGGAAATCCAGAGAGCTGCAGGAGGAGAAAGGTCACCTGACCACAGCTCTGTTCGACGTTGTGAAACACAAGGGCAAGCCTGCAGAGCAGCTAGGTTACACAGAGAAGCTTCGTATCTTGAGAGAGATAGCAGGCCGGGAGAAAGTATTTCACCTTCCAGATACCGCAGAGAATCCTATAGAGAAGAGAAAGCTTTTTGATGCCATCAAGGAGGGAAGGAATCCCCAGACGAAGGAGGGTGTGATTGTCTGGGACAAGGATAAGCCATTTCCTACCAAGGCCAAGCATCGTCCGGACTTTGACGTATATGTTCAGGATGTATTTCCTGCCTACGGTAAAGATGGTAAAGAGTTGGATAGGGCTGGTGGGTTTACCTACTCATGGCATCCGGACTCTCCGGCTATCGGTCGGGTTGGAACAGGCTTCAGCCATGAGCTTCTCAGAGATATGAAGGCATATCCGGATAGATATAAAGGTAGGGTTGCCAAGGTTCTATCCCTGGAGAAGATGCGAGGAAAGGGTGCACTGCGTGCTCCATCATTCTCGGATTGGCATCTGGAGAAAGGTAAGCAGGCAGGTATAGGAATGGCTATATTGAATATCCTCCTTAAAAGGAAAAATACAGACAAGCGTAAGAGGGCAAATGTTGAAGCAAAAGAGTTTGGGCTAAATGAGAAAGACTATCAGGAAGCCTTGGGGGATCAGCTTCCCACGAACAAGAGTAGTAAAAAGCGGCGTAAGAAAATTGAGAGGATGGCCCTGCTTTATAAGGCAAGAGCAGACATACCGGAAACTCAACCCAACCTTGAGCCCCATACAGCTCAAAGATCGTATGATAGTACCTCTACGGAGCATGGAATGGTTGTGGAGAAAGGAGCTGCTGCAGCCAACAATAAAAAGGTTTTCAAGTTGGATGCTGGGCAAAGAAAAACATTAGCGGATAAGATAGGTAAAAGCTTTCTGGAGGCCGGAAAATTGGAAGACACCTCTGATAAGGAGAAGACTTCTGGGCTGACCAAGAAGACGGATAAGTTTTCTCCGCAGGTTAAGCAGCTGGCCGTAACTGATATTGGAGGACTGAAACAAAAGATTATAGGTAAGCTTCATAGGGATCAGGGTGTGGGAAAGTTTCAGGGAATGTTTAATCCGGAGAAGGTCCCCAAACCAGTTGATTTTAGCAAGCTGGCACCGGTTGGTCATGAGTAGAGCTGTTAACAGGCTACTTCAGTACAAGACGGCTGCCACCAGGCAGGAGCGTGTACGCCCCCATCTGAGAAAAGGAAAGCCTGTTTCCGGCTATGTCCGGACAGAGGAGGATGAGGATACCCCTCTTGCAGTGCAGCAGAAGAAGGAGAAGGAGCTTTGGTTAATATGGAAGCAGGGAGGTAAGAAGCCGGAAGATATGAGACCCCTTCTGAAGTCATTTGAGAGGATGCTTCAGAAGAAAGCGGCGATGTATAAGGGGCTGGTGCGTATTCCTCCAGCTGCTATAGACATGGAGTATAAGAGGCAGCTTTTGGCGGCCCTTGATCACTATGACCCCAGCAAAGGCTCTCTTGGTACTTATGTCTATAAGTATCTGGATAAAACGAAGCGTTTCATTGCCAACTATCAGAACATAGCCAGAATTCCCGAGAACAGGATATATAAGATCCGGGAGTTTGAAACAGCTCAGTCCTATCTGGATGAGCAGCTCGGTAGACCTCCCACCATCGATGAGCTGTCTAAGCATCTCAGCTGGAAGCCTGCAGAGATAGCCAGGATGTCTTCCGAGATCCGGAAAGATATAGGTACTTCTGCTTTTGAGGAGGATCCCAATAAGCTTGAGCCATCCCGTGCGGAGGAGGTAATGAAGCTCATTCAGTATGAGTTAACTCCGGAGGAGCTGCAGGTATACAGACATACCTTCGGCCTCAGTGGAGCACCTGCTCTGTCTCCGGGACAGATATCTTCCAAGCTTCATATGAGCCCCTCCAAGATCTCACGTATCCGGAAGAAGATTTCGGATAAAGTTGAGAGGTACATGAGATGAGCACTACGGCTATATCCAGAAAGGTTCAGGAAAGAAATACCAGGATAGATGCTCTTGCTCAGAAGTTTGAGGAGCTTACCCGGAGAGAGTTGGATAGAATAGATAAGCAAGTAGCTTTCCTCCGCCTGGTACAGAAAGGTAGGGGTGCTGGAAAGCTGAAGTCTAGAGCCGACCTGGGTATGAGGGTAATTGTGGCGGAGAAGATAGAGGATTTTCTTTCGTAGAGGTAACTTATGCTTAATGGAATCTCTTGGGAAGCCTATTGTGTTGAGATGGAAAAGATATCCAAGGTATCTTCTTATCCCCAAGATTTTCTGGCCGGAGCAGATCCTGTTGGCCTGTGGACCGCAGAGTATGGTCAGGAAGCAGAGAGGGCCAAGGTCTCTCCAGCTACTCACGGAGCTAAGGCAGGCCTGGGTGTTCTTGGCGGTATTCTTGGTGGAGCGGTAGTTCTTCCTACTCTGGTAAGTGGTGTAGCCGGAGCCGCTACTGGAGCAACCAGAGGCCAGCTGGTCAGTAGCATAGCCAGGGGATTTCTGGCTGGAGCAAAGAAGCCAATACAGCAGCTGGTAAATGGAAAGAGGGCTTTGAATGCTTTAATTGATGCAGCAGCTTCAAAAGAGGCCAAGAAGCTGAGTGGGCAGGAGATCAAAGCTATCCAGTTCATGATTGACGATGCTGCAGCCCCACTGAAGGGAGCATTCAAGACCACTGTTCCGGAGGTTATGCATCCAGCGTGGGCTAAGAATGCCATACCAATAGTGGCTGATGGTTACAAGAATGGTTTGCTGTCCTTGGCAGCCGGTGGTGCAATGGGTGGGGGAGGTGCTCTCATTCAATATCAAAGAGGACGGAACGTGGAGAAGAAATTTCAGAAGCGCCTTCGGGAGAGCATGTAATGGCTGTATTCAGGGCCAATGCTGTAACTGGTGATCAGGTAATTCTGGATATTGAGATACGGGATCCTTTGACCTGCGCTCTGGAAGATCTGGAGAGCGTTTATCAGGTAGAGATCTTGAATGCTGCTTTAGCCGTTGTTGAGACTATTTCCGGAATATCAGTAATACACGTCAGCACTGGAATATATCGTGTCCTGTGCAGTGAGATAGATACAGCAGGAACCTACTATGACAAGTGGTACGTAGTAGAGGAGCTTGGGGATCCTGTCACCACCAGGACTCAGACTATCACAGTATCGGATCCCCCAGCTGTGCCTGTACCAGGTACCGGAGTCTATTCTGTTCGAGTAGATGTCATAGAGACTGTTCCTGTAGTTTATGGTTTTGAGACACCATCTGAGATAGTAGCTGCCCTCAAAGACATCCAGGTGCTTGTCTCCGATGCGGATACTGGCCAGAGGCTGCAGACTGATTACACCAATGGTCAAGGTAGAGTCTACTTCAATTTAGGGGTAGGTGATTATACATTCAGCATTCGCGACGCTTCCAACTCCTATCGTTTGTTTGATCAGAATAACAAAGACCACTCAGTAGTAGATCCTGATCTATCTACTGCTGCAGCCGATCCTAATATAGTTGTATTTGAGGGAGCATCCTTTGAGCCGGAGTGGAGTCCTGGGACTCCACTAGATGGTACGGATCTCTGCACTGTTACTACCTATTTTGTTGATCTTGCTGGCCAGCCTTTAAGGGGATTGAAGGTATTTGTACGGAATAAATTTTCCCCATCTATCAGATCCAGTAAAGGTGTACTTGGGGACAACTCAACCTTTACAACAGACAATACTGGTTTGATTTCCATGGTGCTGGTACGGGAAGCAGAAGTAACAGTGTCTATAGAGGGGACTGGAATAGTGAGAGATATAACGATTCCAGATTCCAGCACAGCAAATCTCCTGACCCTCATGGGATCAGAGCAGGATTTATTTACCATAGTTCAGGACAATACCTTGGTACTTTCACCAAGGCCTTGATAGGGTTAGCTGATGATAAATATTTCTTTACATGCTTATGTGTTACAGGTTGTAAGACCAATTAAGGGCATACGTAAACAGATAATTAGAAGAGGTAGGGGTGCTGCCCAACTGGATGTGTACAAATATAAAAATCTAGAGAGGGTTCAGAATAAATCTTTCGATCTTCTTCCTGACGAAAGTTTTTCTGTAGGTAATTTGAGGGTAAAATTAGCTCCCCCCTCTGGTTTTTCTTATAAATTAAATACTACATTGATACATGAAGGAATAAACCCAGCCGGACGGAAAAAAGAAAATGGCCATTGAGGTTGTTACTGTTGTAGTTTCCGATCAGCGGGTAATACCTCAGCCGATCGATGATGTAACTGTCCAGGTATATGATGCCACAGGTGTGGTTCTACAAACCTCCGGAGTTACCGGAGCAGGAGGAACTCCCGGGGAGGTAGAGTTTCTTCTGGATGGTGTTGTAGTGGGAACTACATATAAGCTCAGATTCTATAAGACCGGAGTATCTTTCACCAATCCTTGCTCCATACTGGTTACATCTCCTGCTAACCCCAGCAACACGTTTGACATGTCCGGAGAGACACACACCCTTCCTGTGGCAACTGATGTCAATATGTGTCGCTGCTCCGGTTATTTTGTAGATGTTGCGGGCCAACCCCTGGAGGGGCTGCATATAATCTTTATCAGTCGTATGGATCCTCCCACTCCTCAGATTGTTGGGTCAGGAAATGCAGCTATGGCTGTCCTGTACAAGAGAGATGTACAAACAGACTCCGATGGCTACGCTGTAGTGGATCTATATAGGAATGCTGAGTATGATGTCATTATATCTACTCAGGAGGATTATGTAGGCCTCTGTGTAATACCGGATGCTTCATCGGCCAATCTGGTTCATGTACTTTATCCTGTTGTAGCCAACGTTGTTTACAGCCCGGTAAGTCCTTTGGCTACGACTGTTGGAAGTATAGAGACCATCTCCCTTACGATTACTTTCTCCAGCGGTGTTACCCACTATACTGGAGAGGCGCCCTTGACAATCTCCTCCAGTGATAGTGCCATAGCTACAGGTACTGTTTCAGGAACGGATGATACAGACGCTACCTTGACAGTAATGGCAGTGGGTACTGGCTCATGTACACTCACCCCTGTCAGATCTTTTGGATCTGATGAGCAGGAGGTAGTATACCAGCCATCTCTATCCTCCTTACCGGCATTGGTGGTAAATGTCACCTGATGTTCAATGGTATGGCTTCCATGCTGTTGGACCCGGACCATATCCGGAGAGTGAGCTGGAGCCACATCGTAGGCTCTGGCTAAGGGTGTGGTGGAGGGCTGTCTGTGACTATGTCTTATACAGAGGAAGGACGGATTCCAAATCCAGAAGATTGGCGGATGATGCAGCTGGATGGTTGTTTGGTCTAGATTGTCACGAGAGTTGCCCTTCGGAGTGTGAGGAATCCAGCATGTCCTTTGAGGGATTCTGTGAGGAGTTCAATCTATCCCCAGCTAGAATAAGAAGCTGGGTGATGAATTTGACGGCTTCCGAGATAAACATGATTGGTAGGAATCTTCCTTGAGGTGATGGTTATGGATAACTTTATGTTTGATGCCTATATTGATGAGATGGGTAAAATAGCCGCATTTAATCCTATGTTAGCCAAAAGGTTGATCAGCCCATCAGCTGTCAATACCACAACCAAATGGGTTGAGGAGGTTAGTAAGTCTGGTTTGCAAAAAGCAACAGAGTCCGCTGCCGGTAAGGCTCAGCAGCGCCTTGCCAGAAAAGGTTTAGCAGGATCCATTCGTGCAGGCGCTCCCCCTAAAACTCTTAACAGGTTGGGTATCACCCCCCGTCCTAATCTGTTGACCCCCGCTACAGCCCCCTCTATAGGGACAATAAAAACAGGCGGTATTCTGGATTTCATAAAGAGATTTGGAAAGAAAGCTCCTAGCTTGATAGAGAAGGCTCCGGGAGCTATAGGAAAAGCTCCTACAACAGTTGAGAGAACCAAGGGGGCTATTATCCCTGGAGTCAGTGTAGAATCTAGACTTAGTCCTATAAACTTGAGGGCACAGTTTGCAAGGCCTGGGGGGAAAAAGATAGTCAATAGGGAAGGTAAGCCATTTGTCTCTATGCCTAGAGGCAGTAGGGTAACTGGCCCTCACTTCCTACCAGGAATTAACCGTAAAGCTCTTGGCCTGGTTTAATGAGTAACTACTCCGATGATGAGCTTGATCTTGCTGTAGCTGCATTTGGACCGACAGGTCCGACCCTAGCTGAAACACCTTTTGGCTCACAGGATAGGCTCTTATCATTGGAGGAGATGCATGAGCTTGTAGCTTGGCTATTTCTCCAAAAGCCGGATATTGTCTTTACATATAGTCGTCTGCTAGTAAGAACTCTTCTCCAGCAAATAGATCTGTTTGACACCTCTACTAGCCACCTAATTGACCATCTCACTGATATGGCCAATAAACCATATTTAGTCAACAGTACGAAAGCATTAAGCAATGCTGTTACTGCAGCAACAGATCTTCGAAGATCTATACACGCTGGTGGTACCAATAGCTCTGCCTTGACCAGGCTGACGGATCATATAAATAGCTATATCGGTAATGAGCTATCCAGGTCTGTGAAGCTGGGAGATGCTATCAGGACACCAAGAGATGAGGCTTCCGAGAAGGTGAAGGAAACTCTTCTTGATGTGCTCAGCATATACCCCACCATATTGTCTCTAGCTCTTCATATAGAGGAGCTAGAGACAATATGGTCTGATGTTCCTATTAACTCAATAGCAGGAAAGGGCCCAATAGGTAGGATCATCACTCGTCTGGAAGGGATAAAGAAGAATCCAAATAGTAGACCTAGAGCTGTCACCCTGGAGCTGTTGGCATCCATAGCTAGAATGGAGTCTGCTGTTGATCCCGTAGACCCCTTTGATAACAGGATGCCAGAGATACTGGGCACAGCTTCCGGGGTAGCATCCGGTACTGGAACTCCGGCAAAGATAGTAGGTACTACCTCCGCTCCCCACACCATTGTTGGAGGAGGCAATCTCCTAGTTCTGGAGATCAATGAAGCCGCACCTATCACCTTTAATCTCCCACTTTCTCAGTATGGAACCATCAGAACCAAGGAGTTCTCGGCAAATATTGATCTGGTAGAGGATACAGTGGCTGAGTTGTATACCAACGCTGCCTCTCCCTGGGATTTCATTATGTTTGCTCCTGGAGGAAATATCACTGTTGTTGGTGATATTGTTAATGATCCTGCAGGTAACTTTCTCGTAGCCCAACCTGGGGAAGTAATAGCTATAACTCCGGCACTTGTGCTGACCGGAAGAATTGAGACCATAATTGATGCTAATAATGTTTTGATTGAATCTGGTCACTCCTTACCAGCAGGACCGTCTCCATATGTAATATGTAGGGACAACAGGCTTTCCTTATCTGTAGATGGTGTTCCTCACACCGTACAATTTACTCTGGGGCTGAATCCCTTGACGCCTGCAGATGTAGTTGCGGATATAGCTACCTATGTCCCAGTAGTTGATGTGGCTGTAGTTTTTGCCACTGTAAGAATCAGGTCCAGAAGTGGGAGAAGGCCTGGAGAAACAAGTATTATCATAGGTAGCTATCCAGAGGCTGCATCCCTCCTCTTTACGGTTTATCCAATATCTGTCTATGGTACAGAAGGCAACAATCATCTGGTACTCAATGTAAATGGAAATCTTTTAAGAAAGGACACGGGTCTGGGTACAGTCTGTACCCCTCTCTATCTTGGAGCAGCTGGCCCTGTGTCAATGAATGATATATCTATCGCTTTGAATACACATGCTGACAATGCTCTATTCCAAACCTATGCTACTGCAACAGCAGAGCCCTCTGGTGCTCTTGCTCTATCAACAAAGTTGGAAGGGCCATCAGCCTACATAACAGCTATCTCTTCCATAATGGAGCCACAGTATTATCAGGATTTTGCCCTGGCTTGCAGCCTGACAACTGCCGGAAATGTATCTGTGTTCTTTTGTCCATTCATAGATATGTATGACTATATGGATGGCTACTATATCCGCTTTATGGCCCCCGGTACCAATAACCCTATGCGGATATCACGGATAACCGGCCTGTTCAATGCCAATGTGTATCCCGGGGAAGGAGCAGATAGAGTCCCAGATGGTATATATACGGCTTTCAGAATATACCCAGACCTGATAAGCACATGTATTACCAATACCTCTGCCACCACCCTCAGCATACCTTCGGATCTCCTGGTTTCAGGTGCAGATGTCTCGAATAAGGATCTCAAAGTCTATCTGGATAGCATAGCTGGCTTTTCCGGAGCTGAGGTCATATCCGAGGTGGTGGATCGGGAGACCAGGTATGACATAGTAATGGACGATGCTGGGGTTCTACTTTCCGGTGATCCATTTACCGGGGTGGTTACTCCGGGAGATACAGTACAGCTTAGTGGTCCTACTGGTGGTACTTTTCATGTAGTCACCATTGATACTCCAGCTGCTGGTGATATAGTACTGGCACCTGCCTTTAGAGATGACCAAAAGCCTCCTACAGGCAATACATATACTCTTACCGGAAGGTTCTATTTTGATCCTCTGGTAATCAGATCTACGGATAATACAGTAACGTCAGCTATAGAGGTAGATCCTGGATCTGCAAACGTAGAGCTTGGTTTCTCTTTGGGAGAAACAAGGGGTAGCGTCAGTGGTTGGTCAGACCCTGCTCTGGATTTTGTACGTGCCCGAGTCACCTCTCCAGATGTGCTCACAGTCCCATCTACAGGCTCTGGTTTGGTGCCATTTTCATTTACTGCCACGGTAAAGGAAGTAAGCTCAGCCCACGAGCTGATTCTTACTACTGAGATACAGAATAATTCTTATGGGGATTATCGTATTACCAGCCTTGGGCTGGAGGAGTATAAAAGGCTCTGTGAATCCTCATCTTCTCCGGTGCCTTCTTGGATATCAGGGACTCTTACCGGGGATGATGGCTTTGAGGCCAATCTCGACAAGCTGACCAATGCTATAGCAGGTGCACTGAGTTATAAGGATCAGGATAGGAGGGCAGCTATATCCATTGCTACCCGTCTTCGGTCTGTGTGGGCAGCTCTACAGGCTATATTGAGCACTCCTACCTATTCTGCACCAATCCTTGAAGAAGCTCTTGAAATACTGGATACTCTTTCTGATTGGGGTTTGCAGAGGGGTTACAGGTTGTTAACGGAAGCAAGATTTTCAGACTTCTTCTCCATGACAGCATCAAACGTTACAGATGCCGGAGATGTGGCTAGAGATCTGGCTGTGCTTCAGAATACGGATTTCTCTTTGCCAAGCAACCCAGCCATAGTTGATCTCCTTAGCATATCCAGCAGCTCCCCCAGCCCAGATGCTGATGCAGACTACACCTCAGAGATTGAGCCTCTTCAGAAGGCATCTGGTTATGAAGTACCGGATGCTGAGGAGACTTACTGATGGTAGATAAGCTTCCCAAGGAGAAGGTACGAGCTGCTCTGGAAGCCAGATTGAATGTAAATTTGCTTCTGGCAGATGTGTACTCATTTATCAGGAGCATCGAGGAAACAAGCTATCTTGCACAGATACCCATGGATCAGCTGATTGCTCAGGCAATCAACCAGCTGGGTGCACCTCCGGAGGTGAAGCTCAGTGGGAATATGGATCCGGTGACAGATCCTCCAGTCGGGAGTATGTCTCGTAGAGCGAGTATTCTTCTGCTTCAAGGCAGGTTTGGTAAGCAGCAGATAGAGCAGCTGAAAAGCCTTCCGGATATATCTGACAGCGCCTTTGACGCTGCTCTTCTGGCCAGCTTTGAGGGAAAAGCCTCCAGACCCATGGAGGAGAAAGCCGGTGGCTGATATTCAGATAGTGTTTGTCCGGAAGATTCTCCCCATCACAAGAGTTAATCTGGTATCTCTTGATCCTCCAATTGTTGCTATAGAAGGACAGAGTTTCGACCTTACCAGTGAGGTCCGAATAAACGGCTACCAGGTAGAATTCTTTCTTCTTCATGAAAGAGCCATTCTTGCTGGTGTTCCAGATAGTATGTCAGTTGCCTCAATTGAGACAGTAGAGGTGTTTACTTCAGAGCCGGCTGAGGATACTCAGAACTCCAAGCTGGATATGCTTTTAGGCTCCAGCCCAAGAGTGGTATCCGGTATTCAACGGCTGGTACAAAGCTTCTTGAAGATTCTGTTTACCACACCACAGACCAATATTTTCTGTAAGAATCAAGGCGGTGGTGCACTTCAAATCATCGGGATGGTTGACGGAGAGGAAGCTACCAAAGTTACTGGAGCATTCAGTGTTGCAGTAGATAGAACGAAGAAACAGATTATGTCCTCTCAGACACGGAATGCTGTTCCGTCCACTGAGCGTCTACTAGATGCGTCTCTCATCAGCTCGGCATTTGATAGCAAAAAGGGTGCTCTAATAGCAACAATTCTCCTGATCAGCTATGCAAGAGAGGAGGCGATTGCCTCCATGACTCTCTAGGATGAGATAATGCCAACTCAGGAAGAGCTACAGAGCTATATTATAGAAAGGCTGCAGGCCTATGATCCCTCTATGGATATAAGTGAGGGCTCTCCTATATGGGGCTATGTTGTAACCCCACTGATAACAAAGCTGGGTACAGACCCCTTGGAGACGGATATAGGAGATTTTATTCGGGCACGTCTTCGAGAAGCTCACCCCACGCTGGATGTCAGGGAGGAAGATGTTCTCACTGATGTTCTCGTAAGTCCACTGACAACCCTTCTTGAACCATTCAAGAGAGAGATCAATGCTATAAGAATCTCTCAATCGATATCGGACCCTTCCCTGCTTGGTGAGGCAGAGCTGGATGCACATCTGGCTAATTTATTTTTCTCCAGATCTGCTGGTCAGAAAGCTCAAGGTGTAGTTCGTCTCTATTTCTCTGCTCCAGCTACTGTGACTGCTACACCTCTGACTAAATTCTCTACCGTCTCTGGTCTTTACTACTACCCAACAACCACGCAGGCTATCTCAGCAGCGGCAATGCTGCTGAATCAGGAAGGAACCCTCTACTACTTCGATGTAAACATTCAGGCAGAGCAGGAGGGTATAGAGTACAACGTAGCAGCTGGAGAGATCACCAGAGTAGATGGTATATATACCACCAAGTATGTAACCAATCCAGCTGCCATGAGTACATTAGGGGTAGCCAAGGAGACCAATATTGATTATATGAACAGAGCTGAGACAGCTCTGTCGGAAAGATCTCTCAACACATCCAGGGGTCTTACAGCCCGCCTGATGGAGCTGTATCCAACCATACGAGCCTTACAGCCTATTGGATATCGTGATCCGGAGATGGAGAGAGATATCCTGACCGGGACATATGAGCTGTCGGCTGGATCATTGGGTTTGGCTACTGCAGTACAATTAGGGGCCACCGGAACGTTGGCAGCCCATACCCTGGTGGTTGGTGCTTATACCCTTGGAACTGCAGACGGGAAGCTGAGGACCCTGGCAGACACCTTCCTGGTCATTCCTACAGAAGGAAGTGTAATAACCATCTATCATGCCGGTCTGACCCCAACAATATCTCAGCATGTTGTTGATGGATCTCCTACAGCCCCTAACCCTACAGGTGCTTTGGTTTACTTTACAGATTATACCTGGGTGGGTGACCAGCCTTCCTATCTTACTGGAGTAGACGGGGCCACCACCGAGCTTGATGTCTCTTCCAACACCCCGCAGGCCGGAACAGATGGAGCTGATCTTCCCTTCACCAATATAATGAGTACTGCTGCGGGAGATTTTCTACCGTCAGGTTCTCCCGTCATGTCTGGGGATACTATCTTCTTTGAGAGCGCTTCTATCGCTCAGTCCGGGGCAAGCAATGTCTCCAGCGTTCTTACAAGTTCCAGAATTCAGAGTGATTCACCTATTATCATTTACCAGGTTGGTAATGACGCCACGGCCAGACCTGGTTATATCCCAGCTGGTGGTGGGTTTGATGTTGGGGTTGCTAATGCTGTAGATCTGGATAACCCAGCTGTTCAGGCTGGTTATATTATGATTTTAAGGGCTGATCCAGGTCCAGGAACTGCCTTTTATCAGAATGCAGCAGGACCTCCTTCAGAGGATTGGTTCACAGTTGTCTCTTATGATAATACTGCTGATTCACTTGTGGCTGGTTTCAAAAAAATAACCTTGGCAGAGAGTGTTATAAACCCAGGTGCACTTATCAGTAATGTTGCTTGGTCTATAGTATCTGCAGACCTTACGCCACTTCCTAATGTAGCAAATGCTCCTCTCTGGCATGCACCAGAGACAAATATTGCCTGGGCCTTCAGAAGGACAGCCACTGGTGTTACTTTAATGGATCCTGCAGGTCCTGGAGCAGTTATATATGTAGAGCAGCCCTATATGTCTGTCACTACGGTAAATAACACTAGCCAGCTTACTATATCTGGTATTCCCGGTGGTATTGCCTTTCCAAATACAGCCAATGGAAACATAGATATAGACAATGATGAGGTTCATATTGGTGGAATGACAGACGCTCATATTAGAGCTACAGATATAACTGAAGGGACCGTTGCAGTTACTTTGGAGGATGATAATCCCATTTATATGGGTACTAATGGAATAGCTACGATTGCTACATCGACCTTTTACAGCCCAACAGTGTCTACATGGATAAATCTAGCACAAGTAGGTGATTTATTGGTGCTGAAGGATGGTGATATAGGGTCCTACTATATTGCCAAGATTACAGGGGCTTTCCTTACTGTTATAAATCTATCCGATCCGGATAGTGCCGCATTTACCCTGGGCGGTGCTGGCCTTCGTTATGAGATTGTACGTTCTATCACTGTGGATATTGTGGAGCCAAAAGAGACAAAGGTGCCAGATACCTTTAGCAGCCCAAGAACAAATCCTGTAGATATGATCACTAATCTGGGATTGAGCACGGTCACTACCGCTTCTACAAAAGATTTCCTGGCGTCTGGTGTAGTGGCCGGAGATATATTGGAGATTCATTCTGGACTGGATGAGGGGGTGTATACCATACTAGGTGTATCTGGAGCTGGTAATGACACTCTGAATTTGGATTCTATGCTCAATGGGGGCCAGACAGGGATTGAGTATAGCATCTACACACTTTCGGAGAATGGCGGAATAACTCTACCTATGCTTCGAATAAAGAAGATAGAGCTTCTAGGATCCAACGGAGAGCCAACCAATGTGGTTATCCCCTACGCAGATCCCGTAGATATACGCTCCAGCGATTTCGGTAACAGAGGCGATGGTATCAAGATGCCCAACGAGACAATGTCGGGCAATGATATCATTACAAATGCCGGTAATGCCATCATTACGATTGCTGCAAACTCTACAGGTAACTTCTATACAGCAGGGATAGCTGCTGGAGACATTATAAGCTGGTCGGATGGGCCGAATGCCAGTTTATCTCGTATGGTTCTGACTGTAGATAGCGCAACACAGATAACACTGACAACCATGGTAACCTATACAGACCATGGATTAGGTACCAGCGTTCAACCTGATATGGGAAGCTATACTCTGGGAGCACCTTCTATTGGTACAGCTAGATGCTACTTCCTAGATCCTACAACGTTTGAAGTAAATAGTGGGACTACATTTACAACTGAGTCTGGTTTGCCCTACACACCTGATCCTTCCAATAACGATCTTTACTATGATCCCGATCTTCCTGGATCTGCAACAGCCACACATCTGGGAAATACAATCACCTGGTTGGACACTGGAAGCTACAAGAACCCACTGCAGTTGGGTATCGAAATAGGGGATATCGTTTGGCTAGGTTACAGGAGACTTCAGGGAGCTGTCTTAACCGGTGGGGTCAACGTCAATGGTCTGACATTCATAGTAACTGAGCACGGCGTAGGAACTCATACTGTTACTTTTATAGGAACCAATCCCATACTTCCTTCCTCCAGCTTGGGTTATGGGGGTGTTTTAGAGCAGCTGCAAGTTGGTTTGCCTGGTACATTCAAGGTAGAGAGTATAGCAGTAGATACTATGGCTATCTCCTGTACGAACAGGATTACTATCGGAGCTGGTACAGCTAATGCCCTTTTAGGCTTCAGCTCTGGCACCACCAACTACCATAATGGAGGAACAAATAAGGGGACAGGTTACTATCTGGTATCCGTGATTGATGATTCCGGACCAGCAGTTGGTGTAACAGTAACCAACCTGGATGGAACTGCAGCTACCTTCGGCAATGTTCTGACCTATGATACTTTTCAACTAAAGTTTTATCATCCGGCCACTCAGAGAATCACCTCTACCGATATGGTTGAGAATACAGAGTATGGCCTATATTACTTTGACGTTCAGCTGATCTCCAGTGCTCCGGGAAATCAGTACAATATCAGCGATGACACCCGTATGCTGATAGATGGCCATATCTCTGATGGATATCTTCTATCACCCACCCATGATGTTCATACCTTCAGCACAGCTGAGGAGCTTGATTTGGTGGTGTACCCAACCATCCTTCGGTCAGGAGAGGATGATAAGCTGATAAACAAGATGCTACTCCCAGGCCAGCAGGTGCAGATCACCTATGAGCATATTCCTACTGTAAGTAGCTGTCAGGATACAATGCTGTCTGACTCTGAGAGGGTCATAAATGACAATCCTCTGGCTCGTACATACTTTCCCTCATATGTCCGTATGAGTATGCGGTATACTGCAGGATCCTTAGCTTCTGTGGTGAAGGGAGATATTGTTCAGCACATCAACTCTCTCCAGGCCGACACCGACCTGGAGGCTTTTGATGTTCAGAATCTGGCAAAGAATAGGGGTGCTACCTACGTGCAGGAGCCAACAACTCTGATAGCTATCACGCATCAGAAGGATAGGACTATCAGAGGATACAAGTCTCAGGACAAGATAGAGTTGGAAAGGAATGAGAGATTTATTGCTGATGAGGATTTTATTGAGGTTACAAGATCTTGATTACTCATAGTCCCCCTGTTTCGTCCTATCTCCTTGACGGACGATGATCATGGTGTGGGGGGTGAAAAGACAGGAGCAGTTAATACATTCGGCAAGGTAGTTGGGTAAGACAGAGCCAGGACGAAAAGGTCTATGGGTATCAAGCACAGGGCGTACACTGTCACCACACTCGGGACAGAGAAGGTTGGAAAAGAAGTCAGCCATTTTGTTGGCTTCCGGAGTAAGGAGATCTTCCTGGCCGGATATAAGTTCTATAACAAGAGAAGCACTCATGGTCTTTAGGTGTGACATAAGCTTGCTTTTTCTCCTAAATGGGGGGAGATTGATGCTGAATAGAGGTAATGGTTAATGCCCCTTCCTACCTCAGCAGATTTCTCCATCTTTGACTGGAACCCTGATGGCACGGCTATCAGCGATGGTGTGGATGGTATATTCACCTATGCCTTCTCTACTTTCCGCACCATACCAAGTCCCGGCTATCTCTTCACAGATGGTTCTGGGAATATTGTTCTCTTCAGTAACGATGGTATAGCCACGGATCTGAACGTTGACCAAAGCATTGGAGACAGCTTCACCCTGGAGGCTGACTTCCGTTTCCAGCCAGGACAGCTTCCGGCTAATTTGAGCAGCCCGTCTACATATAGATCATACATATCTGTATCGGATGATCAAGGCAACTCTGCCGGGGTTCTTCTTTCCGCTGAGGGTATCGCTGTCGTCTCACAGCCGGGAAATACAGTTATTCCATTCTCCCAGTCGGCAGAGCTGATCCCCAAGGATGGCGTAAACCTCATAACTGTACGCCTGTCTGTGGATGGCAGACAGGATACAGTATCTATCTATATCACTTACACCTCATCTCTCTCCGATACCGGGCATGTACTCAGATATGTTCTCCAGGCTCCTGCAAGTACTACCGGAATAGATAGAGCTACGCTGGAAGTCCTGGGGACAGCAGCTCATCCTTCCAGCCTTGTTGTACGCTCCTTCAGGCTTGGTTCTGGTATAGTTGAACCCAGTAGAAGACCAATAGCAGATGCTGGATATGATCAGGTTCAGCCGATGGGAGGCACTGTTCGTCTGGATGGTACAGAATCATATGATCCTGATGGCTCCTATCTGACGTATGAATGGACAGTTACAGGTACTCCTTCCGGAGTTACTGTGGATGATATCAACCTGAGTGGGGGTGTAAGTGCTTCCATGACTCAGGATAATCTGGTAGTACCTCCCAATGATGGTATAACCATCTCCGCCAGGAGGACCGGAAATACAGGAAATAGCATCACTATCACTCTTGTTGATCCTGGGGTTCCTGCATCAGCACTTTCTCTATCTGTATCCTCTTATGATATCACTGTGAATCTTCAAACGGATGCAGCATCCGCTCTAATCACCACATATAAGCAATTAGTAGATGCAATTACCCTGCCCTCTGCAGCGGGCTATAATGAGAATGCAGCTGCTTTGTTAACTGCAGCCTTGGCAAATAGTGGAGCTGGGGGAGATGTAGTACAGGCCCAGGTACAAACATATCTGTCCGGCGGTCTGGATTCAATAGAAAGCTCTCCAACATTCAACCCTACAGTTCCTGGGTCTTATCAGTTTCAGCTAATAGTGAATGATGGATTTTTAGATAGCCTACCAGCAAGTGTGCTGGTACTAATTCAGAATGCACTTCAGCCTTTGGATTATATCCCCAACGCTGACTATATTTGGGATGGGCTACCGGATTTTTGGAAGCTGGTTCCGGATAAATCAGTATTTAGCACCTTCTGGTCTTCAGCCATTCAGGTGATCTCCGGGGAGGTATTGAAAGCCTGGCAGACCGATTATGCTAAATCCTTGAATGACATTCAGAGATTCTTCATAAGGAAGTGGCTCAAATACTCTCCCTACCTTGAAGACATAGGTACGGTCACCTTTCCTGCATTTGATATATCCGGTAGTGCAGTAGGTGAAGAGGACGGTGATGGGGATCTGACCACATCAATGATCAGATCTTCCGGAGTAAATGATCTCTACCCATTCAATGTTGGTGATCTACTTCTGGACACCACGAATGGTACTGCATATGAGGTCTCCAGGAAGGAGTCCAACAATAGGCTAGTTGTTACTACTGATACTGTACCTATATATGACGTTATAGATTCTGACAACTACAACTCCGGCTACGCAAAGACCAAGACCATACCGGAGGTCACTACAGATCTATGGGCTCTCTCTGCTGGAATATATGATACAGACCCTATCGTGGCCGGAGATATACTTCGTATAACCACGGAGAGCACAACCCACGCAGCCCTTATAAAGAATGATAGCTTCTACCAGCTTGTATTCAGGGCCAAGAAGCCTGGCCTGTATGGTCACCAGATAACTGTTGAGCTAGTTGTGGGCTCAGCTCTCTCTGTCTCTGTCCTGAATAGAAGCATCAAGATTACATACATTCCAGATGTTACTTTGATGGATGATATTGTTACAGCAGTTAATAGCCATCCCAAAGCTCTTCTGTTGGTGACTGCTGGCAGAGGTATAGGAGGAGGGGCTGTATCCTGCAGAGCTGAGGATGCTTTTTCGAAGACAGCTCTGTGTGGCATATCCAACATCAGCTCTGGGGGAATTACCACCAAGGTTCTGACGTTGGACTCTGCAATCCCTGGTGGTCCTGTCTTGGAGATTGCTCTTCCTGTTGTGGATAAATCCTGGCAGGTTATCAGGCCCTCAGCATCATTTTCCTGGAGAAATGCACCGTACATAACCTCCTTACTCAACCTGGAAGATGATGAGCTGGTGCAGGCCGGTGATCTTGTACGCTTTAGTGTCAGGAGCACCAGCACAGGTACCAGTCAGGATGTCCATTGCGAGGTTCTGGGGGTTATAGATTACAGAGCTGCTTTTGACAGTACAAATCTTCTGGCTGTGCTAAGTAGTCTTACTTCTACCGAATATACGTACACCTACTCCGGTATCGTGCGAATTCACCAGATACCCACTGATGATGATTTGGATAGCGTCCCCAAGCTGAAGTTTCCCATAGCTGCCCCAACCAGCAAGCTATACGAGAACCAGCACTATACTGTCGGGTCTGGGGCGATATCCTTTGCCTCCGGAACTTTCTCCTCCTCAAGCCTACCTCCAGATAATCTGTGGGGAGAGGTTAGCTACTTCAATAATGAGGAAAGAATTGAGGGCAACTTTGGCAGGTTGGCTGGTCTTACTAGAGACACCCTATCAGACTCTACATCGGGGGTTGATTATCTGTCTGCTGTTCAGGCTCTATGGTTTGCTTTCTTCGGTGGCCCAAAGATAAGTAACATCAGATTGGGTGCACAGATATTTTTTGGTCTTCCCTTTTCGGAGAAGGCTGGGGTGATCACGGAGATAAACAATCAGTATAGCCTGACACACGGAAGAATTCTAATTCAGGATAACGAGAACACAGCTATCCTCAGATCTTATAGATATCCTCTTGCGGTAGGTGTTGCCACCAATCCAGCTACGTCATCTGCTTATGTGGCCGGAGATGTGGTGGAGCAGTTTGCCCCGCTTTCTAATGGGGTAACCGTAGAGGATTATGTCAATACACCTAGATGGTTCCTCATTCATGTAGATCAAGGCTTGATGACGGAGGTGGAGAAGTTCTTCCTCTTCAGAGTTCAGGTTGATACAGCTGCGGCTGTGGATACAACGAATTTCTCCTTCGTTGCTACCTTTGTTAATAGGCTGAAGCCTGTCTACACCAGTCCGATTCTATCTGCACTTCTTACTTTAGATGATGACTACATCCAGGTGGGAGATGATGATTACAAGGATGGTACCCTCTTCCTTTATGACAATCCTAGAGGTGCTCCGGATCAGCCTTCTGGTGGTGCTCCGCTTGATCAGGTTGGCCATCCGACCGCTTGTATGCTGGACGCCTATGATGGAAATGGCAGCTGGACTGGAACGGCTGTAGATCTGGAGTTCTCTCTGGACAGAACCAGCCCAAAAATAGATTTTGTCATTGGTCCTCTGGCAGATAACCTCACAGTTGCTTGGATCGACTCCAACTACATAGATACTTCGGTCTACTCCTATGTGGTTATTGAGGGAACCCTGAATGATGATGGTGTTTATGACCTCATGACCTCTGTCAACACACAGATAAATATTTCACTGCTTGATGGTCTTGGTGCTCCGGTAGCACTGACGATAGGGGATACCGGGAAATGTTTCACACTTCAGGGACCTCACGTTGTTTTTGAGGGTGGAGATGGTGTAAATAAATCCTTCAAGTATTTGGATGATGGTGTAAGGCAGCCAAAGTATACCATAGATGGTGGGATTGTTCCCTATACTCATACAGTGAATCAGCGTATACGTATCAACATGGATTATGACATCGGATTTGGTGCTCCCCAGCTTGGGCCGAGAGTAGATCAGGGTTTGATACTGGACGATTTCTTGACCATGGAAATAAATCTAACCCCCGTTGAGGCAGGTGGTATTCGCCAACCGAATATGCATAGTACCACTATACCGGGAAATGGTTTACACTGGTGGTTGGATGGTGGTGCAGCAGCTGTGCTGGGGGTTCCAGAAGAAGTGTTCTATGAGGATTTTCAGATAGATGCCATGAGTAATATCAGGCCAGCCGGAGCCTCGGTATCCAGCGGATACATACTTCGTGTTGTCGGACATAAGGGTCTATCAAAACCACCGTCTGATCCAGACATGATAATAGATCACCTCATCACCAGCTGAGGAACAAGATGGGATTCAGCGTTCTAAAGAAGCTCATAAATAGATTTCGGAGATCAAACGGCTCTCTGGATATCCCCGAGCATCTACAGGTTCAGAATAATGTCTTTCTGACCATGCGGGAGCGGGGGAAGATCGTTGGTAGGAGAGAGAGTCACAATGTCGTAACCAATACGGGTAGGCAATGGTTACGAGGCCTTTGTTCAGCCTTATCGTACCCGGATATGATTCCTGTAGACACACCAGCATCTAACCTGAACGTGAATGCTTTTGATGCTGCAACAAATGTACAGGAGGATAGCAAGTACAGGGTGCGTTATATAGCGTATGGTGTTGGTGGAACTATGCAGGGGGTTACACCTCCGGGAGTGGGTACCTTCACAGAGGTAGTAACCAGATACGGTCTGGAAAGCCCTGTGGAATATGTAAGAAACGGAGCTACAATATTCTATCTGGCCCAGGTTGTTGGGCAGGATCTTACAGACACAGCCTATGCCCCAAACAATTTCACTATCCGTTTTCGGAGAGTAGCTGTAGAGACAGATATTAGCTATGCGCTTCAGCCCACCTATGGAACAAGTGTACCACTATCTGAGATCGGTCTTTTTACATCGGCGGCAAATAGTATTATTCATACATCTCCGGTAGAAGGCGCTGGTGCGATAGGAATGGTAGCGTATAATACCTTTGCAACGATTACGAAGACACCGCTCTTCCAGCTGGAAGTAGTCTGGGAGTGGAGGTTTTAAGATATGGCAACTGAGTATTCCCTTCACTCTGTTCTTCGTGGGGCAACCGTAGTAGGTGCTGCTGATAGCCCACCCAACAGCACAGACCCATTAACTACTCAGCCTACCGGTACCCGCTTTATGGCATTCGGGGAGAATGCCACCAGTGAAGCCTTCAATAGGGCTTTAGGTTCAGTGCAGGAGAACACGGATTGGCTCTCCAGAAGTGTACTATCTGAGATAGCTATTCCTACTATAGTCAATGTAACTACTGATATAGATCCTGCTACATTCGAGATCTATGTTGACACCCCGGGAACGAATCAGGCTATCAGGGCACTTGTTGGTCTTGGTGGAAATACCGCAGCCGTTTTAGCCACGGGTTTCAGTGTACTGGACCAGGACTTTAACGAGATAGACTCTGCTGGCACTACATGTGTTGTTGTTCCTAATGGTGTGAAGACTGATACTATTGCTAACGGTGGTCAGACACTTGGTGCCTATGAAAACCGCCAGATACATGCGGCTGCTAATATAACAGCATTAACGAGACATACGGTTACCTGTGCTACAGCTACATGGAATCAGGAGCCTGGTATTGCCCCTATTATCAGACCTGTATGTCCCGGTGACATAGCTGTCATTGCTGGTAATGATGTAGCCAATGATACCAATGCCGGTACACTGGATTGGGAAGTACACAAAGTTCTCAGTACTACAGAGATAGAGCTTAGGTGTCTACAGGATCCATCCAGATCTTTGGATGTTACAGTTGGAACAGCCGGTACTGTAACAATAAACTCCAATGGACGTTTCTGGGTTAGCCCTGTAGTTCAACTCAACTATGACCCTTCTTTGATTGCTGGTGTTACTACAGTTTACCTAGTTTTCGGTATATCCAAGCAGCCTATATGTTCTGCCGTTACCGGTGTGGGTCTGCCTACCTCCATGTGCTTTCCTCTGGAAGCAGACAGCCTGACCAAGATTAAGATCAGAGCGGCGGAAGAGGAAGGAGGAGCATTTGCTGCTCTACTAACACACCTGGCTACCTGTGGTCTTGATGATGCTTATGATCTGAACTTTGCTTTTCCTCTGTTGCCAACAGCTGGTGGTGGTAGGACTATTCTAGCTGATACAGGATCTGTACGAATACAGGCCACCAATTCAGTTCCTGTAAATGATTATAATACCCTTTTAGAGATAGACTCTTCCTTGGTAAGTAGTAAAAATGGATATGTAGGTATAACTAATACATCCAGTATAGGAAACAGTCTTCCTTTTGCTGGTATGCTAACTCTTGAGCGTTGCTTCATAGATAATTTATCCCTTGTAGCTATAGCTATAACAAAAAAACCTGCAGGTCCAGCTGATGAAATCATTTATTCAATAGGTGTAGACCTTAGTAATATCATTCCTTGGGCTACTATAGCACACATTACGGGGGGTCTCGTAGCTGAGCAAGGTTTCTACCTTGTAATTGATGTTGACGATGTAAATGATACTCTAACTCTGCAAAATCTTGATGGTACCGTAGCCGCTTTTACTAATGAGGCTGCATTTATCCAGATTTATGATATTTCTATATGGACAAATTCCCAAACTGCTACTGGTATGGTCTTAGGCGGTGCTGAGCACGTCCATCAGACATATACGAGTACTCTTAGTGCAACTAATTACAGATCGATAAAATGCAAAGCTGGTGGTTATCATTTCTATGCTATTAGCACAGCAGAAACCGGATTACCAAATGTGGTTGATACAGAAGATGAGGTATTTTCGGTAGATTATACAGGAAATTTAAGGCTAAATGGCTCTATTATAGATACTGATTCTACCTTAACGGGACTAATTAGATCCCTGGATCTCCATTTTGGCGCCCAGCAAACCAAGTGGTTATCTTTTAGAAATATTAATGAATATACAGCACTTACCCTTGATGCGGGAGCTTCAGGGGCTGGTGAAGCACGATACGTGACGTGTGATGTCGCATCATCTGGTACAGAAGCTGGGGGACCAAATAAACACAGCATTTTTAAGATAAATAATATCACCAATGCTGGAGATATGCGTCTTACCGTCCAAGCCCTTACCACTGGGTATGAGCAGATTGGTACTACAGCCTGGGAGCTGTTAAATGTAGCAAATGTTTCCAATAAGCTGGAGTGGGATTGGGTTGGGGCGGCGGATAAAACTTTTTTCCAGGTGGATCACACGGCTGCTAACAATGTTAAGTACAGCTTTGGTTGGTATGACAAGGATTTAGATGCCGCCGTACCAACTGTGTTCCCAAATATTGTTAGTATAGGTTTAGGTAGTAGCACCAATTCTCGTGTTAATTGTACATATGATTCTCTTGTTGCTGGTGCCTATAGCTCCCAGACATTTACACCTATGTATAGAAGTTTTGGTTTTGGTGTGGATAATAGGGCTATAGGTATTGGTCATGCTACAGCTAACCATACACCTGGGGATTGTACTTCGCTTGTTGTGGGTGAGACTGGAAATATCATGCTTGGTGGGGGTTACAGAAGGTTCCTATGTTGCCAAGACACACTCGGTACTATTAGCTCCGCTTTCGATTTTTGGCCTATTACAGATCCTATCGGTCCTGGACCTACTTATTTCACAGCGTCACAAATTCAGGGTGGTGGTCTAAGTGGTACAACCGGTGCTTGTGCTAATAACAGAATCAACACCATGGTCGGTTTAACTGATAATGATACGATAATAACTGCTACAGGAGCGTTCAGGCATGCAAGAAACGGGGACGCTATTTGGAACATAACCAGGAATACAGGTTCTATCATATCCAACTGGATCGACATCAACACTGTAGATATCTCTCCAGCTATTGCTGGGCAGGTCGCCACAGACACTTTCTATGGGCCCTCTCCTAATTGGTTTGTTGATGATCCCGCTCCCATAAGTGTTGGCTATGTTGTAACATTAAATACGGCCAGCCCTGCTGATGGCCCTCTTGGCTATCAGCTGGACTATGCAGACTCGGCCATAGTAGGTAAAGGTCCAATAGGAATCAAATGCCCAGATTTGGAGACACATGATGTGCTTATGGGCGCCCCAAGTGTACAGACATCGGGGTTTGCTCAGGTACAGAAGGTAGCGGGTGTTGCTATAAGTAGGGGGGATATCTGCTATCTACAAACAGGAGTTGATGTAGGAAAGGTACATAATGTAGTTACGGGTGTTAACCCTTGGGTGATTGGTATAGCTTTGGCTGATTCTGATGCAGCTTTTACTTATGTTGATTTAGCACTTCATATGGCTCCAGCGTAAGAAGGAGTACACATGTCGATACCTGGGGAACTTCTAAGAGGTGTGGTTCGAATTATAGGCGTACCTTTTACTTCTGCGCAAGTTGAAGCAGATACTTCTTTATTTACCTTATCACAAGGACAGGTAATACAACGTTGTTGGGTAAAAGTTACTACGGCTTTTGGTACTGTTACGGTACCAACCTTAGATATTGGTGTGACAAGTAGTGTTTCAGGATTTTTACAGCTGGTTGTTGCTGATATGACAACTGCAGTTACTAATTGGATGCAGCCAGAACAGGTAGACGCTTTAGGGCCTCTTCTTTGGGATGCGGTTGCTTTCTCACCTATTCATTATTCTTACAACAGCGCAAAGGCAGGTGATACTACAATAAGAGTAAGTAACCAGGCTGGTGGTGCTAATGTGTGGACATCCGGCTCTGCTATAGCTTATTTTCAAATTTTTGAAACAGTATAAGGAGATCCTCATGTGTAGATTATTATTTTTTATCTCTCTACTCCTTTTTTCAGTTTTGGCTTTTGCTCAAGGAGTTCCTCTTCCAGCATCTCCAGCTATGGTTGAGATGATCCCTACGGCTGTTCCGCAAACTGATTTCTTCTCAACTGTTGGCGGGCAAATCTTAGGTGCTCTTCTTCCAGTAATATCTGCCTTTCTTGCCGCTCTTCTAGGTTGGGTACTCAGTCTGTTGGCTAAAAAGATTGGCTTCTCTTTGAATACTCAAAGAGATGCTGTTACCAGGGAGGCTGTGAGGAAGGCTATTGCTTATGCGGAGGAGTATGCAGCAAAGCAGCTGAAGATTGAGTCCAATCCGGAGGGTACCGAGAAGCTGAAGATTGCTATGGAGCAGCTGTTAAAGCAGTTTCCGGATAAGCTTCCGGCCGAGCTTGATCGGATGATTCATGAAGAGCTTGGCTCCATGAAGGGTTTTGGGGCCTCCAAAGAGATAAGTGTTTGATGGACGATCAGAAAACCCTTATAGAAAGAGCCAGTGGGACTATTGAGAAACCCACCTCTTGGCATACTGCTGTCTTTCTGTCCATAGCTGCTGTTTTTGTTGTTGGTGTGGTTACATTCTTTGTCTTTCTAAACCGCAGAAATAGGACAGCTGCAGCACACAAACTGGATGTGCTAGAGAATACTCTTAGACAGAGAAAGGACGTCTACGATAAGCTTGACGTGTCGGATAAGCATAGATTCGACCTGGAGAGAGAGATAGAAACTCTCCGGAAAGAAAGAGAGAGGACAGATGCTCATATTAAGGATTTGGACACAGGGTGTCAAAGATTCAAAGAAAAGCTGTCCTCCATCCATAGCTGGGATGATGTTCTTTAGTCCGGAGATGTTATCATGTTTTTAACAGACCAACTCTATATTCTCCTGTTTATTGCCAGCCTTCCCGGTCTTGCTGCCCTTGGTCTTAGAGTTATCAGCTGGTCTCAAATTAGAAGCAATAAGGCCTCCAATGGAGGAATGATAGCTACTGATGGTTCCTCCACAGCAGGCGGAGCCAATATACGCATAGAGAATAAAAACCCAACACCATCCCCGCTCAATGGTAAAGCAGGCAGCTTCAACCTCTTGGATATCGGTCAGATACTGGGCCGTCTCGCCAGCGTACAGGAAGCACAGATTGCAGCAGATGAGAAGCGTGATAGCTCAACTGAGCGCAGGGAGGAGAGGCTTAATCAATTATTGGCAAAGATTGTCCAGAATGAAGATAAACACACGGATATGCTTCAGAATCTAGGTAAGACTGCACAGGAAGCAGTGATACTGTGCCGGTCTAAAAGAGATTGATGTGGTACGATATATCATCTTTATTGTACTTTCTCTCTATCCCTTAATAGCAATTTCTCAGCCGGTAGCTCCCAAGATAATTCCACTGGGGGAGAAGATAGTTCTCTATGGTGGAACCTATAAGTGCTATCAGCTGGAGGATTATAAGCTCCTTCTGGATTTTGATTATGAGCTATACACAAAGAGGATGAAGCTTCATCTCCTGGAGAAGAGAGATGTTCAAACACAGGAAGCTCTGTACAGATCTCAGAGGATAGGTGAGCTGCTAAAGGAGGATAAAGCCCTTTTGGAAGAGGAGCTTCATCTGATTACCAGGAAGTGGGAGTCCGGAGATGAGGAACTTCATGCATTGGAGAGTGGGAGAGATATCTGGAGAATTATGGGAGTTGCAGGGGTGGGTGTCTCAGTACTTATGACAGCTCTTCTGTTTGTCTCCATTTATTAGGTAAAAAAGAAGGGGGACTCTTCGTCCCCCTTCTTCTGACCTTTATACGCAGGCTCTTCTAAATGCTCTTACTATCTGCTCTTTGGAAAAATCTCTTTCTACCTCAGCACCGATCTTCTTGGCCAGCTTTGCTATATCTGGCCACAGTAGGTCTGCTACTTTGTCCTCCGGGATGAATAGCATTTGGCTTTCACATAACACTCTCGCACCATCTCTTACAGGCAGTGTTAGCTACTCGGCCTCCGGGGCGTCTTCAATCTCGTCATAGTTCTTGGCAACATCAAAGGCACCGTTATATACCCAGAAGGTGGCCTTGTGAATATCTGCCAGCTGAAGCTCCATGGCAGAAATAGCAGCTGCCATCTTCTCTATCTCCGCGCTGTCTGCCTCCTGGTTCTTCCTCATATTATCCAGAACTGTACCGATGGTATCCACCCGATTCAGGAGATCTTTCATAAGCCCCTTATCGTCGCTGGCCTTTGAATCCTCCTCTGTAGCCTTCTTTGGTCTGCCCGGAGATCTCCTCTCTTCAGCTACACCATCAGCTGCCCCCTTTTCCTCATCGGACAGAGGCTCGGGAGGAGCAGCTTTCTTTCCCCTCACACTTTTCTTTGCTCTACCACTGCTCTCCCCTGAATCTCCCTGAGAGTCCAGAACAAACTTGACCAACTCTTCCTTTGGGGCTGTAGCAGAAGCTACGACCTCCATACCGGCTGCTATGGCTTGCTTACGTAGCTGAATACGGGGCATCTCGATAAGCTCGGCTTCAGTAATCAAAGCTACCTCCTGCTCTTGAACAGATGCTCTCTGTTCTCTGTGTAACACACCAACATCTTCATATCACTGCATTGATAACACATTCCGGTACAACCGGCTGGTAGCTGATACTTTATACTATCCCAATAGAGCTGTATGAAAGCTATCAGCTTGTCTCTTAGTCTGTCCAGCGGTGGTATAACAGGCTTTATCCGTCTCCCCTCAGTTATCTGAACCAGGTCTGTTTTGCTAAGGCCTCGAAAAGCAGGCTCACCTATGTGGGAGCATATAGCTAAAAGCTCTCCCTTATTCAAATCTTCCAGCTGTATATCATCTTTGCGGACGAATGAGTATGCTAAAGTACATCTCTCTTCGGCCTTATTGGTCCTTTTCTTTCTTATAGTCGCCAATCCACTTCCTCCAACTTCCCATAATGAGCTTCTACATAAGGGCTTTCTCCTTCTCTAAGCTGAACTTTAATCAGGTTCAGTTCAAATGTGTTGCTGTCGTCTATGCCTGTAACTTCCTTTATTGCATTCTCAAGCAGGATGACTCTGTTAGATAGGTCAATAATTCTGAATCTATGTTTTGCCTTACCTGGATATCCTTTGGTTATTGCATCAAGATGAAACACCAAGGTCAGAAAGTAGGCGCTCTCTGGATCAACATATTTCAATGTGTGAACACATTTTGCCAGCACAGCTTTTATTACGGATCTCTTATACCGTTTTGCTGCAGGGGTCAGAAACAGTCCAGGCTTCCCTAGACCTCTTCGCCTGTGTGTTTTGTTACTGCTTGGAGGTAGTGGAAGAGCTATAGAGAATATCATCATCTGTGATATCTCCCACCTCTCATATTCCCTACATTTACAGACCTACCAATGTTTTTGTTATCCGTGTCCACTCTGTTCAGTTGCCTGGAAAGAGCTTTTACATCATCATCAAAAATTTCTCTGAGCCTCGTATGGAGTCCATGCAGAGTATCCCAATACACCTCCTCCTGCCTTGTCTGCTGATAGAGACTATCAAGAGTGGTTACATCTTCCCGTACTTCCTTATTGGGGCCATTTGATCTTTTTCTGATTGCGGCCCGAACCAGGGCTGTCTTCTCCTTACATATGCCTAGATATGCTTTACTATATGCCTCTCTGCCAGAGATATATCGGAAGAATTCTTGAAAGTCAGCATGAATCTCCCACATCTCCCGGTCACTCAACCGCATTATGCTGGCTGGCCATTGTGGCATTATTGCTGGTTGATCTGGGAGAGCCACCCCCTCCTTCCCCAGATCGTCCCATAAGTCGTCTAGCAGCTTGTCATATTTTGCCAGCTCTCTATCGAGATCTACCTCAGTATCTATTTTTGACATGCTTAACCTGCGTTGGGATCGCAGCACCAAGAGTATCTACACTCCTTGCAGGTGTATCCCAGCTCTTTGGGAGGAGGATTTCCTTTCTCAACGCACCGTTCAATTCTTTCCAGCTTGTCTGTCACCTTCCCCCATATTCTTTTATCAAATGTTTCTGTGAACAGACGCATTTCCCCAAGACTCTTCTCGTAGTAAAGGAACCACAGCATAGGTGCATCAAGCATGTAGGCATAGCAATGTGCTTGCATCAGGTGCTCTGACTTTGGTTTTGCCAAGCCCTTGAAGCCTTTAGGTGATATAGATTTTATCTCCAGCAATCTTCTATCGTATGGAAGATCCAGAAGACCATCAGCACTTCCTATGAGGTGTAGCTCATCATCCCTGCAGAATACCTCTGTACGGAAGCAATCATCTCCCAGAGCCTTGGTGATATAATCCTGTAGTACTCCGTGTATTGCAGTTCCTATATCAAAGATGATTCTGGTTCCGGGAAATAAGCACTCGTTCTGCACCTCTCCGGATCTCTGATAGTACATAGCTCTACCGCAGTATGGTATAGAGGAGGGGGAGAAGTATCCCGTACTTCTACGAGCATCCTTCTTGTTGATAGCATCCAAATATATGTTTATTTCCTCTACCAGCTGTATTTCTTCAATTACTTCTTGTACCTGGGATCTGGTAAGAGCTTTCAGGTTGTCTATGTTCCGGAGAGGTAGGTCTTTATCCATTACAAATCCTATTCATCTAGAGGATCAACCGAGAAGCCACTCGTCGAAGCCATTTGGTTATATTTACTGTTTTCCCAAATACCGAAAGCAATCTCGGCTTCGGGGTGACACCCGCTTTCTGTAGCACATCTAAGCGCTTGTATGTAGTCCCTTTCCAGTACCCGAACTACTTCTTTGGCGGAGCAGAGAGCGTTTAATTTATCTTCCAGAAGACATTTCATGTCTTTTTTACCTATACATTTGTATGCTTCTTTGTTCATATAATCTTACTTCTTGTTCTTGATGTGTTCCACGAACTCCAACCAGTCCTCATAGCTTATAACAGCTAGCCTGATCTTGTGTTTACTGAAGTTAATGGTGAATGAAGGAATCTCAGAGGTCTTCAGTGCCTGCTCCTCAATCTCCAACCAATCTTCCACCTTTATGGGGTAGGACTTCTTGGATGTCTCTTTATCCTGCACCCTGACAACCCCATGCAGTCGGACGTCACCTTTGTATCCCCAAGGTGCTCCGGATCCCGGTTGAGGCTTTCCAGCTCCGATATCCTTGGCGACCTTTATCTCACTTCCCCTTTTCATCGGTACCGAACCCTGAGACCTGCCTGCTTCATGCAGGTCTCAATAAGAGTGCTTATTCTACCCTCTTGCTCAGGACCCTCATCGTAGTAAGCCTCTAGATCCTCCTTACTTATTCCATTTTCTTTATCGGGAACATAAATCAACTTTCCTCTGCTGGTAATGAGTTTCATTGTTTTAGCAGTTGCTATAACATCAGCTCTCCAGTTGGCACCATCGGAGAAAAGATATTCAAACTCCCCCTCTATCCCCTCATGTGTCCCTAGCTTACCCTTCTGGATATTCCAGGCGACAATCTTACCTGCAGCCCTTCCACTTACATTTATCTTCTTTGTGCTCCGCAGATGGATGTCGATCGCTTTTGCGTGTCCCAAAGCATAGCCACCACCCACCCTGGTCTTGGGAGCCATCCTGGCCAGAAATGGATTCATACCGGTTGTTATATTAGCTCTCTGTTGATTATTTAGAACCATAGTTGTCTGGTTCATACCGCCGTCCTCGGTAGGCATGCTCAGCTGGGTAAATGCCTCGGAGAGGAAGTCCGTCATCAGTCCGGCATTGGCGGCAACCTTCTTATTCTCATCCAGATGTCTCCTCTCTCCCTCCTCCTTGAGCCGTGCACCCTTTCCAGAGAAAGCCCCCAGCCCATCTATGAGAATAAGCTGAAAGACTCCAGAGCTGAGAAGCTCAAGTACTGCTTCCAACTTTGCTTCTGCGGGAACATCTGATCCTTGCTCCCCGACATCTATGATGAAGAACTCCCCTATCTGTTCCTGAACCTCTTTCAGCTCATCAGGGGTTGGCTTTCTACCCAGATCCTGTATATAGTCATCAAGTTCTGGTTGACTGAGTGCTACTCTCACGCCACAGTGCCAACCAAAGGCCTTGTCATACCCGTACTCGAAGCTGGTGTAGGCTATAGCTGCAGCTGCTCCATAGTGCTTTTGACATTCACGTATGAGGCAGTTCATGAGGTAGTTTTTCCCTACCCCTTCCGGACCATATATCTGGCAGATAGATCCGGCAGGAAGACCACCACCAACAGCAAGATCCAGAGATAGTATACCAAAGGGTCTGCGTATATTGTACTGGTAGGTTCTATCACTGGCTTTTCTTACTATAGCTTTACCCTTCAGAGCTTTATTGACTCGGGCTACGAGGGTATCTACAGAAGTACCCTTCTGAGCTTCCGGCTCTATATCTACCAGCTTTTTCTCGCTGACAGGCGCATCTGCCTGCTCCTCTACACCATCTCCAACATCTTCAGGAGAAGGCTCTATTACCTTCTCGGCTTTCTTCTTGCCCCGAGCCATTACTTCTTCTCGAAGGGCTTTGTGCCATCCTTCTCTGTCCAAGGAACGTTTATTTTGGAATTTTTCTCACCTGCAGTCTTATTCTTCTCCTCCTTATTTTTCTCTTTCTCAACTTCTACAGCATATTTAGTCATGCCTTCATCATTATCAGCCATGAGATCTCCTACTTGGCCTCTTGCCAGTTTCTTCCACCACCAATATCTGTGTTTAGGTTCACCTGCAGTAAATCAGGACAAACCCCTAGCATACAGTCCTTGATTATGCTGGACGCTCTTTTCACGCTTGTTGGTGGACACTCGAACACCAGCTCATCATGAACCTGCAAAAGTAGGTGGCAGTTCAGCTCTCTCAGCTCTCTATCCCTTGCACATTCAAGCATTGCCAGCTTTACAATCTCAGCAGCAAATCCCTGAACAGTGAAGTTGAACGCCTGTCTCAATGCCTCAAATCTCTCACGCTTTGCGCCAATACTATAGTTACTGGCATTCTCCAGACGTCTTCTTCTGCCCATGGTGGTAATGGCTACATTTGATTCTTCTGCAATCCTTCCAACATCTTCAATATGCTGCTTCAGCGTTGGAAAGGCCCGGAAATATTGGTTCTGCAGCCTCTTTGCTTCCTCAAAGGATATTTCCAGCTGCTCTGAGAGCTTCTTGGGTCCCTCTCCATAGAGTATACCAAAGCCGATTGTCTTGCATTGCTGCCTCAGCAAGCAGCACCTTTTCTCATCTGCGGTAAGAGCCAGTCCCTGATCCTTTTTCTTCTTGGCAGCCTTTACCTTCTCATATGGGACACCAAACATGAGAGATACGCTGTTACAGTGCAGATCCATGCCATTGTGTATGGCTTTGAGCATGTTGGCGTCTCCGCTGTCAGAAGCTGCCAACATCATCTCGACCTGAGAATAGTCCCCGAGAAGTAATACCCAATCGTCTTCCAACCGCTCGCCAACCTCCGGAATGAAGGCCTTTCTCAATCCGTATGGATCATTTTCCGGTCTAGGTAGATTCTGAAGGTTGGGATCTTTAGAGGAAAGTCTCCCAGTACGTGCAACATGTTGAGTAAAGGTACTGTGTATCCTACCAGTTCTTGGATCTATTCTATCAATCATCCCGTTGATATAGGTACCGAGGAGCTTGTTGTGTTGCCGGTACTCAAGCACCAGCCTGGATGCTTCCCCTACTTTATCCTTTCTTGTAGCCCACCCTGACAGTACCTCTTCATCTGTGGCTCCCTGCTGATTACCACTCTTCCCACCTTTGGTCTTTTTCTTGATGGGCATACCAAACTGCTCATAGAAAAGATCTCTCATCTGTGGGACAGAGGCTGGATTTATATATCTGCCCGCTACCTTGGCCAGTCCCTCCAAGGCATCATTCATGAGCTTCTCAGCTACCTTCCTTTGGGGAATCAGGTAGCCCTTATTTATCATGACACCCCGTCTCTCCATGTTGAAAATCACATCGTGAAGAGGACACTCCAGTGTTTTATAGTAATCCCACATGGTACCGAAGTATGTTTCCTCTTCCTGCATTCTATCTTTTATATGGAGAAATGCCTGCAGGTGTAGCCAGGCATCAAAGCTGGCATAGTCCACCATGTCCTCAAATAGGGAATGTCCTGGGATGATCTCATGTATTGGTACTTTCCCAAACCTCTCCTTGAAGGAAAACAACTTACCTCCTGGAATCTCCAGGAGGTTAACCGTTATGTAATCCAGAGAGTGTGGACTGGTATCATCTATCAAGGTATGCATGGTCATGGTGTCATAGCGGTTAGCCACAATTCTATCACTGGCGTATGCGATACCGGCGTTGGCCATCATATGTGCATCGAAGTTTGCATTGTGATCCGCAAACTCTACCTTTCTGTCCTCCAGGAAATCCTTGAATAGGTGTAACAGACTCCGGGGAATACAGTAACGCTCCTCCTCATTGGCCAGGCTCCAGTAAGCAATCTGAGCCTGCATTCTATTCAAGCCATCCGTTTCTGTGTCCAGACCAACTACTTTCCAGCCGGGTAAACGAAGAAGCAGTCGGATAGCTTGGTCTTCATCACCAATGTATACAGCCCTCGGTATACCAAGCTTGAATGCCATCACATCTCCGGAAAAGTGGGGGGGAGATAATCCTCCCCCCCACTGTCTATAGTACTAATTCACTCCATTTCCGGCTTGAGATCAACATCTTGGAGTGCTTCGGCTACCCACGGAGTGTTTATAAGCTCTTGGGTGAATGTTTTACGTAGAGAGAAAACATTCTCAAGACCCTCCTGCCATATTTCCTCACTGAAATGTGGGCTAACCGAGTTATAGATCAGATCCTCCAGCACGTGAGGGTCGAGAGCATCCAGCTCCCAGGCGTCGCTGAGACCGGTCTTCTCCTGATAATTAGCAAAGCGACTGCTAGTAACCTTGGCGGGAAAAGGAGGTGGGTTGAACTCCTCTATCTGCTCTATAGTGAGAGCCACTCGCTCAATCTCTGGTCGAGGAGCACCACTCATCCATATTAACTCTTCGGCCTCAGCCTGATCATCAATGCTGCCTTTGCGGGAATCCGGATTAGCCTCATTTTCGCTATCAATCTCAATGCGATCAAGAATAGCCGCAGCCTGCCGCGCTAACGCTTCAGGAATTTCCAGCCCATCCGGATCGTGGTCGCCGAAATAAATGATGATGAAGCGATCAAAGAAAGCATCTCGATGCCTTGTCGCTTCTCTATACTGTTTTACCATCTGATATACCGTCGAGACTGATGGGTAGCCCCGACAGACCAACCACGGAACCCCAAGCTGCTTACAAGGACCCTCAAAGACTCCAGCCAGAGCCTCTTTCTCAACAGCAACAAGCACATACTCGGCTTGATTGTTCCATCGGGATTGCCTAATACAGCTTATAGGTATATATTTCACCCATGTCTTGGTTGTACGCATCGCCGCATTTATGCTAGTATAGGTTTCAGTTATATCACCTTTCCGCGATTCCCTGGTGCGGTCCATAAGCCACTCCAGCGGAAACTGTCCCCCAAGTCGAGTATCAACCAGTAGCCTACCCAGCTTGTTATACGCTTTGGTATCGTTCGGTAGTACTCCGCCTGCCACAAGGCGGTAGTAAAGCTGTCTCAGCGTCAGGTTACCATTATATCCTGAAGCAATGGTGAGAGAGCTTTGAAGAAGGTTACGACTATCATCCCTCATTATAATTCCCTCAATCGTAGGAAACCGCCCTCTCCTCCCTTCTGCCACCTCTTCCCCTACGCTTCCCGATGTCATCAGGGATGGGGAGGTTCAGAATCTCAGACTGCTTGTCGAGAGGCATATCGAACATGGCCTCAAAATCATATGGTTCAGATAGATCAGAGATTCTATCATCAGCTTCTGCTACCTCAGAGCCGGTGATCTGAAGAGAGATAAAGGTCCTTCCATCTCTCCTATGTCTCTCTACACCCTTGACCTCCAGGTTTACACAGAAGATATTGACAGGTTTTGGGTTATCACAGCAGGCAATCCAGTTACCCTTGGCATCTTCCTCTACACACTCCAGGATGGCCTGGGGGAGATCGGTATGTCCGCACTTGGGACACCTCTGCTCCTGATCCCCAAACTCGATAACCTCCTGGTTGTTCAGAGGACATTCGGAAGCATTCAAAATCTCCCCCAGACACTTCTTGCACTCGTAGCTAAGTACAAAAATGTCTCCTATCCCACACTGGCACTTCTGAGACAGCTCCAGGTCATAGGCCATCAGGATGGTGTGATCCTCTTCGGAGAGGGTCCAGTGAATCTTCTTACCGAACACCTTCTCTACACCATCCTTACAATACTTACAGCGTCTACCTTCGCACTCTATCTTGACCTTGTACTTCTCGCCCGTATCCTTGTTAACTTCCTCCACCAGATGGTAGTCGGCCAGGTGAACAGCATTATACACGTACCTCATGGACGGCCGGGTAAATCTGTCTTTACTTTTCCCCTTCCCTTTGGCGTTCTCTAGCTGGTGACACATTATGCACTCTTCACCCTGACAATCACGTACTCTATTATCCACCACATCGAAGTGGGTGAATTTTACAAAGTAAGGTCTGGTGCTACCATCCCATGCCTTGTACTCTCCAGGGATCAGTCTGATGTTGGTTGGGGATTTAGGAAGCTTGAAGTAGTTATACCTTCCCCTTCCCCTATTCTGATCCTTCCTTCTCCTGCTGACATCTCTCCTGACAGTTGCACGATAAGCACTATGATTATAGGACATTATTTCTCCTCCAGGTTCTCAGATCCGAAGCTCCCTCAATACAGCTTCTCACCATTTGTGAGTCCATATCATCTGGTTGATTACACTTTTCTGGGTACGTACAAATTTTTACTTTCTGTAACCCTCTCAATATACCAGCAGTTCTCAGTGTTCCCTCCTTTCCCGCCCCATCATTATCCAAAAATAGTATTATGTTGCTTCCTATTCTCTGTATCAAAGCCTGCTGTGTTCTTGTCATATATGATCCGAATAGGGCAAGTACATTATAGAATCCTGCTTGCCATACCCACATGGCCTGCTTGAAGCCTTCTACAACTATCACCTCACCCAGCCCGACCTTCCATGCTATGGGGTAAAGATGATGGAGATTCCATAGATGCTGACGACCACCGATCTTATAGCCAGGAACAGCCTCCTGAAACTCCTCCTGATATGGCTTATACTTCAGGCCTAATATTTCTTTTTCCTCATCAGACAGCCTTCCGTATATCCCTACCAAAGTCCCCCATACGTTTCTAATTGGGTAGGTGATTCTATCTCTCTCCAAATCATACCCTACCTCAAAATACTTCAGTGTCTCTTTTTTGAATCCTTTTATAAGAAGCTCCAATGGACACCTATCAAACTCAACTAACACAAGCTCTGGTATTTCAAAACCCTTAAATAGATCAGTGTCCCTGAATATGCTTTTTGGGGTTACTCTTTTGGGGAATCTTCCAACTACCCTGTCTGCTTCCAGCTGCGGTACACCCAGCTCTCTTAGCAGTGTCTTCAACGACCACCCCTTATGACAGGTGTGGCAGAAGGACACTCCTTGTTCCATATTCAACGAGAAGCTGGGGCGTCTCTCCTGTCCTCCCTTGTGAAATGGACATGGAGAGACAAACTCTTCACCTATCTGTTTTCCCTTCGGTAGATATGTTTTGAGGAGAGCTATGAGCTGACCGGTAATCATTCCTGATCCAGATCTCTTGGCATATTGGCTAAAGCCTCGCTCTTTCTGCTTCTACCTCCAGACCGAGATCCGGGAGATACCAGCCTGACTTCCTCTTCCTTATCCTCCCAGAGAATTTCCTCTGACAGAAATGTGAAATCACCTCCCGGCTTACCATTGATGGTAAATCCTTCGAAGGCAAATTCCCTGGCTCCGGGAATAACAAGACTCAGCTTCGGCTCCTTCTTTGTACCCCTCTTCAGTATCCTACAAAGCATGTCCGCTTCCTGTGCAAGAGCATCACCTAGTGCTATCTCACTGAGGTTCTTGCCCATAGTTTTTTCCCCTTCCCTGTTTGCCTGCCAGGTACAGATTAGTGGAACATTCAGATCTGCCGCCAAGCCCTTCAAAGATCTTGCAAGATCTGTAATGTCTCTCCACTTGGATGATGCCTGCATGTGGTAGGGGCTATCTGCTACTATCAGCTGTGGTTGAAATTCCTCAGCCTTTGCTCTCAGCTCTGCAATAGATCCCTGTGCATTATCATTGTCGGAGAATGAGCCTTTGGTTATTTTCAGCTTTTGGCCACCCTGTATTAGATATTCATCCTGCAGCATCTCCAGGCAATCAAACAGCCTGGTTTTTTCTTTAGCAGTCAGGGTGCCCTGTCTGAATGATGAGTAATCTATTCCCCCAACAATCATGGCGATACGTCTTCGCATCTGCTCCGGGGTCATCTCTCTGCACCAGACCATCACACGCAGACCAAAGTTTACATATAGATTTGTGGCTATATATAACATTAGCCAGGTTTTCATAGATTTTGGCCTTGCATACAGTATATATAAACCACCGTTTTCCAGTCCCTGCGTTTCGTCATTCATCAGCTGCCAAGGCCACGGAAGACCAAGAAGACCTTTGGATTCCTCTAGTACCTCCACCTCCTTCTTTATCTCCCTGAAGGCAGTCTTTCCAAAATCAATGTCATCCTCCGGAGACACTAGCCGGGTAAACTCCTTGGTCTCCTGTAATAGATAGTTTAGAGCGTTTTCTGGATCATCTTCCCTTTCCGCCAGATCATACAGCCTGTCCGATATCGTAAACAACCTTCTCCTGACATAGTTTTGTTTTACAAGATCGCAAAGCTCAGCAATGGTAGCTTCCTGCTCCGGTAGCTGGATCGTAGGGAATCTCTCCTCGATCCAGCGGAGAGGAGGAACCTCTCCCCAATGCTTCTTCTTGTGCCAGTATTTACTAATGCTGTCGAACATGGCTGCTGCTTCATCTGATATGAAACTGGAGGAGTCAATCCTGAAAATTCTTTCTGGGGTATCTAGATCTTCCTCTGAAAGAATGGCGCTGATAAGCTGTAGTTCCCAATTTGAGGCCATTCATCTCTCCACGTCTGTCTCTAATACAACACGCTATCCTCTCGAAAATTGGTAGTCAATAGATGATTTCCTGTTCAGAATCACCCAGTTAGTATTAACTATCTAGTTTACAAGAAGAAATCTTCCGGCGAGAAGCTCCAGCTCATATCTGTGGTCAGGATCGGTGATATCTCTGGCAGCTCTGGTAATTGCCTGTACCATACCGAACCTGCTGAATTCCTCCTCCTCCTCCCAGGCCAGCTGGGCTTTCTCTATGAGCTTCCCACTCTGCTTCCCCCTCCTCAGAACCTCTTCCAGGTCAAACTGCGGATCGGCTATATGCTCATTCTTACCCCGGATTAGAGCGCCCAGTACCCTCTCATGTCTGCCCTTCAGCTTACCAAATCCCTCTCTGATCAGGTCGTCTATATCAGAGTTCTCAATGTTTCTGTGCTGCCTATATAGAAGCCTCTCATTATCAACCATGGCCATCAGACCATTCATACAGATGATCCGGAACCAGAAATCATCCAGAGTCAGAGATGCAGCACCGAACTCGGAATTTCTCATATGAAATCCGGCTAGGTGATTATCTGTCTCATTGTCTTGTCCTAGATCCCTCTCCTCCCCGGTTATGAATGTGTAATGGGATGTTCTATCATTTCCCCACCCCCATCCCCACCTCCCACCGATAGATCTTATAGGAGAGTCCAGAACCATCATTTCATCCATCTGAGTTCCGAAGGAGATGGCCAATCTTTCAAAGATCCTTACATCATCGATGGGTACGTATGTTGGGCTGAGAAAGGCTTCCAGAACACCATCTGATTTGGCACTGGCAGTTTCATGATGGCTGGCTCGAATCATTCTACCCATATTGGGAATACGATTGAATCTTCTACTCAGCTCCTCCTGTGCTTCCTTGGCAGTTACTACGGGATTCTCCTGGTACAGGCCGAACCACTTCTTCCACTTTATTCCGAGAGATTGTCCAATTTGATTCAAAGCCCAGTCTGTAGGTTCCAAGATACCAAAACCCGGAACATGTATATGCATGTTTTCCGTTATTGTTGTTTCATTGAGATCTACTATCTTATCTGGAAATTTCCTATCATGTCTCTCATGTACCATCTCACGGATATCATCAAAACTCTTCAGGTTCCCGCTGCTCTGTAGGTCTTGTAGGGATAGTGGCATGTATTACTTCCTCATTACCTTCAAATAGTCCGCTGTCGTTGATAAAGTGATTCTCCAAGGCTTCTACCAGATCATTCAACCTATTTTTGATGTCCTCTGGCCAGGCGTTATAGTATTTTGGGGATATAAAATCTATCTTTCCGCAGGTCTCAAATCCCTCTCTTCCTTCCATTATATACGCAAAGGATGAAGTAAGCATGGGCCCTTCGGGATGATCCTTCCCCCTGAAGTTGCCCTCCATCAATATAGCCCCAGAGATTTTGCACCTTGCACTCTTCATGATTTGAAGCTGTCAATGAAGCTATTAGCTTCACCAAACTCATCAGAAGCCCAGCTGCTGGCCAACTCCTGCGCCAGCTTTCCTGCCTTCAATATGGTAGCCTCATCTTGGTTACATGACAGCTCACAGATGGCTCCGACATCTGCCTTTACCCAGAAGTTACGTCCTATCTCTTTGGACATCCCCAGTGTTACCATACGGTGTACCTTTGCTTTCCCATCCCCAACTAGATTGGTATATTCATCTTTAGCTTTTTTCGGCATTTCCCTCTCCGTATCTGTATTCATCAGCAGCTCCCCCCTTTTTCTAACAGCTGCCCAGGATTGCTTTTTCATAGGTCTACTATCTTGGGTCCATGAATGCGAGGAGTATCCTCCTCCTCGGAGAAGCAGCCCCTAATCATCTCTGCCTTCTCTTTATCAATATCTCCGGAAGCAATAGCTGATTCTAAAGCCTTTACATCAACCTTGGTTACAACACCTGGAAGTATGAAGGCTTCTGGTACTTTTTTCCTAAGCTCGGAGATATCTACCTCCCTTCTCACTGCTCTAGTCACTCTGAACATCCCATAGTTGAAGCTCTTACCCTCAAACGGGGTCTGACGTATAACCCCCCTGAGCTTTTCTATCACCTGGTTCCTTCTCTCATGTAATTTGTACCAATCCATGAATTCCTGAGAGGCCCTTTCCTCTACTTCGATCATTGTATCATTGATCTTCCCCAACTCTTTTTGAAGTTCGTCAATCTCTTTAGTGGACATTATCACCCCTATAAGCAGCCTTGGCTGTCTCCACTATTGTCTTTGCCATCTCCAGGTCATTGTGCATCTTCTCCCAGATCCCTCCAGGCCTCCTATCAGCATTTCTCATCAAATATGCTGGATGTAGACACAACATGACCGGAATCTGATAATTCCCCGTCAGTCCGGGAAAGGTTATATCAAGCACGCTCCCTCTCTCCGTAGTGATTGTTACATCCCTATCCATCAGGAATCTTGCAGCAACGCCCCCCAGGGCGATTATCAGCATGGGGTCCACAGAGTAGATCTGGGCCGCTAACCTGGGCCAGCAAGCTTTTACCTCAATATCGCTGGGGTTTCGGTTGTCTGGTGGCCTGCACTGTACCAGATTTGTCATGTATATGTTGTTTCTCTTCTCTCTTATGGTTACACCCTGCAACGTCCCAGCCTGTAGGGCGTCAAGCTCCCTGTCTGTGAAGGCCTCTCTTAGTAGTTTGGTGTTGTGGAGAAACAGAGTGAGTACGTCTCCGGACTCTCCAATAAAGGGAACCTCGGTAGAATCCTCCCACTCTCCAGGGGCTTCACCTATGATCATTATGTCTGCATTGGAGTTTCCTTCCCCAAACACCATATTCTTGGCCCCTGCACGCAGACCACAACGCCTACAATCTCCCCACGCACTTCTTATCTCTTTAGGTGTCCTGTACATCAGATCTTTACCGTACTGAAATCATAACCAAACTTCCTCAGATGTCCTCTCAGCTGGTTATATAGTCCCCTGGATGGTGGTATACGGATATCCTCAAATAAAACAACCATGGGTTCCTTTTTATCGCCAAACCTTCTTTGTGATCTCCCTATTCCTTGTTGGAAGGTTCTCCATACCTGGTATGGTGTGAAGAACATGATAGTATCCAGAGCTGGATCATCCATTGCCTCTTCAGCACAGCCGGGGGTGGCAAATACTGCTCTGCACTCCCTCAGTATCCTTAGCCTGTCTCCCGCTTTGATGCCTCCGTGAATTACCCCACTCTCTTCTATAACCTTATGGAGTAGCTCTGTGTGTTCCCTGCTGTGGGTAAACCCCAAGATCTTTCTCCCATTGAATAGGGCTCTACTTATGTGTTCAACCAGAAAACTGTTTCTATCCTCCATTCTGCCCAGGTAAGCATAGAATTTGCCTATATTGAACTCTCCTCTGATGTCTAAAATATTTGGGTCTGTCATGGAGCAATAGAATGGAGTCTGTTGGAAGTATATCTTTGCCGGTAGTTCCTGGCTGAGATCAGAGAAAATGACAGGACCTACATGATAGAGGAAAATATCCTCAAGGCCATCTTCCCTATGTAGGGTTGCAGTCAGTCCTATTCTTATTCCATGAAATAAAGGAAGCACTTTAGAAAAAACTCTGGCAGAGGTATGATGAACTTCATCGAAGATAATTGTTTTCCATCTCCTCAGGAACTCATCGGGCCACTGCTCTGCCCTCTTTGAGAGTGTTTGTATGGTAGCTATCACCAGAGGCTTCTTCCAATCGAATATGGATCCTTTTACAAGGCCAATCTCATCCTTACCCAATCCCAGGAACTTGTTTGCCTCTTCCATCCATTGCTTACCCGTTCCTGTGTTATTTATGACGACAAGTGTGGGACCTCTCTGCTGTGCTGCCTTCTTTAGAGCCAATCCTGTTTTACCACCCCCGCAAGCTATATTAACTACACCACAACCTGCTTTTGATAAAACTTTCCAGGCATCTTCCTGTACCTGGCTTCTAGGTAAGAAACGGTCTTGAAAATGTACTACATCATATTCTCTCTGCCTTACATCAAAAATAGGACAATGGAAATTTTGTAGGTTTTCGGGACTGAACAGCTCTCTGGGGGTGATTATATGCTTATCTGTTTCCTTCCAGACACATATCCTGTCATCACCTACATCAAAGGTCAGGCTTGCTTTTATTGATTCTACTGGTACCTTACTTTTTGGGAGCCATAGTTCAGTTCCCCAGTAAATAGCGCCTGTGTCCTTTTCTACAAACCTCAACTTCTGTCCCAGCTTTCCACACATTTTTTTACTATCTCGTCTATCTGTTTATACAGACCTAAGCTATTTAACTGATCCCCATTACGTATAGCATCTATGATGTCCGCAGATATCTTCGACACCAGCTTATTCAGTTTCATATCACCTATGTCTTTTTTGAGATCATTATAATCCCTTATTATCGAGGATCTTTTTACTCTCTCTTTACACACCAATCCGTATAGGTGCCGAGCTTCAGGGGGGCTTATACCATATATCCGGACCAGCCCTCTTAGGACAATATTCTTAGGTATGAGCCTTCCATCTTCTATCTTTCTGAGTGCCTCCCTGGATATACCTACCTTGGCTGCTGTATCCCTTCCAGAAAGGTTATTTTTTTCACGCTCTCTTTTTAGTATATCCCAAGGTAGCACTTTCACATTCTCTCAACAAAAATAAGCCCATCAGAGTTGATCTTATCAATCAATCCTCGGTGGGTCTTTGTCCACTTAGTCTCTCCAATTTCTCGCCATTCGATAAACTCACCCAGTTGAATTCTTCCCCTGATGTGGAGTATCTTGCTTGCAGCTAAGGTTCCCACTTTGGCTCTGATCCATTTCATTTTTTCTTTACCTCAGCATCTATATCTATAGTCTTTCTGCCACTAAGAAGTTTTCTGTCTGGCGGAAATCGATAGTATCGAAAGAACATATGAGTCTCGTGGCCCATGGCGCTGAGGGCAGAGGATAGAGAATTCCACCACAGCCTGGAGTACCAGGCTTCTCCCTCATATGGTATGATCTCATCAATTTTCAGAAGAGGAGCTAGCTTATCTTCTGCAACATAAGAAGATGTTTTCTCCTCTTTCTGCCTTCCATAATAGTAGGGCGTAGTGGGTACTCTTCTGGCCTCCTTCAGGAATACCTCCTTTTCCCACACCTCGTAGCAATCCTCCCTAAATGGACACTCCTTTCTACACTCAGCATCCTCTGAATCATACTTTTCACCAAAGCACCTGGGCTTCCTCAGAAACTTATCAGTGTATGAATTTCCCACAAAAAAACTCCTGTATAGGTGTTATATCACTACAGCTTTCTTATACCAATTTGTCTGCAATTCTTCTACTTGTTGACATTGATTGGTGTGGCATCATATCATCCAAACCAAAGGCAACTGATTGGTTGCGGAGAGTGGGAACCTATGCTTGACTTTTATGACGATCTATCTGGATCTCTCCTAAGACGCCTTCTCCCTGATATGAGTAGGATACCTATATTTATCAAGCAGGCTTCAACAGATGTAGCCAATGCTGAGGATGAGAGCTTTGCCCTACTCCTCTCTTCCGGAGGGGAGAAGAAGAGAAAGTTTGCTTGCGTCGATCCTGGAAATACAGCGCTGTCTGTTCTATATTTCATGGAGACGAAAGATGACCTCCCGGAGGATATAAGAAAGTCTGCTGCCCATAATCTGGTTGTTGCTTGTAGAAGGCATAATCTTGACGTTCCACCAGTGCTGGAGAAGCAGGCGGGTCTTACATCCGGAGAGAGGGCCCTGTACAAAATGAACCTCTTTGTCACAGACATCAGGGAGTCGGAAGAGACGGTACCTGTGGTGTTCAAAACAGCTTCCGGTCTCCCTCTCGACACCATTAAGGAGGCGCATAGCGCCATCAGAAAATTCAGGGAGGATTTTCTGCAAATGCATCCCCAGGATAGGAGAGCAGAGGCTCTATCCATAGAGAAGCGAGCCTCTGCCTTCGGTCTTCCTATCCCTTCAGAGATGGCTGCATATACTGGAGACTCCTACTCTAATTCTCTTTGGGGCCATATCAAGAGTAGGGTGGACATTCTGGAAGATGAATCCTGGAAGGGCGCTTATGGTGATCTCTTCAAGATGGCATCACAGATGCAGCCGGATGTTTTTGCAGAAGTCTTGGCAGAGATGGATACAAGGTCTGGTATCTCAGCATATTGGGATAGCTATATCTTGGATCCCTTCACCACTACTCTCAGTAAAAAAGCATCTGAGGGTCTGACAGAGTACGAGTACTCAGATGGCATGGATAAGGTGACAGGTACTGATCTCCAGAGATTGGCTCGAAATGGCAGAGACCTTCTTCAGCGTCAGTTTGGAGAGGATATCGCTAAGGGTTTTTGCGGGAATCCGGTGGCGATATTCCAGTCTTTGCCTCAACCACAAAGAAAGATTCTGATGCGGATGGCTCAGGACAATAACTTTCCAGGAGAGGGAAACCATGGGTGACAGCGTACTTTTTGGACAGAAGCGCCCTGATCGTCCGCACATTCTGCGTGGTACAGGTGGTATCGGAGCAGAGATCGCAGATCTCCGTGATGATGTTGATGAGGCCTTTGTTTCTCTTGAAGCCGGTACCAACAGACCGTTCATCACCCAGCTGGCTGGGGTGGCGGACAAGGATTCTGGATTCAACTATGGTATCGCCAACGATGCAGATACTACTCTCGCTCTTGTTGGGGTAAATTTCAACGTCGGTATTGGTAGAGATAGTGTCCTGATCGGAGATGTAGCAGGCATCAACTCCGGAATTCGGGTCGTAGCCTTAGTTCCCGGAGACCCGAAGATTGATGTTGCCTTCTTTGACGATGTCACTGCCGGCGCAGAGACCTGTACCTATACTTTGGGATCTGATGGCCGTCACAAGATTCATATTGTCTATGATTCTACCGGAGGTGGTTTGGGTGCAGGCAGCCGCCCGACAGACATAAGAGCTGCTGTGCTTGCTGAGGCCACAGCCTTGGGTCTTATCGCTGTAGTGGCTTACACAGGAGGGACTGGTGCTGGGGTAATTACTGCAGGTGAGATTTCCACCCTGGGGGCTACTGCTTCCTCGGCTACCTCCGCTTATGTGCGTCTTGGGCAGCTCACCACAACCACCCTTCCCGGCGCTGATAGCGTTGTTGTTACCTATGGTTTGCTGAGTAGAGCAGCCAAAACTACCAGCTTTAGCTTTGCCGGTATTTCCACCGCTGCTAGGTTTACTCACTCCGCAGCACAGTATCCTATCAGCCAGGTTGCCGCTGTACAGCTTCCTTCTGATACCTACCTCAGGGTTCTGGTAGATGGGGATCATGCTGCATTTACTGCCACTCTGACTGCCCAGTATCTGTATCCATTTACCCTGTCTCTTGACGGATACCGTAGCAATGAGATGGCTGTTCGTTATGTTGACACTGTGGGAACGTCCTCAGCTGTTTATCTTCAGGGGGTAGAGACAGACAAGACTGATGCAAATGACAGCACCATGATGGGTGTCGCCGATGATGCAGACACTACCCTGGAGCTGCGAGGCACTGGCTTTGATGTTGGTGTGGGACGAGATGCAGTTCTTCTGGATTCCGGGGATGCGAATACCGCCTTTTACATTACAGCTCTGAATCCAGGTCTTTCCAATATTCAGCTTGCCTTCTTTGACGTACCTGCGGCGGGTGCTCCCGTCTGCACATATACTCTTATAGGAGGGGTGCATTCTATTCATTTTCAGTATGATAGCAATGCTGCTACTACTTCCCCAGCTACTCTCAGGACAGCTCTTCTGGTAGAGGCTACAGCCACTACCCTGATTGCCATCACAGCGGATGATGGTGAAACAGGAGCTGCCTTTATCACTACTGCTGGGTCCATTGATACTCTTGGGGCAACCATTGTTCCAGCCACATCGGCATATATTGCTTTTGCCTCCATGACTGGAGCAAATCTTCCCGGAGCCGGAACAGGTACGGTTACTGCAGCTACCGATACTGGTGGAAGCCATACTTTCGAGTACGCTGCCATCTCTACTGCTGCACGCTTCACGCATGAAGCTACACAGTATCCTATCAGTCAGGTCGGCAATCCTCTGGACAGGCCTAGTAACACGAAGCTTCGTGTTCTGGTAGATAGCAATCATGCGGATTTTTCCGGCTTGACCCTTTATGCTCAGCATACCTTCCGAGTTGCTGCTACAAGCCTCTGGTCAAACACTATCAATCTTCTTCGTATAGACAGCTCGGCTGCTACTCCTCCGGTTCTTACCGGTATAGATTCTGCTGCTGCCGATGCCAACGTCCCCCAAATCTTCGGTATTGACTCCTTTGCTGACACTGTGTTGAAGCTTCAGGGAGCTAATTTCAATGCCGGTCTGGGTAGGGATACAGCTGTTATTACTACAGCTTTAACTCCCAATGCTGATTTCAGAATTCATGCTATCAATCCTGGTACATCAAATATTCAGATCGCCATGATTGATACTCCAGCAGCTGGGGCGATCACCTGCACCTATACCCTCATAGGTGGAGTCCACTCTATCCATTTTGAGTATGATAACGCTCTTCCTACTAGTCCTGCGGCTCTCAGGACTGCTCTTCTGGCGGAAGCTACAGCCCGTACCCTTATCACGATTACCGGGGAGGATGGTGGTACCGGAGCTGGTCTTATAGGAGCAGGTGAGATTGATACTTTGGGAGCTACTATAGTTCCTGCTACCTCTGCTTATGTGGCTCTCAACGCTCTTACCGGAGCTAACATTCCGGGCGCTGTTGGTGTGGTTACTGCCGGGGCCGGAACGTTTAGTGGTTATGGCTTTAGTTATGCTGGTGTCTTTACCCCTGCCAGGTTTACACATGAGCAGGATGTAGCAGAGTTAGTGTATCCCTCAAATCAGTTCGGATCTCTTCAGGAATATCCTAGTGATACTACCCTGATGCTTGCCATGGACAGTAACCACGCCGATTTCTCCAGCCTCACTCGCTACTATCCTTACTCTTTCCTGGTTGCTGGCAATAGTAGGTGGTCGACTCCTGTGTCTGTTTGTAGGGTTACTAGCGTTGCTGCAACGGCTGCAACTATTGCTGATGCGCAGACAGATCAGATAGACAAGATGGGGGCAGACTTTCCAGGTGTTGCAAATGACGTAGATACTGTGCTTTCCATTAGTGGAACCAACTTCAATGCAGGTTTGGGAAGAGATACCTGTGTAGTAGACTGTGCTGCTGCCAACTCTGACTTTAGAGTTGCTGCTCTGGCTCCCGGACTCACTACAATTCAGGTAGCCTTCTTCGATAATGCCGCAGAGGCAATTACATATACCCTGACTGGAGCTGATCATCAGATCCATATCAATTATAATGGTGGTGTTAGCACACCGACTTCTTTGAGAACTTTACTTCTTACTGAAGCTACAGCACGATCCCTGATTGCCATCACCGGTGCAGATACATCCAGTGGGGTCGGTGTAATTGCTGCCAACGAGATTGACACTCTGGGGGCAACAAACAATCCTGCTACATCGGCGTATATTGCTTTGAATGCTCTTACTGGAGCCAATATTCCCGGAGCTACAGGCACTGTAACAGCCGGTACGGCTGTGTTTGCAGGTTATTCCTTCGAGTATGGTGGTATTACTACTGCCGCACTGTTTATTCATGAGCAATCAGCTGCAGGTGTTTATCCTGTAGATCAGTCTCTGTCCCCCATGACATACCCCAGTGATGGCACTCTTATGCTCACGCTGGATGGTGATGATGTCGCTTTTGCTGGTCTTACAAGACATCAAGCATACACTTTCCGTATCCAGAATGCCACCCTGTGGTCTAACGCTGTTGCGTTGAACTATGTAGACACTGCTCCTCCTCTTCCCACCATTCTATCTGTTGCCGGTCTGGTAGATAAGGGATGCACTGGCCTGACAGGTATTGCCGACGATGCTGATGCCACACTGCGCATCGTTGGTAGCAATTTCAATGGTGGTGTAGGAAGGGATGAGTGTGCTATAGATCCTAATATTGCAAATACACCCTTTAGAATTACAGCCATTGATCCCGGTATTACAACCATACGTCTCGCTTTTATCGAGAATGGGGCAGAGGTAATTACATATACACTCAATGCTCCATATCATGACATTCATATCACTCTTAACGGTGCAGCAAGCACGGTCACTACTTTGCAGGCAACCCTGGGTGCTGTCGCTGCTGCGGCTGCCTTGATTGCTATTACCGGAGAGGACGGCTCTACATCCGGTGGTGGTATTCTTATCAACCGCCTGGATATGACAGCAGCTACCACCAATCCTGCCACTTCCGGTTACGTAGCTCTTGGTGTTCTGGCAACTGGAGACTTCGCCAATCTAGGTGCAGCTGGTGGTACTGCTGTTCCCACAGCTGCGACGGCTGCTTTGACAGCAGTGCACTCCTTTAACTATTCTGGAGTAGCTACGGTAGCTCGATATGATCATGGTGCCCTTGCCTATCCTGCAGACCAGTCTACCCAGCCTTATCCTGGGAGACCGAGCAATACCGTTCTACGTGTTGTGGTAGATGGTGATAATGCAGAGTTTACCAACGTTCTCCCCTTGGGGGCAGTGGCAGACTTTATCCTGGGCGCAAATGGAGAGACTGTTACAACCCAGGTCAGGTATGTTGACAGCGTATAATACGTCTGGATGCAAGGAGTTAGAAAATGACGGTTGCAAGATCTTTCCGGCGCTCGATGAGAAAGCTCCACCTTCTGAGAGGTCCCGGTGGGCTGGCAGCAGAGATTGATAGGCTCAGGTCACATGTCCATACAGCTCTTGCTATTCAAGAGCAGTCTGTTGCCGCTGGTTATGCTCCTATGCTTAGCCAGGCTATTGGTGTAGTAGATAAGGTCCTCACGTCTCAGTATGGTATAGCCAATGATGCTGACACGACTCTGACTCTTGTCGGGTATAACTTCGATATGAATGTCAGCCGGGAGAATGTTCTCATCGGGGATGTGGCTGGAATCAACTCCGGCATGCGTCTTGTCGCCCTGACTCCTGGTGATCCAAAGATTGATATTGCCATGATATCCGCTGCTGGTGCTGCATGCACATATACAGCCGGTGCTGACGGGAGACATAAGATTTGGATCACCTATCAGGATGGTGTATCCACACCAACCAATATTCGTACAGTGGTAGCAGCCGATCCTGATGCATCTCTTCTGCTCGCTGTTGTCGGTTACACTGGAGGTACAGGTGGTGGTGCCATTACAGCTGGTGAGTTCACCACCACCGGTGCTGCAGCTACTGCTGCCGGGTCAACCTATATCAGGCTGGGGAATCTCAGTGCCACAAACATGGCTGGAGCTGATAGCGTTACAGCCGTCAAAGGTACCACCGGCTATACTGCAGATGCCCATACCTTCCAGTTTGGTCATGTGACCACTACAGCTCGCTATACCCACAGTACCACGCAGTATCCTATCAATCAGGCTGGTGCTGTTCTGTTTCCATCGGATACATGCCTTATGGTTCTGGTAGATGGTGATCATGCTGCATTTACTGCCACCTTGACAATAAACCATACGGTGCCCTTTATGGTGTCAGCAGATGGTGTTTACTCTGATCCTGTTTCCATCTTCTATGTTGATCAGACCTGATGACCCATAAGATATCTTCAGAAGAGGCATTTATAAATAGGCTATTGGTTGATCCTCCCCCCTCTCGGGGGGAGGTCAGCTATAAATCTGTATCCAAGAGAAACCTTTTGGCGCATCATGATGCTCACCCATTTGTGCTGGATCTCCTACTATTGAAGTCCTTTGGTACTGATTACTATGCGTGGGATGCCAAGACCATCTGGTCAGAGCTTCAAAGCATGTTCTCAACTACCGTCAGTGACATGAATAAGAATAAGATAGAGGCGATGAGAACCCTGCACATCACTGATTCTCCTTGGAGGTCGTGGCAGGTCTTTGAGAAGGTGGTGCAGGCTCTCAACAATAACATACCCCAATTTGATATTACGCAGAGGTGCTCCCTCCCACAGCTGTGGAATGCTGTGGGAATAATGGGTACGACCCGTAATGAGCCTTTTCAGGAAGAGGTTCCTCCTTACGTTGCTGCAGTATTGCTGGATGAGGATGTAGCATACTGTCCGGACACCCTAAGATTTGCATCCCCTCTTATCAGAGAAAATAAGGCTGTCAGGACAGCCCTCGCAGAGTACAGTGGTGGACTTCTGGAGGAGAATCCTGTAGATATACAGCTAGCACGTATCTTGACTGCAAGAAACTATGCGGAGATGCGGGATGCTCAGATGAAGCAGCAAATGGTGCTGCTGAAAGATGATAAGCAGCTCTGATAGGAGTTTATATTGCCTCCTTTCTCCGGAAGTGGTGCGGGTCCTGGTGGTGGATTCAGAACTGCAGGATACTCCGGTAGCAGCTCTGGAACACAAGGGTCCAGCTCATCTGTTATTAGCTACCCTTCCCCGTTCTTTGATATAGCCACAACCTATCTACCCTCCACCATCAAGCACCTGTTCCGCTTCTGTAGGTATTATACACTGACCAGCCCACTGGTAAGCTCAGTTGTATCCAAGACAGCTATGTATCCGGTCACAGCAGTTACGTATGAGACGGAGGATAGCGCCCTCAAGGAGAGATGGCGGGAGTTCATGGAGGACCACCTACGTATCCGTCCATTTCTTATCGAGGCGAATCTGGATAAGGAGTGCTATGGAAACTGTTATGTGTCCCTATACTACCCCTTCCGGAAGAATCTGAAATGTCGTAGCTGTGGTGCATCAATAGATATTGGTAAGGCGTCATACAAGTTCAGATCCTTCCAGTACTGGCTTGCCTGTAAAAAATGTAGCTCCAATAATCCTGCAATTGTAGAGGATAAGCCTCTACAATCCTCCAGGGGCATACGTTTAATCAGATGGGATCCGGAAGCAATAAATATAGATTTCAATCCCATAACTCAGGAAGCTATTTACTACTATGAGATACCATTAGCGGTGAAGAACAACATCATCCTGGAGAAGAAAGATATTCTGGAGACAATACCACACTCCTTTGTCGAGTCTCTACGTCTGAATAAATCCTTGGTAATATCTCCGGATAATATATTTCACTATAAAAGAGCATCGATCTCTCACCTGAACATGGGTCTGGGTATCCCCAGAATGCTTCCCGTGCTGAAGCATATCTATCTCCTACAACAGCTGCAGAAAGCTCAGGAGATGATTGCTCATGAGCATATCGTTCCTCTGAGAATCTTGTTTCCTCAGCCCAGCTCTACAACCTCAGACCCATATAGCACAGTACAGATTAGTGGTTGGGAGGAGAGGGTAAAGGAGGAAGTAAATAACTGGAAGCAGGATGCCTCTTACTTTCCTATAATGCCTCTTCCCGTTGGTCATCAGGTAATTGGGGGTGATGCCAAGGCCCTTATGATGTCTGATGAAATCAGATTACTCTCAGAACATATAGTTGCAGGCTGTGGAACCCCCCAGGAGCTCGTCTTTGGGGGACTTTCATATAGTGGTTCATCAGTATCCATGCGTATGATGGAGAATGAATTTCTGGGGACTCGTAGCGATATGCTGGGTCTGCTCAGATTCATAGTTAAAAAAGTAAGTACATGGATGTCCTGGAAGGCGATAAAGACCGGCCTTACTCCATTCAAGATGGCTGATGATCTTCAAAGAGCTGCTTTTGATCTGCAGCTCAACATGGCAGATAAGATATCAGAGCAAACTCTACTGACTACCAGAGACTATGACTATCAGAATGAGAGGAAGCAGATAGAGGCGGAAAGTAAAGCAAAGTTTGACCGCCAGAAGAGCCAGCAGGTGCAGGGAGCAGAGGCTGCCGGTGAAGCTATGCTTATTCAGCAAAAATATCAGGCCAAGGCACAGAGTATGATGCAGGCCTCTCAGGGAATGCCCGGTATGGAAGGTCAGCCACCCGGTGGAGAAGGAATGCCTCCCCCACCGGGTGGACAGCCTCCCGCTGAGCAGCAGCCTACAGGCTTTGCTCAGTCGCCTCTTAACTCTCAAACAGTTACCGGAGGAGGCGGTCTTGATATTCAGATGATGGCTCAGCGGGTTGTTGGATATATCAACCAGCTGGACAACAACCTGAAATACCAGGAGCTGGCCAGGCTAAGGCTGGAGCATCCCGAAGTATACCAGATGGTGACACAGATGCTCTATCAGCAAGGATCCGGCTCAGCTAATCTTCCTCCTCCTGAGATACGTGCTCCTATGAGGGGACCCGCTACTCAACAGGTCTAGTCATAGAAGTGTCCTATTACAGATGGGTCCAGTAACTGTTCTACCGCACATTCATAATGCCAATAGAACTTCCCCAAACCGTCCAGACCGTTTCTTTGTACATTGAACTCATAATCAACCAATCTTACTCTCCCAGACTTCTTGCTGGTCTCCAGTAACATTGGATGAATTACAAGAATTATCTCATCTTCATTATCTGGCTCAAAGGGCTCTCCACATAAGGCACACCTTGGTAGATTGTGCCCATTTTGGAGAACCGGGCTGCTTATAGGCAGATGTGCAAAATCATCACTTGCTGATGACATAGGTCACATTTCCCTGTAGAGTAAAAACCAGTAGACCTTCTCTGCTCCACACAGCCGGAGCAGAGGTAATCCACTCTCCCCCCATATTTATCTTCTATATACTTATCCAGCAGTAGACAGGTTTCGCATTCCGCAGTATCACATAGCAGGCGTTGTCCCTCTATTTCTTTTATCAGCCGGCAGAATGTCAGCTTCATTTCCCAGCAAGCTCCTTTCTACATCAGCTCTGCATAATGCCAGCTGGAGCCCAATTTCCCCGAAGAAACTGACAAAGATTGAGGCAAGAAATATCCTAAACATCTTTTTCCTTCTAATCCTCCTCGTCCTCCTTATCTTCCTCCTCTTCCTCCTCCTCCCAATCCCCCAACCCCAAACTCTCTTCCACGGACGTTGAAAACTCCTCGTGGCTTGCCATACCCTACCTCCTTACTCCCCCCCTGTTGGTACTCCCATCCGGAATTGAACCGGTTTTAGAGACTTATAAGATCCCTTAGGAAGACCATTCCTACCTGGGAGTAAAAAATGGGCATTCGCTTTATCTTTTCCTTTTTTGGCGCGTTTGCCCTTCTCAATACTCTTATACCTTTTTAACCCTTTTATTTTTCATTATGGAATCTTCTCTGCTTGAAGAGACCAGTAAGCATGCTTGAAAAGCTTAATGAGCTTTCTACCACTTCATCAGCAATAACAGAACTGTCAGTCAGCTTCTATATGAATGGTACCGTCGGGCCAGGAGTATTCATTGTTCGATAGGCAGCTGATTGTGTTACACAAGGTTATATATCTCATTTTCAGCTTTCAGTCTTAACTCATATCCTTACTCTTATATCCAAATAATAGAAATTTTTACCTGAAGCTAAGAGCTGTTGACCTGCTGGCCTGAACTATCGTATTTTGACATCATGCATTTGCTCAACCCTCAGAGAGCAATGGCCGCTCTCAAAGAAGGGGTGGTGGAGCAGGCCAAGACTTTCTTTCCTATAGAAGGTCGCTCCCACACCCTGACTCTGGACAAGATTGAGGTAGATGACAATCTTGATCCGGAGGATTTCCGTTCACAGAGAAAGGCCAAGATGGCCGGCTCATCCTGGACGATTCCGGTTAATGGAACGTTCAGGCTGAAGGATAAGCAGACCGGAAAGATAGTAGATAGCAAGACTATACGCATTCTTAATCTTCCAAAGATTACCCAACGCTACTCCTTCATAGTTGAAGGGAATGAGAGAAGTGTTGATAATCTATGGAGATTAAAATCCGGAATATATGCCCGGATCAAAGCCAACGGCCAGTTGGAGTCTCAGTGGAACCTGTCCCGTGGGCTTGGGTTTAGCATAGGATTCGATCCGGAGAGCAGAAGTTATATCCTGAAGTATGGGACCTCCAATGTTCCCTTGAAACCTATCCTATCTGCCATGGGGGTATCAGATAGTGAAATGAAGAAGGCCTGGGGAGATGTGATTTTTCAGGCTAATAGCAAAGTTGACAACAATAAGAGCCTACAGAAGTTTTATAAGGCTGCAATGGGAGATAGGTCTACTGCAGATGTAGATCTTGGCAGCTTTGTACGGGAGACATTTGGGGATACCCAGATGCTTCCTGATGTAAACAAGATAAATCTGGGCACACCCTTTACCACCGTTTCCGGTCCAGCTCTTCTGTCAGGTGCCTCAAAGCTTCTGGCAATCTCCAGAGGTCAGGCTGAGCCAGATCCCAGAGATGCTCTACCATTCAAGGAGCTGTGGGGAATAGAGGACTACCTAAAGGAGAGGCTGCTGAACTCCAGCAGAGCTATCAACAGGCAGCTAAACAACAACATAGATAGGAAGACAGACATCCGGGAGATAATAACCTCGGATATATTCAATAAGCCTATTCGCTCCTGGTTCTCCTCAGTATCTTTATCTTCAATGTCCCCCCAGATTAATCCCATGGAGATGATCTCCGGAAAATTAAGAACTACTATTCTTTCCTCTGAGGGTGGAGGTATCTCTTCGGAACACGCTATTACCTCGGAAGCCAAGATGGTAGATAACTCCCACCTGGGTTTTCTGGATCCTCTACATACCCCGGAGAGTGCCAAGTCCGGGGTCTCTCTTCATCTAGCACTTGGTGTAAGTAAGAAGGGAACCACTCCCATCATCCCTGTTATCAATGCAAGGACTGGTAAGAAGGAGGATAAGTCTGCACTACAACTGTACGATGCAGTGGTAGCAATGCCGGATCAGGTAGAGTGGCGGGGAAAGAAGCCTGTACCTGTTGCTGACAGAATCAAGGTCAGTGGTAAGGCCAATGAGCTTCAGCTGAAACCCTTTAGTGATGTAGAATACATCCTTCCCTCTGCAAAGATGCTTTTCAGTCCAACAGTCAATCTGGTTCCTTTTCTATCCTCAGATTCAGGAAACAGGGTTGAAATGGCTGCCAGGCACATAGAGCAGGCAATTTCCCTGAAGCATAGGGAGCAGCCACATGTGCAGACTGCTACAGAGGATGGCCGCTCATATGAAGATGTCTTTGGTAACCTAACATCTACTGCTGCCATGGAGGATGGTGAGGTTTACTCTATCGGGAAGGACTTCATAAAGGTCAAGGGAAAGTCTGGGGTTAGGGAATATCAGATATATGATAACTTTCCCCTCAATGACTCCCGTACAGGTTTGTGGTCAACCCCTCTGGTCAAGGTCGGTGACAAGGTAAAGTCCGGACAGATTATTGCAGATACCAACTATAGCAGGGAAGGTACACTGTCATTGGGTAAGAATATTAGAGTTGCATACTTGCCCTATCATGGTCTGAATTTTGAGGACGGAATTGTCATCTCAGAAACTGCTGCTGAGGAGCTTACAAGCCAGCATTTATATCAGAAAGGTGTGTTTGTTGATAGGAATGTAGTTACAAACAAGAAGAAGTTTCAGTCCTACTTCCCAGACAGGATTACCAGAGATCAGGCAGAGAAGCTTGATGACTCAGGTATTATCAGGGTGGGTCAGACCCTTAATACGGATAATTATATTTCTGCGGTGATGAGGAAGGAGGTTTCCACAGGAGAGGCAGTAAACCTATCTCGACTCAGCAAGTCTCTAGTCAAGCCCTATAGAGACATGTCAGAGAAATGGGATTATCCATTCTCAGGAACCGTGGTTGATGTCCATCAACACGGAAAAAACATCAGTGTTTTGATTCGTACGGAAGAACCCATACAAATTGGAGATAAATTATCTGGCAGACATGGGAATAAAGGTGTTGTGACAGCCATAATTCCGGATCATGAGATGCCTCATGATAAGAGTGGAAACCCTGTCCATATATTGCTCAACCCGACTGGTGTTGCCGGACGTGTAAATCCGGGCCAGCTCCTGGAAACAGCCCTCAGTAAAGTTGCCATAAAGAACGGTAAGCCCTTTCTGGTATCCAATTTTGCTTCAACTCAGGAGAAGACGGTACAAGTAAAGGGACATTATAGAACCGTCAAAACTGAAGAAGGCCTAAAAGAGATATGGGTTAAGCCTCATGAGAGAAAGATAGATTACACCAAAAAGGTCATGGAGGAGCTTGAGAAAGCAGGTCTTAGCGATACTGAGGAGCTTTTTGATCCCAATACCGGCAGGTCTTTGGGGGAGATATTTACCGGAAGCCAGTATATACTGAAGCTCCATCATCAGGCAATAAAGAAGCTCTCTGTGAGATCCAGAGGTTCCTACGATATAAACATGATTCCCAAGAGAGGAGGATCTGAGGGTGCTCAATCCATCGGGGAGCTTGGCCTATACTCCCTGCTCTCCATGGGTGCACGATTCAATATCAGGGATATGCAGAACTATAAGACGAGCAAGAATGAGGATGTCTGGGCAGCTATTCAAACAGGTGAGCCCCTTCCACCACCCACCACCAGCTTTGTTTATAGCAAGTTTGTCTCCTATCTCAATGCTATGGGTATTGACATTCATCGGAAAGGAAATGAGCTGACTCTCATCCCCCTCACAGATGAAGAGATTTTGGAGAGATCGAACGGAGAGATCAGGAATCCTACCAAGATATTGAGAGGCAAGGACCTCAAAGAGGAGGCCGGTGGCCTGTTCGATCCCATCACTACCGGTGGTATTTCTGGAAATTTCTGGAGTCATATATCACTGGCCGAGCCTATACCCAATCCTCTATTTGAGCCGGCCATCAGAAGCCTTTTGGGGCTTACCATTGCTCAGGTGACTCAGATTGCCGAGGGTGAGCAGCATGTCAATGGTAAGACCGGGGGTATTGTTATTGCTGAAATGCTCAAGGCTATAGATGTCAAGAAGGAGCTGGCAGAGTCCGAGGAGAAGATCAAGACAGCTAGAGGAGCAAATCTGGACAGGCTGAACAAGAAGATCAGATACCTGCGAGCCTTGGATAAAGAGGGTATATCTCCAGAGGAAGCATATATACTCCATAATCTTCCCGTTCTTCCTCCTATAATGAGACCGATAACACCTCTTCCGGATGGTAATCTGAACTTTGATGAGATGAATGGTCTCTATAGAGACTTTGCTCTTCTGAATCACCAGCTGAAAGGTTTCCCCAAAGGTCTCCCTGATGAGGAGAAAGGCTCTCTCCGCTCTTCAATGTATGATGGGATCAAGGCCATCATGGGTCTGGGTGGTAAGCAGGATTCAAAGGGAATTCTGGGGATACTGTCCCCAACCAAGCATGGATTCTTTCAGGGTAAGGTCGTGAAGAGAAGGCAGGATCTCACCATGAGATCTATTATCGTACCCGATCCCAAGATGGAGCTTGATAACATAGGTCTTCCCAGAAAAGCTGCAATGGAGCTGTTCAAGCCCTTCGTGGTAAGAGAGCTGGTGCGACAGGGTTATACTCCCCTTGAGGCTCAGGAGGTAATGAAGGAGCACTCCCCTCTGGCAGAGAAGGCTTTAGAGGTTGCAGTAAAGGACAGGCCGGTTCTGTTCAAAAGAGATCCAGCTCTACACAAATTTGCAGTCATGGCATTCAAGCCTCTCCTTGTAGAGGGTACAGCTATAAAGATACATCCTCTGGTTACCGGGGCCTATTCTGCGGATTTTGATGGGGACGCCATGAGTGTGTATGTTCCTGTATCCCCTGAAGCAGTACGTGAAGCCTATGCTATGATGCCTACCCGTAACCTATTCAGTCCCGCAAGTGGTGATACAATGTATCAACCATCCTTGGACTCTCTTCTTGGCCTATATCTGGCTACCAAATGGGGTGAGGGTAAAACGAAGGGTAGCTACACCAGCTATGACAAGGTCAGGAATGATCTCAAGACTGGCACTGTAGATATGACAGATTTTATATCCTTTAATGGTAAGAGAACTACCCCCGGAAGGGTACTTCTGGATGAAGCCCTACCAGCACCCCTCCGTGGGGGTGGTCATCTTACAGATGAAAGATTGGTACTCAACAAGAAGGCTACAGCATCCCTGTTTAGTATGGTATCAAAGAAGTATCCCAAGGATTTTGGCAGCTTTGCTAACAAGATGCAGCAGTTTGGTTTTAGCTCAGCAAGTCAGGGCTTCTCCTTCAGACTGAGAGATTTCGCTATCCCTAAAGAGCCTAGAGATAAGATCCTTAGAGAAGCTGATATAAAGGTAGCTGCTATAGAGGCAGGATCAGGTACCAAAGTAAACAAGGATGCCAGGATTGTCCGTGTTTACTCTGAAGCTACGGATCAGCTGCGTAAGATATATGCTCCCATACTGAAAGCGTCTGGAAATCATATTTTTGACATGCATCAGTCTGGAATAAAGCCAAATGCCAGCCAGATGGAGCAGCTACTATGGGCCCCCATGCTTATGGCTGACTCCAGTGGTAGAGTTGTGCCTATTCCCATTCGAAGCTCCTATAGTGAGGGGATAGACACTACCGGATATTGGGTAGGAGCAATTGGGGCAAGGAAAGGTATAACCGAGAAGGTTCAGCAGGTAAGAAAGCCTGGTTATCTCTCCAAACAGCTGATGAACAGCACCATGAATCAGCTGATCACGGTTCCTGATTGTAATACTACAAAGGGAATATCTTTGGACTCATCCAGCAGGAATGCTCTGGATAGATATCTGATTTCTCCTGTAAGGATCAGAGATAAGACCCTTCCTGCAGGCACTCTTATTACTCCAGAGATTCAAGGAAGCCTACTGAACAACAAGGTGGGTAAGATTGTAGTCAGATCTCCATTGAGGTGTCAGGATAGGGACGGTATCTGCCAGCACTGCTTTGGTCTATCGGAGGATGGCAGACCTCCTGATATTGGTACAAATGTTGGAGCCATAGCGTCTCAATCCTTAGGGGAAAGGACTACTCAGCTATCTATGCGTGTTTTCCATACGGGAGGTTCTGCGGCAGCAGGGGGTGGCGTTACCGGGGATTTTGAGCGTTTTGTTGAGTTAATGAAAATTCCGGAAGAGCTTCCCAATGCTGCCACTCTGGCTACAACCTCTGGGAAGATTGAGAAAATAGAATCTGATCCTGCTGGGGGTTGGGGTGTATTCGTTGGTGGGGAGCGCCATTATGTGCCCTCTCAGCTGTCTTTGAAGGTTGGTAAGGGTAGTAGTATATCCAAGGGGGATGCGATATCCACGGGTCCTATTCACCCCAGAGAGCTTCTTGAGCTTACCAACATCAACAGGACACAGAACTATCTTACTGATGAGGTTGATAAGATCTTCTCCGGAGAGCATATCAAGAGGAGAAATGCAGAGGTTGTGGTGAGGGCTCTCACCAACCTGACCAAGATAGTGAACTCTGGGGATAATAATAATATTCTCCCTGGAGATTATGCGCCGACCAACAAGATGGATGCGTGGAATAGGGAGAATCCTTCTGCAAAGAAGATTGTACATGCTCCCGTTCTAAGAGGAGTGGATACTCTTGCTCTGGACATGCAGGAAGACTGGTTGGCAAAGATGAACTATAAGAAACTGAAGCAGACTGTTCAGGAGGCAGCCATGGAAGGAAGTATTTCAGACCTTCATGGATCCTCACCCATTCCCGGAATTGCTTTTGGTAAGGAGTTTGCTAAATCCCCTACCGATAAGCCATGGGCATACTGATGATAAGACCTGTAGTAGAGCTTGCACGGGTAGTGGATGTAGATACCCGTAAGTACGAGGTTACTGTAAATTCGGAATTTTCCCATAAGAAGATAGAGAATGTCCCTTTTGCTTCCCCTTACTGTAACAATCCCCAGGGAGAGGGGTTGACCCTAGTTCCAGAGGTTGGTTCTCAAGCTATTCTAGCTCACACTAGTGATGGAAATGTCCTTGTGCTTGGTTTTATCATGACTCCGGGAGAGGATGTCTATCGTGGAAATAGGCCATTCTTGAATCCCGGGGACATAATGGCTTCCACCAGGGACGGTAACTTCCTTTTTTTACGTAGGGGAGGTGTAGTCCAGATAGGTGCTACGCCTATATCCCAACGCATGTATATACCTCTGGAAAATCTCATAAGAGACATCTGCCAGAACTACAGAATGGATGCTATAGGAGGGGAGCTGGAATGGAAGGTAGAGTCTGTCAACCTGGATGATCCCAAAGCACTCTTTGAGCTGCGTGCCAAAGAGAAAGCCGATGACTCCGGCCCCTCTATATTTGTCAGGTTTGGTAGGAAGTTGTCAGATGAGTCAGCCTTGAGGGATGGTGCTCAGGGAGATATGGGTGTCGGTGCATTCTCTTTTCCTGTCTATATGGAAATTATTATCGAGCCCAGCAATCCTGGTGGAGTTCCACTAGGAAAGCGCATTATTTTCAGGCTAGATAAAGAGGGTAATGAGTTCTCCAGAGTAGAGGGTCAAAGTGAGCGTGAGGTTGCAGGCAACTGCTTTCATAGAGTCGAGAGCAGCTTCTCCCAGCATGTACTCAAGGGCTACTCCCTATCTGTCGGAGCTGAGGTACCTGCAGCTCCGGAAGATAATTGTATAAAGGAGTGTGCTCAGCTGAACACTACCAGGGAAGCAAAAAATATAATGAAGGATGTTTGTAAATTTCGGGTTGTGCAGGCATCGGATAAGATACAGCTTGGCAGTGAGAGTGCGTCTGAGCCAGGAGTTCTAGGGGTACAGCTTGTCAAGTGGCTGGCTCTGCATTCTCATTATCCATCCCCAGCTCCTCCCGCACAAATAGCGGCACTTAAAAGTATTCTATCCGGCAAGGTGTTTCTGGAGTAGCTCAATGCCTATGGATTCCACATCTCTGGCTGCAAGTATAAAGAAGCTGATCATACAGAAATATCCTGACTACGCACCGGCTGTTTGGGACAGTATCAATATAACTACATCTCCGGACGGCCAGGTTCAGGCCATAAATCCTTTGAGCACAAAGAGAGCACAGATTCCTGAGTGGTTTGCCCGTACCATTGCGGAAGCTTGTGCAGAAGCAATAGTTTCCCACATACAGAATTATGCTACAGTCTCAACTAGGGTAGCGGTAGCTTCAGTGTCCGGAGTTGCAGTAGGTGCTGGAGTATCAGGTCCCGGTGCTGGAAGTGGTACCGGGAATATCTCATAAGGAGCCTCACGATGGGGAATCTATTTTTAAGCAGCAGTATAGAGAAGGTTGCAAGACGTGGTATTCCCCTGGGGGATAATCCGGAGGATTGGCCTTCTAATATACTGAAGGAAGCCTTTGCCCAGATTCCCTACCTCCATGATTATGATGTGAGCGTAGTTCTGGACAAGCAGGATGATAAGCAAGGCTATGCTCTTGGCTATCTGGATGTGGTAAATAAAGCAGGAGCACCTATCTCCATTGACCCCAAGAAGGGTCCCTCACAAATGACAAAGCGTGCCAGAGTTCCTGTTATTGTGAAAGAAGGGGAGATGAGACCCCTTAACGTGTTTGTAAATAAGAATGCTTTTGAACCACTTACTGAGAGAAGATTGGGATCTGCCCTTGTCCGGGCTGATATTGCTAACATCACCAGCGTTATGCCAAGGGATCAGTCTCTTGTTGACCAGCTGTACCCTCCATACAGAAGCCAGTACTCGTTAGCCTCTGGTACAAAGACAGCGTCTGCCAGCATCATCGATAAGATCAGCTCCACCATGAGTGATAGGATAAGACAGTCTATCCTCAGTGAGATTCGCTCGGAGCCAACCCTTCTATTTGCTATGGATCGTAATGACTCCTTTGCGCAGGTTATCAACAAGATATCCAACGCAAGGCCCCTCAGTGCGGAGCAGGCCAAAATGGCCCTTATGTCTTCTCTCAGCCCTGATGCTGTACAGATCACTAAAGGAACTGGATTCTTCAAGGTAAAAATGGCCAATGCCTCCGTCTTTCAGCCATCATCTATCAAACTGTCTCGGGATGAGGTAGTTACCCACTTCGGCGAGGAGCTTGCAGACAAGGCTGATAGAGATGGTTGTATCACGGTAGGCAGATCTTTTGTGGTCAATGACCCCGGCGTAAGTACAAAGCCTATCAGCCAGTTTGGTCGATATCGGGTGAAGGAGGCTAGTGGTGCCTGGAGGGAAGGTTGGGTGTTTCCCTTCCTGGTTGACCTAGATATGTCCGTCAGGGATATTGCTTTATTCACTGATGGCCTGCAGGGAGCTGTTCAGGAGAAGATTGCCGGTGTGGAAGCGGAGGGAATCATGTTTCCAGCCTCTACCATGCCAAAGGGGACAGGGACATTTGTAGCATCCTATGGTGACAGAGCTATTGCTACTATTCCAGTTACTATTGGTAACCACGTCAGAACCCCAGACCAGAATTACTTTCTGGCTGATACGATAGATGGAAGAAACATAAAGCTTTCTATGGTTCATGGGATTAGCAAGATTTCCAGTCTGTCTGACGACCACTACGCCATTCCAGCTGATATGGGGTTTGTGCCAGTAAGAGGTGGTTTGAGGCTGCTTAATGGTGAGGATCACTCTGATATAATCAAGCAGGCTTCCAGCTCCGTCTATATCAAATCTGATGGTCAGTGCTTCTCCCTTGAGGGCTGTCCTCTGGATAAGGTAGCTGTTCAGGACAAGGAGTTTATCCCACGGCAGGACGCAGAGTTCCTTCTTGTAGCTATGGGTACTCATCCCACTAGAGCCGATGCCTCGCTGTCAGAGGCCAGCATTTTTGGAAGTTCCAAAGTAGCAGGCATGTGCACCATCACTAGTTATGAGGATGCTATTCGTGATGTGGTAAAAAATAAGCTGATGATCTCAATGGATGATGACATTCCTGCACGTTGCAGCCTTTTGAAGGAAGCTTCAATGCTGGAGGATGAGAATACAGTAGATGCCGTGCTGTCTCTCGGCTTTATAAACAGAGATAACCTTGCTCTGTTTGTTGATAATATACCCCAGCTGGAGAAGGCTGCGGGCAACCTGGCTGAGCTATATGTGGCTACGCAGCTAGGGATGAAGCAACTGGATGAGGAGGCTGTATTCAGAGCCATGCGTGGTATTGATGGTGTTCTTGATGGTCTTCGCGGTATCGGTCAGGCGGAGACTGATGCATGAGGACTCCTGCTGAGCTGTATGTGAAGTATTTAATAGTGTGTAACTACACTAATACACGTATAGATCAGCTCATGGAGAGTCTTGGATACCCAAGGATGTCCTCATCCTATTTGAGTGGCGTACGTAACAGAATCAATATACCTACTAGAGCATTTAGACCGGGTGTACACCATCGGGTCACAGATAGGTGGCTGAGAAAGCAGAACCTGTACCCTCTGTTCTACCGGGATAATGATGTAGATGAGGCCACCATGGCCCTATCTAACGGCAAGGTAAGACCTCTACTTGAGGCACTTATATTGTCTGGAACCGGTGTAGATGAAATAGTAAGACTTGTGGGGGACAGAACTGGAAAGAGATATTCAGAGAAGTCTGTAGAGTATTATCAGCTCTTCTTCTGGAATAGAGATTATCTATCCTCTCAGGAATGGGATATCTTTCTCGGTATGTATGATGGTGGGTCCGAGCTGAAGGGCCTATATGATGAAGGTACCGCTCTTGCTACTTGGAGGCTAGGGTTCCCTGTGGCTGGGGTTGATGCCAATGATATGTTGAAATCAATGCAGAATGAGGCCTTCTATCGCTTTATGCAGACACATACCATGCGTAATGACCTTAATACAGCTAAAATGGCAAAAGAGTGGGCTGTTATTATGTTCGAGGCCAGCAAGCTTCTAAATAGTGGGGATACCCAGCTGGCTGAAGTTATTAGCCAGTTTGAGGCTATCTTTATGAAGAAGAGCAAGGATAAGCTCCAGTCTGTTGATAGCCTACCAGGTATGTGTTCCGGAAAGATGAAGGAGCTTTCGCCCAAGCATGTTATTATCGATGTGGATAACAGATATGCCCGTGTGGAGGCGGAGATAGAGAATGAGTATGAGGATTGAGGATAGAGCTGCAGCCAAGATGAGAAAGAAGGCTGATATGATAAAATACACCAAGGATAAGGTGAAGCTTTGCTCTCCTGACTGGTCCTCCTACATTGATGAGTTCTGTAAGATCGCAGAGGATAAATCCCTCAAGAGTAACTTCAAGGCACTTCTTCCCCTTGCAGCACTTGGTTTTGCTACGGGGGTCTTCAAGGGAGGTTTGGAGAATAAGATTATGGATCCTCTTGTAGGGAGGGGGATGGGTAGAAGTATGGCTAAGGGTCTTGCCAGGGGTACTACAGGAGCCGCATCTACCTTACTTGTCGGATTGGCTATGGCCCATCTCATGTCCAGCAAGAAAAAGAAGTAGATGGATGATATCCCCGGAAGAGCTACATGAGGAATTATTTGACTACAGTATAAAATCTGCAGCTCTCAGGGAGAAATACTCTCCCCTTCCTCACCAGCAGGAAGCAATAAAGCAGTTCGTAGATAATAATGGTGAAATCATCCTTGCTCACAGCACCGGCTCCGGAAAGACTGCTAGTGCTTTATTCTGCTTTGAGTCCGCAAGAAAGCTTGGCGCTGCTCATAATGCGCTTGTAGTTGTTCCCACTGGCCTCCGTACCAACTTTGCGGAGAAGGGTGTCAAGAAGTTTACTGACGATGCTGTTCAGGTGTTTGGGAATAAACAAGAGGTGTCTGATGGCTCTCATGTAGATTTCCAAACTGCAGATAAGACCATCCCATACTCTGTTGTAGGCTATGAGCTATTTCGTCAGGCCCCCCATAAATATATGGAGGCTTCCGGGGCAGATACTCTCATAGTAGATGAGGTACATAAGGCCCGAGATACAAAAGGTGTAAACTTCAAAGCGTTGATGTTAGCCAGAGCTATGGCTACCAATTTTATTGGTCTGACAGGATCTGTAGTCAGTAACAAACCCTCGGATATTATAGCGTTGATGACCCTATCTGCCGGATATCCTATTGCTGGCAGCCAAACAGAGTTTGAGAAGCGTTATATGTCTATTATAGGATCCCGAGAGGGTTTCCTGGGTGGTAAGAAGGATATCACAGTTATAATTCGTCCATCAGAAATTCAGCAAAGATTTGGTAAGCTGGTAAATTTTGTTAGTCATGAAGATCTGGAAAGAACAAATCCTACATTATTTCCAAAGAAGCAGGTGTCTGAAGTTCTGGTAGAGATGTCTGATGAGCAGAAGGACCTATACAACTACGCCATGGGACAGCTTCCGTTCATCACCCGGTACAAGATTGAACATAATATCCCCATGGATAAGAGGGAGGCTCAGACTGTTTTTGGGAAGATAATCAGAGCCAGACAGGTATCCAACTCCATTGCTACCATGGGTACGGTTTCCCTTGAAGAGGCTGCAGATAGAACACCCAAGATAAAGAAGGTTCTGGATGATGCTCAGGAGCATCTCCAGACAACCCCTGATGGTCAGGTCGTCATGTACTCCAACCTGGTCAATGGAGGTATCGATGTCCTGGCTGCCGGTTTGAAAAAGAGAGGTATCTCCTTTGGTGTCTTCATAGGTAAAGGAAGAGAGGTCGGTGGTAATAAGGTACAGGAGGAGACCAGGCAGGCAGGTGTATCTGATTATCTGGAAGGTAAGCTAAGGGTTCTTCTTGTCTCCGAAGCAGGAGCAGAAGGTTTGGATCTGAAGAATTCTACCATGGTTCAGATGGTGGATGGCCACTTCAATCCGGAGGTTATTCAGCAGGCAGAGGCCAGAGGTGTGCGGGCAAAGGGTTTGGAAGACCGCCCACAAGAAAACAGAGTGGTTATTATCAAGAGATACAAATCTGTCATGCCGAAGGTAGGATTTCTCCGCTCTCTTTTCGGTGGCGGGAAGAAACACACTACAGATCAGTGGATCTATGATGTAGCAGCCGGGAAGGATGTTCTCAATGAGCAGTTCAGGACAGCTCTCCAAACAGGCACTCGTCCGGAGTATAAACCACCTCCAGGTTTTCGCCCCAAGAAGTATCTGAGACGTTGGAGAGTATGGACTGCTACAGGCCCAGAATGGCGTTATTCATATGGGGATTAGTTTTTATCGCTATCTGGATGAGATGCTAAAGATATCCTCTACAGTACAAAAAAAGCTTAGGAGTAATCTTTTATCGGCGTTGGAAATTGCTAAGAGGGAATACCAGGTATCGCATTCTTATCGGGTGTCCTCTTGAAGAAGGTAAATCTCAATCTTTTAGCTCCCACTAACCCTACAACATCATACCCATTATCTTTAGCTACCCCTTTCAGTATTGTTCGAATGAATTTAAGCTCAGTCGGGAGAATAGGCTGGGATAGAATAATCTCTGCTTTACCCCTTAAAGGATCAAAGGTATCTGGAATATCTCTCCAGCCCATAACCTGTCCCATGGTTGCTTCGGAGAGTAGAGATATTGCTTTATCTAACCATGTTTTATTCTCTATACTCATCCCATGATTATAGTACCCCAGAAAGAAAGATGGAATGGTAAAAGGAAGATTGAGATTCTAGCGTCTGAATTTGTAGAGACAGCAGTACTTGTGAACGCAGGAACTTCGTTGGCTACTTTCTCTTTTGCAGAAAGACCATATCTAAGAAGATTATATGATACAGAATGTAGAAAAATATTACTGAAGTGTGGACGGCAAATAGAGAAAAGCACCACGTTAGGTAATAAAGCTTTAGCATATAGCTGCCTCGTTCCAAGATTCCGTACCCTTTACGTATCCCCTACTAATGCCCAAACCAGAGAGTTTTCTAATGATAGGTTGAGAGAGCCCATTGAAACCTGTCCCATGATTGCTGCATATACGAATTCTAAGCTGTCTCAAAACGTCCTATCCAAACAATTTCAGAATTGGTCAAAAATAACTCTTAGATATGCTTTTCAGAACCCGGATCGTGTGCGTGGGATCAGGGCTGATATGATCCTGATAGATGAATTTCAAGATATATTGCTTAGCCATGTACCTGTTATTGAGGAGTGTGCCTCTCACTCTGATTGGAAGATACTTTCTTACTCAGGAACCCCCAAGAGCTTGGACAACAGCCTGGAGCAGAGCTGGCAGAGAGACACGAATCAGTGCGAGTGGGTTTTACCCTGCTTTAGGCATCAGTTACTGGGAGGTACGAAGCTCCTTCCTTACTGGAATGTTCTCGGTGAGGCAAGTATAGGGTTGAAAGGACCTATATGTGATAAATGTGGCGCCCCTATATATCCGGACCATCCAGACGCTCACTGGGTGGCAATGAACCCCAATCCCAACGTTCCCAATCCTACAGAGGGATATCACATCTCTCAGCTGATGGTACCCTGGGTGTACAAGAGTGAGGAGGGATGGGGAGACATCATACACAAAAGTAAGACCTTCTCCCGTCAGGTATTCTTCAATGAGGTTCTCGGGCTGGCGTATGATTCCGGCATCCGTCCCCTTACCAGGGAGGAAATAAGAGTCTGTTGTGGAAATGATAATGATGAGGAAGAGGTAAAAATGCTGGACATGAGTGAATCAGCACTCAATGTCTGGGCCGAGAGGTGTAGATCAGCCGGAGCCGCTTATGCGGGTATTGATTGGGGTGGAGGGGAGAAGAGCTATACTGTCATAACTATAGGAACATACTGGAGAGATAAATTCACAGTATTCTATGCTCAGAGATTCATGGGAATGGAGTCAGAGCTGGAGTACGAGATGCGACGCATCAGTGAGCTTATCTCCAGATTCAATGTAAAGCTCGTCGGCTGTGACTATGGTGGTGGTCTGGAAAGAAATGATACCCTGATACGGAAGTTCGGCCCTCGCCTCATAGTAAAGTACCAGTACGTGGGTACTGTGGGCAAGATATGTGAATGGGATCCTGCTCAGCACAGATTCAAGGGAAACCGCTCATCAATGCTTAGTGCTGTATTCAATACAATTAAGAGGCAGCAGATACGGTTTCCTCTCTGGAAGGTATTTCAGGATCCTTTCGCTACTGACCTGCTGAGTGTCTACTCCGAATACAATGAGCGGCAGAGAATGACCTCATACGATCATGCTCTGGGGTCAACAGATGATACTCTACACTCTCTGACTCTTTTATTCTTTGCCAGCATGATACAGCACCCCAGACCTGATGTGCTTGCTCCGGGAGCTACCACTAATACCAGGTAAAAAATAGGAGGGCAAAAAGCCCTCCTATTCTCCCACCCTTTTCAGTTACTACAGCTTCAGGGTGGTCTCCACCACCCTCTTGGTCTGGACCGTCCCATCGCTGGAGATCTTGATCTCCAGGATGTTGGAGGTCCCCATCTCTTGAAGGAGATCCCGGAGGATTTTACTCATCTTGTCTTCCATCTTCTTCTCTTCCTCCATCTCTATCTCCTTCTGAGGGGAAGCCTCAGCTGAAATTAGATCCGCCAGAAGCATGCTGATCACTGTTTCTTCAGTATCATCCCAGGGTCTGTCCTCAGTGATAGACCCTGCTGTAAGATCTCTTACCTCCTCATATGCTCTGCTATCCAGGTCAATACCCAGCTCGAAGATTCGAGAGATGAAGGAGGCTGGCAGAGTGTTATAGCTTGGAAGATAGATTGCGTGCTTTTCAGCATTTGCAGCTATCTTTCCTATCATACGCAAGTTCTTGGTAATCCTGGGTGGTTCTATGTAATCTTCTGATGAGAGCATTCTATAAGCCACGTCCAGGATTTTCTCATCCTCTAACCTTCTCCCCATCCAACTACCTGCCCCTATGCAACAGAAGGCATAGACACCTCTATCCCCCATTCTGGCTGCCCATACCTCTGGCTGCTGCCGTAGCCAGGCCATATCTCTGAGAGAGAGATTTGGCAGGGCCTTCAACATCTCCGGCCAGAAATCCAAGGCATTGCTCCAGGTGATGGTGATAGGGTTTGAAGCCACCACCTCGATCTTTGGTGCAGGCTCCGGTGTCGCACCATTCAGAGCAGCACGGAATAATTTTTGATACTCCTGAAGAGTCATCTCCTTATCTCGGGGAATGTCCCGAGTCAGTACGGCAATTTCTCGGGAATCAGCAATCCCGTTCCACCCTTCAGGCAACCCCTCGATATCTTTCAGAGCCCGGGGACCAAAGTAAAAGGGAGTGGGAACTCTCCCCGCCTCATGTAGAAGGGTCACCGTCCGGTCAATTAACTCTATCCTCCTTTCTATCAGAGGATCTCTGGGAGGAGCATCTAGACCCTTCAGATGCTCCTCTGCTGTCTTTTTCAGCACATCCAGATGTACCCCGGGCCCATATGGGTCCTGAATCATGTCCATCCTTCTTCGTATCACTCTCCTTGCTGTTGCAATGGAGTCTGACGACATGGATCCCCTGATGGGGGTATCCATCTCACAGTGTCTCAGACGGATCAGGTCGTCTAACGTTACGCCGGGGTGTCTTAGTACCAGCTTCTCTACAAAGGGTACCACCCCTGGCCAGGCAGTAAATTTTGCCAACATCTCCTCCTTCGCCTCTACCCTGAGATCAAATCCCTTAGCCGCCAGCTGCTTTTTGGTCCTATCTGATTTATTGGACAGAGCCAATACTTGCTGGTCCCGGTTAGATCTGGATTTTACCTGATTCCATATCTTATGCTTTGTAGTATCAGTAACTACTACTAAATAGTCAGATCGAGGTAATGGAGAGGGCAATACTTTGGATCCCCAGAAGGTCTGCTTACACTCTGCCTGGAGTATTTCACAGACCATGCTGATCCATTGTTGAGTAGGACGAATTCCGGAAAAAAATGATACAGTTTTACCATGGCACATAGCTTCTTCTCCCGTAAAAAATCTCCTTCCTTCTTTTCTTTTTAGTTAAAAGAGGCCGAAGCCTCTCTCTCTTTTTTGTTTGTGCCCCGGAGCGGGGCTACTGGGGCAGGAGACCGACCGGCGAGGACCGGTCGATCCCGATTGAGGAGGGCCGGATGCCGGGGACGCCGGCGACGGCTCCCACGACTTCCAGGATCACCAGGGTGAGTACCCCGGCGACGAGGACGTGGACGAAAATCCGCCCGAAGGCACTCTCCGGCGACGCCTTGTCCACGGCGTCGCAGTACTTGCGGAAGCACTGCACCCCGAGGGGTGCATTCCGGCGGGCCTCGTGGGCCCACCCCGAGGCCAGCTCCTGGAGCTGGTCCTCGGAGATCCGGACGGTCACAGTCGTGGGAGCGGCTGCGGCGGGAGCAGGAGCGGCTGCGGCTGCGGCGGGAGCAGGAGCGGCTGCGGGGGGGGCCTGAAGGCCCCCCCCGAACAGCTTCTGCAGCTGTTCAAACGTCATCGTGGGGGGGGTTGCTGCTTCCATTTCTTTTCTCCTTGAGAACCAGCAATGGGTGCTGGTTCTCTTTGTGATTAATTCCTTCATTGTTCTTATGCCACAAAAGCAGCTCATTTTTTCACCTGTAATAGCTTTTCTATAATCAATACATGTGATAGCTTTATGTAGGACTATAAGTGGGTTGACATCTTGACAGAGAATGTCATAGCTTCTTTCAGCAGGATGGTTGAGGTCAATGGATAAGCTAAGTAGCTATATTCTATTCTCCAAAGAGGTCCCAGCCAGTGCAGATCGTCTTGCCTTCCTGGGGAAGAGGGCATCTGTCCGCTATGTTGAGGATGGTGTAAAGCTGTCCTCCGCTATAAAGGACCTCATTCAGGACGAGCCATTGAACCGTGACCAGATTCATCGTGTGTGTGAGGTCGCAAATAGGGAGACATTCAAGAGCCTGTTCGAGAAGCAGGCTGATAAGAATGTCAATTTTCCTTTAGCGGACTTTGATGAGATCGTAGGCGTCAAAGTACCATCCCATGTCCGTCCTATGCCTTCTGCTGAGAGGAAGACCTATAGTCCTATCAGCCGTGGAGAGGATATTATAGTAGAAATCTTCGGTGCCAATACCAAAACGGCATCGAGCAGAGAACCATACCCCCATGAAGATCCCAATGCAGAGCTGAACAGGACTCGGGAAAGGTTGAAGGGTCTGCAGGAGCACGCTCTTTCTAAGATGTCTTCTCTTTCTGTTGCAGAGGAGCAGGTAGCTACAGAGTTGAAGGACAAGGCAGAGCAGGCTGTTCTCATGGGAGATGGCAGCTTTCATGATGTGCTTCAGGCACTGTCTCCTTTTGTCGAGGATACAGGTTTCTTCAGCAAGGTAGCTACCATGCTGTCTGCTCACCTACTGTGTAAGGGTATCATAGACCGTGCAGGCATCGCTGAGGGTTTTGATAAGACGGCCGGAAGAAGATGTCCCGATCCTACACACCCTATCGTATCTTCCTTCTGTGCTTTACAGGAGATACAGCATTATAGGAGAGTGATGGAGGAGACGGTAAAAATTGCCGGGGAAAATCTTCAGAAGGTAGAGAAAGCTCTGGGAGTGAGATCATGACCCGACAGGACTATGATAGAATTCTGGCTCGTCAGCAATATCTCTACAAGCTTGCCTATGGCCTTCCCCCTGCAGGAGGCTCTGCAGTAGGTAATACTATCGTAGGAGGACTGGGGAAGATTCTCGGTGGGGCAAAAAGGCTTCTGGTGGGTAATAAGCAGGTGTCAGGTCCCTATGCTGAGGCGCTGGAAGCACAAGCAAAGAAGATGGGCAAGGAACCGAGATTTTCCACCCTCCGACCTGTTGGAGGCCCTGATCCCACCAAGTGGACCAAGGAGCACTGGAAAACTGTCCCCAAGGAGACGTGGGAGAAGCTGAAGTCTGAGGGAGTTTTCCCCAAACAGCACTTCACTAGATCCATAGGACCAACTGGAGAGACTATCTATCACACAGCAAAGATGAGAAGGGGTGGTCTGGTCGGTTTTGGTCAAAAGCATCCGGGCATAGCTTTCGGAGTTGGTTTGGGCGTTCCGCTCGGTGTCTCTCAATTTTCCGGAGATTATGGCAGAAATGTCCAGGGTGCAGCACCGGCGGAGCAGGTATACTATCAGCAGGGGTCTTACTGATGACAGATCTTGTATATCTTATCAAGCTGGCTGCTTTGGGGAAGGAAGCTTCCAGAGCTTCCTTCATGCTTCCAATTGCAGAGAGTCTGAATCTGGCTCGCAGTGCTATCAGTCCTGCTGTGGGTAGTCTGCCTTCCGGACTTCGCAGACAGGCTGTAGAAGCGGGCAAAGAGCTTTCTACCTTCAGCAAGGCTTTCAAAAGTTTTACAGCCAGAGGTATCAGAGGAAAGAAGCTTCAAGTAATTGGTGACAGGCTGAGAGCTGTCAGAGCAAACCAGGCAAACATAAGGGATCAGGTTAGGGGAGCCTTGGCAAGGCCCAAAGCTGAGCTTGCTACCTCCCGAAAAGAGCTGGAGAAGATGGAACGGCTCGGTAGGATTGAGAAGCAGAAGGGAAGACAGATCTTCGGTGTCAAGCCTACCGCCAGGGATATATATAGAACCAGGCTAGAGAGCAGGCAGGCAAACCTCAAAGCTCGTACCGAGATGGCTGAAGCTCAGAATAAGTACAGGAAAGTAACTACCCCAGAAGCCTCAAAAGAAAAGCTTCCCTGGTCTCTAGCAAAGAAGCTTGGTTTGACAGTTGCCGGTGGTGCTGCTCTGGCCGGTACGGGTATAGCAACACAGTATGGCCTGGAGGCTTTATCCAGAACTGGTAAGGAGAAGGCTTTCAAAAGTATGTTAGAGGAAGATAGAGAGCTGAAGAGGATGCATACAGCTACTCCAGTCAGAGTACGTAAGCATTTTGAAACTCTTTTCAGATTCAATCCGGAGATGGCAAAGGATCCCCTGGTAGCTAGCTCATTTGTGAAGGGTACTTCCCAGCATGATTTTCTGGCCCATAAGACTGTAGGGGAGCTGCTTGCCGCCAGAAAAGCGCAGCTTAGCACAAGAAGTGAGAAGTTTCCGGCACTCCCTTCTTTCAAAATAGACAATGATTGAGAAGACATTTAGCTGTCCCGGAATAGATGCTAAGGGTAATCCCCTGGTGATAGCTATCCAGCCGGGAAGAATCATAAAGACAGCTTCTGCTGTTCACCCGGAGATTCAGAGATATGCTTCCAGTCTTCAGCCGGAGAAAGGAAAGATATTTGTCCTTCTGAATGCTATGGGTGCAGCAGAGTACTATGGGGCAAATATTAACAACGACCGGTTTGATGAATACAATACGTGGGCTGCTTCAGACAATCCTATAATCAAAAGAGCCTACTTCTCTCTCAGAAATACCGATGGGAATTGGGGATACAAGACCTTTGAGAAGTATGGCTATCCCTATATGCACCACCAGAACACCGATCCCAATAAATCCTATGGTGAGATAAAGCTGGCTGTCTGGAATGATCCCATGAAGAGGGTCGAGCTTGTTGTTTGTGTGGATAGAGAGAAGGCAGCTGCTGTAGGTGCTCACGAAGTTGTTGACAAATTGGATAGAAATGAGCACCCAGACTGGTCGATGGGTACTAAGGTACCTTTTGATAGGTCTACATGTTGTGGGGATAATGAAGAGACATATAAAAGAATGAGAGATGCTCTTCTGAGAAATCCTCATATGCTTCCCGGTGATGCAATCAAGGAAGCACATAGAGTATCCCCTATTCCCGGTATCTCTCTCACCAGAAACGACTACTGTGAGCATATGATGAAGAGTGCCGGTCAGATATTACCCAATGGCATTCAGGTCAGTGTTCATAATGATTTCCCAAGATTCTTTGACATCAGCAGCGTCTATATCGGAGCAGATAAGATAGCCAAGACTATCCAGAAGCTGGCATCTGCTTCCGGAAAATCAAAGCCATCTACGTCTGAGATATATAGGCTCCATAGATCGGATCTGGAGAAGTGTGCCTCTGTCTCTTTTCCGACCAAGCAGGCAGATACGGAGAAGAGAACTCCGGCTGTCATGAAGGCCCATGGCGGTATAGAGAGATTCAAGGATGCAATCAGAGCTTTAGCTTCCAGAGAGGAATCTTTACCTTCCCGGACTCTGGACCAGATGGCCTCTGTCTCTCCGGATAGATCATTGTCAACGTCCGGAGCAATGGGTATCGTGTTAAAGCCGCAGGAGTTCCAGAGAATTATTCTTATCCGTATGGGAAAGCCTGGCCTCGCAGATGATCTGGATAATAACCACGGTACATTCCGTCCAGTAGAAGAAGTAGATAGCTCTATCCCACTATCACTTGAGGGGATCATGCCCCTTATCAAGAATCTTCTCATGGGTCAGATGGAGCATCGTAGCTTGTACGGTCCCTGCCTCCACAGGAGAGTGATTAGAATACAAGTCTCTCCTGATTCAGTATCATCTCCGGAAGAAATTACTCATCCTCTCCTGGACAAGATATCTGCTGCGTATAATGGCTACAGACAGAGCCTGGCATCCTTTATTCCTGTAGCTGCAGAAAATATCTGCTATATCTTTCCAGATATTGAAGAGCAGATCTTCCAATACAAGATGGAAGATGCTTACACTACAAGCAAGGTTGCTGCTGTGGAAGGACGCTCAGCTACGTTTTTACTTTCCATGCTGGGTCTTCTTCCACTAGCATATCTTATCTCAGCCCATGTGAAGGGCCGGGAGAAAGAGGGTAAAGAGTCAGGTATGATTGCAAGGCTCATAGCAGAGCATCCAAATATTGCAGCCATGCTGGGCTCTACCATAGGTCATGGATTGCGGGCCACGAGGAGCACATGATAGAAAGGCTCCAACGATGTGACCGCCACATCAGAAAGGTTGACTTGATTCAAGGAGTGACATCATGAACGGGATGAACGAGTGGCTTGCAGAGTTCTACGGTACCGGTCAGTCGCAGGAGGATCTGGAGAAGTCGGCCCAGGCAGCTCTTCTGGAGAAGCTGGCCGATGACGACAGTATCGACATTGACAGCCTGAGTGATGAGGATGTCATTGCTCTGGCTGATGAGCTTGGCCTTCTGGGTGAGGAAGGTGCTGACACTGACATCTCTGATCGGGAGAAGGTCTCCATGATTCAGAAGGTTGCAGCTGTTAACGATATTGACCTCGATCAGCTGACTGACGAGGAGTTCGAGCAGCTGGCTGAGTATGCTCTTGATCCCGCCAACTGGGAGGATGAAGAGGAGACCAAGGAGGCCGAAGCCAAGTTTGCTGAGGCTGATTTCCTCGGCCGGGTGATGGCTCATGCTCAGTGGGATGAGATGAATAAGATTGCTGGAGTATCTACTGCTCTTATGACTACAGCTAAGAAGGCTCCTAGTTTTTTAGAGAAAATGATAGGACGTGTTGAACGTTTAGGTGGGGCTGTTCCTGGGGGAAAGAAGCTGGAAGCTTGGTCTGCTCGTAGAGCAGCAACGGGAACTCCTGCAGCTCGTCAGAAAGTTAGAGACAAGCTTCTGAAGCTTCAGAATCAGGCACGAGAAGCTGGTGGTGGGAACCTAACAGGTATCAATGATCAGATAAGGAAGTTTACAGCTAAGCTAAAGGGTATGTCTCCTGGTGCTGAGGCTTCCAGAGCTTCTCGTAGAGTACGTTTGGGCCTGGGTGGTGGTGCTATTGCTGCTCCTGTTGGTTTGGCCGGATATGGTGTTCACAAGGCTACGAGTTAATTACATATGAACCAAACAACACTAGCTGCTTATTTAGATGAGATGCAAAAGATTGCTCAGTCAATCCGAGGTGTCCCATCTGCTGGTGTTATTGGTCCTTCCGCTAGAATCCCATCGGTGGGGGCGTCATCCGTTGTGGAGACTCCTTCACCGATGGGAGTTCCTAAAGCTCCTGGAGCGCCATTACCGGCCAAACCTGCGGGAACATCGATAAATATCGGATTGGCAAAGCCTAATCCCCGCAGAGTTACTCCGGTCAATCCTCCGGTAAAGAGCTTTTCTCCCAACGCAATGGCAGCTCCCAAGCTGCCACCACCTCCAGTGATGAGGTAGCTATGAAGACGCCGCTACAGGACATGGTTGACTCGGTTATCAGAGAGGCCGAGCAGCGGGTCAAGACGGCTTCCGCAGAGCCAGAAAGACAGTGCTCTGTCTGCGGTGTCAGTATTGACTCAGGTATCTTCTGCTCGGATCATGAATCTATCAAGACTGCCAGTGCTCAGGGTGTAGATCTTGATTACGTTGAGAAGCTGGCTGGCGCTGTCTCCTATATCTGTGAGCATCTGGATGGTGTAGGAGTAGCAAAAATCTCTCCCTTCATTGCTGGGAAGGTAAAGTCTGCAAAGGCTATTATCCCCAGCAAAGCTCCAGCCACCAAAATGGCTGGAGCTACCAGAGACCAGCTGAAAGCTGCAATTCTTGAGAAGCTTGGAAGCGGTCTCGACTCTCCCCCTTCTATCTCCCAGACCACCACCTCCGGTCCTCCCGGAGTATCTGCCAGCGGTGAGGGTCCAAAGGCTCCCACCTCCGGTGGATATGGGCTAGTAAGCTCAGTGGATAAGGCTCAGGATTATACTAAGGGGGATGCGAAGAAGCTGGTGAAGAGCGATCTGGCCAAGGTGCTCAGCCACCCGGCCTTCTCTGACCCAGTACTCAAGGAGAAGTTGCAGAACACCTCCAAGGCAGGTGTGAAGATGGCAGAGGTTCGTACGGCTCTCAGCAAGATTGCAGGCTCCCCCTGTACTTGCGATGGAGTCAATGTTTGTGCACGCTGCCGGGTTTCTAGCAGGGTGCAAGGATGACCCCGGAGGATAGCACCATGGAGAAGCTGAGTGCTGATGACATTCGTGAGGTCCTGGCAGAAATCCCCGGGGTTCTGGAGTCTCTCAGAGAGGAGGTCCATACGCTCAGGGAGAAGGTTGCCAGCTACGAGAGAAGAGAGCATGCCGAAACCATCGTAGCCATGATGGATGAGAAGGGCATTGACCCAGGTCTCCCATTTGGTGAGAAGGTTGCAAAGCTGCTCAATGATCCGGGTCGTGACCTTCGTGTCGTGGAGGAGGCTATCCGTATGGATGTATCCTCCATGAAGCTGGCATCTGTCAGTGAAGATCAGTTAGGTAATGGATCTACTCGACTTGAGTCTTATATCCTCGGGTCTTGACAATTTGCTTTTGGAGGGTTGAAAGATGGCTCTTTCTTTTCGACAGGGAATGAGGCTCATCACTGAGTTTCAAGGCCTGGTGAAGCGTGATTTCCCCGTTTCTGGTATTACTCTCGCGGGTAATGCCGGTACGGCTGCCAATCCTACTCTGTGCGATGGGGAGTTTCTATCCCTGGATACCACCAGTACTACCGCACAGCGTCTTGTCCGCTTCAGCTCTACGGATGGTTATCAGGCCGTCCGTGGTGGGGCTGTTGCCGGTGATCTTATCCTTGCCTGTGGTCTCTGGCCTGTCAGCACTGAGGTAGGTCGGTATGATACTCAGGCTATTGGCAAGACAACCATTCTATTCTGCGGTGCCTTTGAGGCCGAGTTCAAGATGTGGGATCTCGGAGATCAGGCACAGCTGACCATGGGTGTCCCCATCGGTATTTCCAGCGCTTCCAATGATTGGGGTAATGGTGCAGAGCGGCGCCCCTGTATCAGTACCGATGCTGGCCTCGGCACGGGTGCCTGGCGTGTCGGCTATATCACGCTGCCTCCGGCAGCTGCTACAGCCGGAACAGTTCTGCGGGCTTACATTACCTGCTCGCCTTACACGATTGATTGATTCTGGGTAGGGAGGTATATAGATATGTCAGCTAACGCTCGTGCAATGATTGACCTCTTCTCCCAGAAGCTGGGTACTCCAGAAGGAAAGGAGAAGATTGCTGAGTTCGGGGGGGAGTATATCCAAGATAGGCTCCGTGAGGTGTCTTTTGCCCGGAAGATCATTCCTCCCAAGATGGTCACCAAGGCTGATCTCCAGAGATCCACTCATCACGATACTCTGGTGAGGGTGGTGGATATCGAGCCTCAGAGCCAGGCCATGGCTATCACCTTCCGTGGTCAACCCCGTGCCCGGTATGTCTCTGGTGAGCGCTACGAGATCCCTTTCTTTACCATCTCCTCGGAGAAGTTCGAAAAGACGGAGCAGGAGCTTCTCGCCTACGAGATGCCCATCACCAAGATCATCGAGGACAACTCGGTGACGGACATTCAGGAGGTTGAGGATCGGGAGTTCCTGGGCCATGTTGAGATGGCTATCCAGGAGCTGCAGTTCCGGGCCAATGCCAGCGTGGTAACCGGTCTCTCCGCCGGCACTCTGGCAAACTCCGAGGTTATCGAGTCTCAGATCATCAAGGGTGAGCTGGCTCGTACCCGCGAGGATGCCGCCGGTAACCCCCTGGATGACTGGGTTGTAAACCCCGTTCAGCGTCCCGACTTCATCAATCTCTTCAAGATCCTCTCCGGTGGTGCCAATGGAGCCGGGAATGGACGGCTGCGTATGGAGGTCATCCTCCTGACCGAGCCGGATTTTGAGGATATCTTGCAGTGGACCATCGAGGATGTCGGTGACAAGATACAGTCCGAGACTCTGGTAGATGGCTACAAGTATAATATCCTTCTTGGAAAGCGCTTCGTTCGCTCCATCAAGGTGGATATCCTGCGTGTAGGCAATATCTATGGATTCACCGCTCCGAATTTTCTGGGCCGATTCTATATCCTCAACAACACCAAGTTCTATATCGATAAGATTGCCAATCTGATCACCTGGCAGTCTTGGGAAGATATTGGTATGGGTCTTGGTAACATCGCTGCCATGGCGAAGCTGGAGCTGTTTTCTGCTTCGGTTACCGTCCGGGGTACCACTGTTACCCAGCTCGGTGCCCGTACCGGTGCAGGTCCTACCTTCTCCGATGCGGCTATTGTTGGTCTTACCTCGGCCAACAAGCGTATCTCCGCAGAGGAGAGCCTGGGTGCTATGAACAACCTGGTTGAGGCCGGCTTGTATTATCCCCAGGTGGCTCAGTACTAATTCCTATGTTGAATCCCATCGTAGCTATCTGAGGTGGAGGCAGGGTGTAAAAGCCCTGCCTCCACTTTCTTTCTTTCATATATGCCAATACCGTTGCAAAGCATACTATCTTTGGGGTAAATTTAGGTTGGTTTCATGGAGGAGTATCTAATGATTTCTACGCTATCCTCTTATGTGGATGAGTACATAAAGATATCTGCTTCTATGTCTGAGCTGAAGGGGGCCATTAAAAGGTTAGGAGTAAAATTTCATAGTCTAAAGAGTTGGAAACCATCAAAAGCACTATTAGAGGGTAATTTTTCGACAATGAAAGCAAAGGATTATACAGCCCTTGGTGGTGGTGCTGCAACAGTACCAACCATAAGGTCCGCAAAGCGGGTACTTCCTCAAATAGCTGACGCTGCAATCAGAACAGGAGCAACACTTCCGAAAGGAGAGCTGATTGCCCATATGAAAAAAGATATGGCTACTACCTTAAAATTTGGTCCCGGTACTATTTATTTGTCTAGAGGGAGAGGCTCACTTGGTTCGGTTGCAGAGTTAAAAAAGAAACCACGAGAAGCACTTAGCACAATATTTGGTATACATGAGGGTCTGGAAAGAGCTGTCAAACCTAAAGAGGTTTTATTTGGCTATGGTCATTTCTCTCCTCAAGTATTGGCAAAAGAGCATAACATGTTGACTACTTTATCTGGACCGGGTGCTAAAGACAGCAACGCTTTTCTGAGAAAAGTGAGAGCACTACAAGGTGATTCGATCGCTCTAAGCCAGATATATGAAAAAGCTTTGGGTGATAAATATCGACTCGTATATGGAGAAGGCAAAAAGATACCAAAGGCCATGCAGAAACATGTTATGAGGCGGCTAAAGAGTGATGAGGGATTGAGAGAAATTTGGAACAGGTATCCAGCTAGTATGAGGGATGCTATTGCTGCTGGTTATAGTGCATAAGATAAAACCAGAATAAGCTCAACTTAACTCTTTGCTGTAGAGAGGAGCTTTATGTACAAGATAGTGAATGTCTCCAGAGACAATAGATATAAGGGTCGTAGGACAGCCACTCCTGGAAGGGAATCCAAGAGCAAGGTTTACAGGTTTGGTGGCCGGAGGTTGGTACCCACCCAATCCATGCTCATCTCCGATGATATATATAAGGTCGGCAAAGAGAAGCTCCAACTTGATGAGAGCAAGGGAAAGATCAAGGTTATCTATCTCCCCAGAAAAATAGAAAGCACTGCCATCTTGGGTAGCACTTCTCCTGATGTGCTTCCGGAGGTTTTGAGTGTAGATGAATTTGATTTTCCATTACCTGTTGATGTTACCCAGAAGGAAGAGCTTTCTGCCTTTATCTTTGAAGCCAGACCCTGCTTGAAAGATACATATGAGGCTCTGGAAGAAGATGAAAAGCTGGTATTTCCTGATGTTGAACAGCCTTCCAGGAGTGATGAGGTTCCATCGGATGAGATTCTCGCAGGTCTCATGGATGATGAGCTTGTCAGTCTGGCAGAGATGCTGGGGATTCTTGGTAAGGCAAAGGCTAGAGCTACAATCCTGAGAAGGCTCAGGGATTACAGAGATAAGGATTAGCTGTGGCAAGCTCAGGAATTCTTACCAATCCTACAACCAATCAGGCAGTGAATATACTGGTGCAGAGCCTTAGAAACTACCTCCGAGATCACCCATCGCTGAATAGATTGATAGGTAGTGAGGAGACCAGCGACAGATTTCTTGCTTGGGCATTGTTTGATGCTCTGGATGATATAAATAACACTCCACCTCCACTCACATACTCTCTTGCTACCTTCCCCTATCCCCATCTCCTCATCAGAGGAGCTGTAGTTACTGTCCTGGAATCTGTGGGAATTCTACAGACCAGGAATCAGCTGTCCTACAGCGATGGGGGAATACAGGTATCGGTCAGCGAGAAAACCCCTCTTCTGCAGGCGTGGATAAATCTGTTTCAGAGTAGATATGAGCAGAAGAAAATACAGTGGAAGATCTCTCAGAATATTTCCCAAGCACTGGGAAACTACGGTGGTGGGGTACACAGTGAGTATTGGGAATACTCTGACTACTATGTAGATACGTGATTGCCTTGAAAGTTTCCCTGCCACCAGTGAGTATGCGACTATCTGGCAGGGATAGTACAAAAGCTTTTGGAGATCTTCGATGGCCCAAAGTGGATACAGTGCTAGAAGATTTGTAAATATCGGAGATGCCCTCACGTTTCTCCAGAGCAACGAGATAGTCTGTCTTGACCTTCAATCAGATCGAGCTGGCTATATCCTACTTTACAGACCACTGGAGGTCATCACCCGCATAACAGACATTGCAGTTAGTGATGCTGCCGTGCAGGTAATGGTTGCCGAGTACATCGGAAGATTCTCCAATCTTCGGTTAACCATACATAATACTGACACTGCTGCAGGTAGTTTTGCTATTGATGAGGTTATAGTAGAGTGCGCTTACGATGATAATGCTCTGGTGGTTCCTACAGCAGAATGGATCAGGGTAGCAGGCACCGGAGATAATATTGCGGCGGATATAGCCAAGAGCTATGAGATTCCGGATGGCTTCGCCTTCATGCGAGTCTTTCTGGGGGGTGCTGGGGGTGCGACCACTGCAACTCTGGTAACCACTTCCCCCTCTCCACTTGGTATGTCTGGTATTGGTGCTGTATCCTCTACATCTACCTCTCCTGTACCGTCTCCGGACAATCCTATTCCTGGTACTGTAGTACCTGTGGTCGCTGGTGCTGGCGCTTCTGCAACCACAGCTATAGCAACTCTTACTGGTAGATCCATCCGTTTGGAGGTTGGTGGGGAGGTTTATGTGAAATTTGGGGGTGCAGCAGTTACTACATCTGCTGCAGATTATCATACTCATCTAGTTCGGGGAGAGTCTCGTAATTTCTTTCTGGCTGCTGGCCATACACATGTAGCAATGTGGGGTATTGGTGCAGCTCATCCTTGCTGCCTTTGGCGGGTAGATGGAGTTTAGGATATGAGATACCGTATCTTAGCTTTCATGGCTGCTTCCTTTCTTTTGCCTTCTCTGGTAGGGGCACAGCCAACTCTTCCGGAGGACAGAACCAGGGTGTTGGCTACTTCCGCAGGGGATCCGGTTGATGGTGCACATCCTCTTACCACCTATGACAGCACAGTTTCCGGGTCTTTAATTACTCTTCTGACGGCATTTGTTGCTCCGGGAGCACTTGGGATGCCAGCTCTTGCCTTCGGTGTCATGGGATGGGATGGTACAAATGTGCGGCTCCTATCGGTATCGGCAACTGGTATACTGACCCCTGCTACCAGTACCGCTACGGCTGCCCTGTACGACCCGGATCAGCTCGATGCCATTACCTTCGCTGCGGCGGCCACACGGAAGACGATCACCTGCCAGGTGGTGGGGACCACGCAGGTCCTGGTCCGGGAGGGGGCAGCTACCGGAGGGGTGTGCTGCCATCGCTTCAACGGCGGGG